TTAACTTTCTATATATATTATAACAAAAATTTTTAAAATTTTAAAATAGGAGTTTTTTACTCAGCAAAATCTTCTATGTAAAAACTGTACTGTTCAATCTCACCTTGCTCATCTATCCAAGCAAACGTAACCAAATCAACTTCCACTATGCCATAAAAATTTGCGTTACATATTTGATAGGTGTGTTTTACACCCCAGTTCCACAGTGCAGTAGAGAATATATCTACAATAAAATTGTGGTACTTGTCAAACACTCTGACAGTTCCATTCTTATTTAAATATTGCTTTGTTAATTCAATAAAACGACTCTTAATTGACATCAACTTTCCTCCTTAATCTCTAAATACTTTTACGAACACTCTGTTAACACATTCAATATATTATCTTTAACTTTCTATATATATTATAACAAAAATTTTAATAAAAATAAAATTTAGTTTTTTGCCGCCTTTAATCCTTTACTATCCAAGAATAAATCTCCATCTGGCGGCGGTCATCTAAATAAGCAAGAGTAACCATATAAAATGGATCATCATCGTGTTCTCTTTTTGTAGAAACTCCCCAAACTGTTTCACAATAAATATCTGCTCTATCAAGCAAATCCCTAAGTGTCTCTTCAAAGACCTTATCTGACTTTCTGCCATCTTGGCGGAAAGCCTTCATTTCTTCATCATAAGGATTCCAGTAAAGCTCCTCTATTATTCTAATAATGTCATCAATTGTGCAATCAATAGAATCTCTAATCAACATATTTATTTTCCCCTTTCTTAACTTTCTATATATATTATAACAAAATTTTTTAAAAAAATAAAAGGAGCAATTTTAATTTAGTAAAGTAAATCTTATTGCTCCCTTAAAATTAATCTTCTATATCACAAAATAACGCACCCGCATAAGCAAGAGCCTTACCAAATAAGAAAAGGGCGGCAGCAGTGTCTTCTGGCTGCCTAAGAGCTATTTCCCGCCAGAGCTGATAACTCTGTTCATCTACTTGCCGCAACTGCTCCCCTATTTCATCGAGTATTTTGGCTCTTGTTTTTAATACTTCTTCGTTCTCAATCTTCACTTTTTCACCCACTTTTTGGCTTTTGCTTGCAATATTCAACTTTATAATGGCTCTTCTCCCAGCTTGAAAAAATAAATATGTTGTAATTTCCAATTCTCATCTACCCAAGAAAGTTTACAAAGTGTCTGCCCAATATAATCAGGTTCTTTTTCCTGAGTGATTTCTACCCAATAATCATCTTCTTTCAGCTTCTCTGCAATAGCCTCAAAAGTGATAATGGTTTGCGGAATATGGGTATCTCCCCATTCATCCAAAATAGCAAAAGCATTGATACTCTCAGAGATAATGTCTGCCGCAGAACGGCTATGGTTACTATAGTTCATTACTTATCACACCTCCGCAGTCCAAACACAGGAACATCCAAATCGGGATTAATCAATAGCCAACCATCATGTTCATTATAAACAACCATATATAAATCACCGTTGCGGAGTTCCGCAATATGAAGAGGTTTAAACAGATGTTCAACGCATTCTCTAGTCATTATTAATCAAGCTCCTTTACATCAATCAACGATTTCTATCTCATATCCAAGTATTTCTTCAATCTCTTCTTTTGTTATAATCCTAATTCTCTGCCAAATAAGCTCTCTTTCACCGGCTGCCGCACTCAAAGGTATATCATCAACTGTTGCAGGGTAGCCATAAGCTTCCATAATATCCCAGTTAATTGCTCCACTTTCCACTCTATCAAAGTTAGGAATACAATACTGCCACTTTTTATCAAACATATTTAGTTCAAGTGGCTCCTCCTCTTCACCGAACCAAAGATATTGGGTATTGTCTGAAAGGCTAATAACATCAGCCCATTTGCCATTTCTACACATTACTCTTGTTCCACGGAGGAACATTGACGGAATTTCATATCTACATCCACAATTACAACTCATCTTATAATCTCCTTTACTGATACAATATCTAATCTTGTGTTTTTACCGTTCTTAAATGTAAAATTATTCCTCCAAGAGCCAACAGTATACATTTTTGTATAGTCTTCATTTATTAAATGTGTTGGCTCTTGATTAGGCGGAATTGGGAAAAATTTTGTTCCATCTTTTGTTGTAAATATAAAGTTCATTATTCTGCCCTCCAAACCTCTCCTCTCTTGGTCACTACTTCTCTTCTTTCAACCCTTAAATCTGAAAATTCATATTCTGAACAGCTATTTTTAAGTATTTTAAATCTTTTAACGGAATCCGCAATAGCCTCTTCAAGAGTAAAATCTTCTTCATAATACCTAACAGTAGCTTCAGATTCTTCAAAAGCAAAATATTCTTCATCATTAGAGAAAAAGTAAGCATCTTGTTTTTGCGAAAATGCACTCCATTGTGCAGAAAACACTGGAATATAATAAATGATCTTTGATGTTATTGTTTTCATAATCGTTTCTTTTCCCTTTCTCATTTTCTATATATATTATATAATAAATTTTTTATTTTTTCAATGCGGCTACCCGCAACTGAGTATTAGTAATATTAATATAAGTACCTTTTACTCCTTGAGAAACAACATCTGCCACTTTGTACTCTTGCATCTTCTTCAAGAGTGAAGTCCATACCGGACGAGAAATATTATACTTTTTAATCATTGCGGAAATGCTAATGTTGCCAGAACTGCCAATTTCTGCCACTATGCTTTTATAAGCTCTTGTTTCGCCATGGCTTAGTTGGTTAAAGAAAAAATCCTCTGAACAACCTGTATCAAATTCAGCACTTAGAGCTGTTTTAAAAAGTAGAATTAGACCATCATCTATTGTGTCCAAGCATAAAAAATAATTCTCAAAAATATCGTTGTAATTCACTACGCCAAATTGGTTTGTGATAAAATCTTGAGAGTATTTTTTAAACTCTCTAATATCAACGGTTAGTATTTCTTTTCCAGTTACTAACTGTATTTCGGTATTCATATCCTTGTTTAAAATCAATTCATTAAAAGATGGCACTATGAAAACCATATCTACATCTGTTATGTTGCTATCCTTTCTTACATTTTTAAATTCCAATATAGCAACGATATGATCTATGTTATACCCCTTTTCCGCTAAAATTTTCAATGTTTCATTCATAACTCTATTCCTTCTTTTCGACTTTTTTCGACATTTTTCTATATTTATTATAATATATTTTTTTTAAGATGTCAAGGTCATCTATGATTAAAAAAATTAAAGCATTTTTCATTAAAAATAGGAATTAAAAAAAGGAGATGATAAATAATGCCTATTACTGGGAGTGAAATACGTTTTAATTTTGGGATACAAGAATCTTTTAATAATATAACAAAAGATGGAAACACTATTTATTTTACTACAGATACAAAAAGAATCTATCTTGGTAATGATATGTATGGCGGGAGTATAGAAATAGGGAATACTTTACCTGTTTCACATATTGCAGGTCAAATGTTTGTTTTAAATTCTTCTGGACATTATATGCTATATTTTTCAGATGGTACTGTATGGCATTCATTGAGCGAGTTAAATGAACAGCAATTTAACGAATTAAAAACAGAATTGCAGACCACTGCAACAACCTTACAAACTTCATATCAGACATCTTTAAATGAACTATCAAATAGATATTCGGCAGAATTAGATAGTGCATTAGAAGAAGTCGATGCTGCCATTGAGGCTGCTTCAATTGTAACAGCGCCATTATATATTGCTAATAATAAAGATAATAAAACTTATAATTGTAATATTGTCATATCCGCAGAAGGTAAACCTCAATTTTTATATGAGGAAACAACAGGTAATAATAATGGGGCTACAGATAGCTTTAATTTCATATCTGATGAACAATATAATGAAAAAATGACAGTTAAGAATAATTTATTAAGAGTCTTAGCAGAAGAGGATCATGGCGTTTTAGTGCCAAAAACATGGGAAGAATTACAGTTTTTGGTAAGGAATGGTCTGCATACTAAGGTATTGCATATTGGAGATGAGTTTACCTGCCAAAAAGATGGCGTGAATATTACTTGGGTTGTTATTGCTTTTGATGAAGATGTTCCTCCAGATACGCAATTTAAATATTCCATTACATTAATGATGAAAGAACAATGGAGTACAACAGTACAGTTTGATGCGAGGGAAGCTTTATTTTATTTTCCTAATGGATTAGAAGTTGATAGTGAAAATGGCTCTTATTTTTATTTCACTATTGGTGCACAGCCTTGGTATGGTGCAGATGTAGGCAAGAGTTATATGTTTAAATTAGAACAAAGTATTCCTGCAGATGGGCAACTTGTTATTAACAATGTGTTTAATGCAACTTGCTTAAATGCTACTTTAAGTACCTATAGACCAATGAATAACAGCCTTGCTAGGACAGAATGGACTACACCAATTGAAACAGTAACGATGTCACTGTGGGATGAAGAAAATGGAAATTTTTTGGGTACGCCTAATAATTCAATCCAAGGGAATATTAATTCTATACAAAGGGCTTTGTTAGGTAGTAGTAATTATAAAAAAAGTGCAATTGCACAATGGCTAAATAGTGCTAAAGAAAGTGGTGCAGTATGGGATCCTCAAACTAAATTTGATAGACCGCCAAGCTGGTTTTCAAGTTTAAAAGGTTTTATGAATGGGATGGATGCTGACTTTTTAGCTGTTGTACAGCCAACAACAATAAAAACAGCTCGAAATACTGTAACAGATGGCGGTGGATATGATATTGCAACAGATATGTTCTATTTGTTATCTAAACCTCAAATTTATGGCGGTGCAACAGTTTCAGGTATTGATGAAGGTAGTGCTTATGAATATTATCAACATTATTCTGATTTAAATAGTGCAGGAACAGGTGATGATAAAAACAAAATTAAAACTCGTAATGAATCTGCACAATGGTATTGGTTGCGGTCGCCTAATGCTGGCGATGGCGTCAACGTCTGGTATGTCACTGCCGCTGGGCAGCTGAACTACAGCTACGCCGCGAACGCCTATGGGGTCGCCGCCGCTTGCACGATTTATTAAGAGAGGGGTGAAAAAATGAGTATAGATAGATTTAATTTATTATCGCAAGAAAGTTTTATTAATCAACAAAATACTGAAAATATTTTATTAGCCTCTATCGTACAAAAGAAAATTGCTAATGAAACTACAGATTTCACGCCTAATTCTTGGGAAAATGTCAATTCAATGGTAGATTTAGGGCTAGCAAAAACTTCTATTTATATAGGCGATCAATTTGTTAGTACTCGAAATAATGTTGATATAACTTGGGATGTAATTGGACACAATTGTGAAACATTGTCTGATACTAAATATAGCAATCGAGACAACATGACGCTTTATATGCATGATTTGTTTAGTGGATCCCCTGTCCAATTTAGTGCTCGGCAAGCTTTTTATGCCACAGATAATGGCTTAACAGCGGGCGTGTATAATATTTTGATTGAGTCTCAGCCTTGGTATACTGGAGACCAAGGCAAATATGCACAATTTGAATTGACACAAGATTTACCTGCTGGAGGTCAAATTGTGTTTACGCATGCTCCTAACGCCACCATGTTTGGAAAAACATTGTGCACATATGCTAGCCCAGAAAGTACAACAGCTTTAGAAAATATTGAGATTAGTGAAGGTACAGAAGGTATCAACTTAGGTACTTTAAAGGCGTCTTTACAAAATAATATTAATTCAAGTCATAGAGTTTTTTGGGGAAGTGGTAACTATAAGGAAAGTGCGGTTAGACAATGGCTTAATAGTAAAAATACAGCTGGTAATGTTTGGGAACACCAAACTAAATTTGATAGACCACCTAGCTGGGCAAATACATTAAATGGCTTTATGTATGGAATGGATGAGGATTTTTTAAAAGTAGTTAAAAAAACTCATATAAAATGTGCAAGAAACACATTATTTGAAGGTGGAGGGTATGATGAAATGGATGATTATTTCTATTTGTTATCTAAACCTCAAATTTATGGCGGTGCAACGGTTTTGGGTGTTGATGAAGGAGAAATATATCCATACTTCATAAATTACTCAACCCTTAATGCCGCAGGTATAGGTAATGATAAAAACAGAATTAAAACTCGTAATGGATCTGCACAATGGTATTGGTTGCGGTCGCCTTATGCTGGCCATGGCTACAGCGTCTGGGGTGTCAGTACCGCTGGGCAGCTGCACAGCACCAGCCACGCCCCGAGCGCCACTGGGGTCGCCGCCGCTTGCACGATTTAATAAAATAATTGATTTAATAAAATAATTAAAAATAAATAGTGTATCCGAGGAAGAAATATGTCACAAGTAAAATTAACAAAACGTTCTAAATCGTATGAAGCGCCCATGGTCGCTGCAAAACAATTGGCAATATACACGGTTAAGATTTGTACGAACGAAAAGAATTTCCCTAAAAGATATAGATGGTGCATAACGCAAGAAATAGTGCAAACAGCTTTAAGAATTAAGCATGAAATTCGTATAGCTTACTCTTTTCAGTTAAAAAGATCGTCTATAAACGCAGAACAAAATATTTTACAAGAAAAAAATAAGCATTTTTGGCTTGCAAAACATCATTTCAATCGAGCCAAATTTTTAATAAATAAAAAGCAAACAGTAGAAAATGTGCGAAAAGAGCACATTCAAATAGCAAGAGCGCACCTTTTTGATTTAATTGATTATATAGATATCGCTTCTGAGTTATTTAATATTGATTCAAAGCGAGTACAATATTGGGTGGGCTTAGTTTCAGAAGTCTTTAAAGCCTTAGAAATTTGGGATAAAGACTTGACGGGTTAATGGTTGTTTTACGGTCGCCTAATGCTGGCAATGGCAACAACGTCTGGAATGTCAATACCACTGGACAGCTGAACAACAACAACGCCACGAACGCCAATGGGGTCGCCGCCGATTGCACGATATGAAAAGCTTAAAGTAAACAGTAAAATGTTGAAATCAATAAATTAAAATCGTGCAAGGAATCATTATCCCAGCCTCTTTGTGGGTAAAAAAGAGTTTGCCGATGAAATTGTCTTCTTTAAAGATAGTATTTCTATCCACGGTAGCACAAAAGGAGAGATTTATGAATAACGAATCATCAAAGACTTTGGAAAATGTTAATGACTCTCCTGTCAAAGCTCAAGTATGTAGCTTTGAGAATCTTTATAAAGCATTACGCCATTGTAGACGTGGCGTAATGTGGAAAGATTCTGTTGCTAGGTATTCTCTAGCTGGTCCTTTAAATGTGTATTATTTATCTCAAGATTTAAAAAATAATACGTATCATTTAGGAGAGTATTTTAAATTTAAAGTATATGAACCTAAAGAAAGAGATATTGTTTCTACTCGCATTAGAGATCGTGTGTTTGAGCATAGTTTTAATGTAAATTATTTTTATCCACAAATGACAAAAAGTTTTATATATGATAATGTTGCTTGTCAGAATGGTAAAGGAAACGAAATGGGGCGCAAGAGATTACGCCGGCATATGCAGCATTATTATAGAAGATATGACACAAATGGATGGGTTTTAAAAGTCGATATAAAAAGCTTTTTTGCTAGTATTGACCATGATATTGCTATTCAAACAATTAACAATAGATTGGATGATTTATGGGCAAGAAAAGTTGGTGAAATGGTGGTAAGAAGTTTTGGAACAAAAGAATTTCCGCATACAGGATTAGGACTTGGTTCTGAATTAACTCAAATTATTGCTTTAGCCATTTTAGATCCACTAGACCATATAATTAAAGAAAAGTTACATATTAAATATTATATTAGATATATGGATGATTTGATTTTAATTCACCATGAAAAGCAATATTTGAAACAATGCTTGAAAAAAATTGTTCTATGGCTAAAAGAGCATAAATTTAATATTAATCAAAATAAAACTCAAATCTTTCCTTTGTCTCAAGGTATTACGTTTTTAGGTTTTTGTTTTCGTTTAACAGATACAGGGAAAATTCTTATGACCTTACCTCATCAAAAAATTTCACATGAACGAAGAAAATTAATGCGACTCGTAAAACGTGTAAAACAGGGGATCATGACGAAGGACCAAGTAGATCATTGCAAAGAAGCATGGTTTGCGTATGTGGGTAATCATCACGCAAGAGGAACAAAATATTCAAAAGCACATCGAAGTACAAACAACCTTATCCGAAAAATAGATAAATTTTATAATTCACTATGGGAGGATATAGGATTATGTTTAAATATAAAAATGTTAGGGAGCAGTTAAAAGAAGAGCAGAATAAGAATTTAATTCTAAATGATATTCTATTACAAATGCAAGCAAATGTGGACTATATTGCAATGCTTGAGGATATCGAATTAGAAGAGGAGGAGCAAAATGATGTCGCCCAAATTCCAGAAAGTTAAAAAATATTACGATGCAGGCTTATGGACAATAAAAATGGTTTATCAAGCTGTTTTAAAGAGATGGATCACCGCAGAAGAATTTACAATAATTACAAATCAATCTTTTGAAGATTTTTCTTATTGAAAAAGACGGGCACTTTAATGCCCGTCTTTTATATTGCTTCCCATATTGTTGTTGCTCTATATCCAGTATCCACAGAACCTAGCTTCCAAGTTTTAGTTATTGGATCAATACTAGGGGTTAAACCATTAACAAAAGGAACCTCTCCACAATCAATAATTTCTCCATCTGAAAAAGTCATTATCAAATGATGGTTATCATCTATACGACTATCTATAAGATTTAAATCAGTTGGAGAAGGAAAATGCATAGTTAATGTTTGCCCATTTGTTGTGCTAATAATTAAATCTTGCCCTTCAACAGACATATTTGCAACTCCACTTAACGCCCCTGAAGCAATTTTTTTACAAAGAGCATATGTTACAATATCCATATCACTACCAACTCCTCAAATTTTCTTCCACTCGTTTTCACCACTTAGAATATAAACAGAACTATCTTCTAAAACCAATGCAGAGCTACCTTTTGACACATTGGGGGATAAAGGTAATTTCTCAACATCTTCAATTTTATCTGCTATAAATTCAGTAACATAGGCAGAATCTCTGCCACTTTGTTTAATAATATTAATCATACAATAAACCTCCCATTTATTACTTTATTTATTATGAAAAACATGGGAGGTATTAGTTTTACTTTTGCCCAAAAAAAGAAAGAGGCTAATGCCCCTCTCTCTTCTAAATTATGCGGCAGTAATAGGTGCATAGCGGTCATCAAGCAATGCTTCCAGCATCAATTCTACGCCTTGCTTACCTGTCATAATCTGCTTAAACAATGTTGGTGAACAGCCAGATACAAAAGACACTCTTGAATTCGGCTTCTGTAAGATAGTAGGGTTTTGGGCATTAACATTCCAATAAACAAGATTTACTGGTTCTAATCCACTTGCAACCCAATCTTTCATAATAATGTCCATCTCTGCTTCAGCAGTATCCATTGTCCACTGCTTTCCACCGCCATTTCTCCAAAGAGACGTACCAGTCATCGAGTCAATCTGCATATCGCTGATAACTACAACTGTTTCTGGTCTATCTTCAGGATTTGCTCTTAAACAGGTCTCTTTCAGCAACCTGAAAGTAGCCTCAAGGTTGGTGTTGTCGCAAAGATTAGTATTATAAATCCTAAGGACTTTTTCTACAAAGTCTTCACCTACTGTTTCAATAAGCTGCGGACGAGAAGCAAAACTAATATAGTGGTTCTTAAAAGGTCCTCCAATACGTTCTGCACAATAGAGAGATAGACCAATGGCAACATTCATGGGCGTTCCCCACATAGAACCAGATGTGTCGCACACGCAAATCATCTTGCAAGGCTTACCTTCAAGGTAATCTTTCTGGTTCTGCCAATACTTGTTGATAGCCGCCCTATCAACTTCATCTCCTCGATAATTTAGAGCCGAGCGAACAATATCATAAGGATAGAGAGCATCCGCATTTACAGTTTTGCTATTGTCCTTAACAAAATTCTTATACTTCTCTTTAATCATATCTCTACGAGCAAAAGCATTACGATATTTTAATCCAGCCTTAGAGGGGATTTTTGAAAAATCTATTTTATCCCATTTGCCAGCCGACATAAGACGCTCAAGGACATTAATCTTCTTGCGAAGTCTAGACAAAAGCTGACGATACTCTTTCTGAGTAAGTTTCATGTATCTGCGTAGTTCATTAGCAAGTGCTTTTGTCTGCTCAGAAGAGGCGTTAATAGATGGCATCCACTTAGCACATAATGAAACTGCACCCTTACAAGAATCGTCTAATCTTAACTGATCTCTACAAATCTGAAAAGCACGCTCTTTAAGCGGAGAGTCAATAGTAGAATAAATAACATCGTCCCACCTGCAATATTCACTTGCTTGCGGGAGAAGGTTAGCGGCAACACGGGTGTCGTTCTTCGCAAGCCAGTTAAAGCATACACGGAAGAAACGTCTCTCGCCCTGCCCGCCTCTGATGTCACGCAAGTAAAACAAGCACTTCAAAGCAAAATCTTTATGTTCTTCATAAGCTTTCTGGAACAAAATACAGCAGTCTTCATCTGATTTCTGACGATAAGCTCCACCAAAAGCAAACAAATCATATACTGCGGAAAGAGTTGATTTATAAGCTAGAGCTGAGTTTGTTGTAAATGCTACGTTAGTTGCTTCTTTAAGTTCTCTCATAAAAGTATTCATAAGCTTTAATCTCCTTTGAACTAAGGCTATTGTCATAGCCAATATTTTTCTTTATCTTTATTGTATTAATATTATATCAAAATTTTTTTAAATTTTCAAATAACTATCAAAAAGGAGAGTTAATATGTATATTAACAATAGCAATAATAACTTATCTTGGTATACACAATAGTCAAAGGATATTACGCAAAAGTCAAACAAGAAGAATTAGTGCGGCAGTTAGATAGCATCGAGAAATCTCTTGAAAAAATAAAAGCAACCATTAATCTTTATTAATGGTTGCTTTTATTTTGGGATACACAAGTCATAACCCTATAACAAGTTAGCTAGCTACTGAGTTCTTTGACTCTTATACTTCTCTTATTAGTGCCATAAATGATAATTTTTTCTTCATCATATTTCTTTAAAAGGAAATGTATCCTCGGCAGGACGGCACCCCTGCATCTTCCAAATAAAGGATGATAGCTGCCTGTTCTATACTCGAGGATACTATGGTTTTTGCCTTTAAGGCATAGTGAAAAACAGGATCACCAAAAACCCTTCTGGTAGCTCCCCAGCTTCTTTTGTTCCACGCAGCACACTGGTTCATCGCTATAATGTGGCGAGATTTTTCCGCCTTAAGGTGGACCCGATGTCAGCCCTTAAATAAGGATTAGACGTCATTATCCTTATTTCTTCACCAAACGCTCGGTTATTTTTATTTTACCGTTGTGTCAGAACCGTCACACAACTTCTACTGGTGAAGTGAAGCGGCATATGGGAATTGAACCCACATCTAAGCAATGGGAATGCTTAATGTTACCATTACACCAATGCCGCATAATCAAGACAGCAAAAAATTTATCTTTTTATCAAATCTTTAAAAATATAATTATAAATAAAATGCTGTAGCTGTCTTTCTTATCAAGTCACATTAACTTCAGATTAAAGAATCGGAACCAAAATAATTGCTGTAAGTGACTTTTAAAATAAATCAAAGCACCGCCATAAGGCATTAGTAATCTTGAACTAATAATTTGCTGTAAGTGCTTTTCAAAATAAACTTAATAAATTAAATATTTACCCAATTACTATAAAAGGTTCAATAGCAGAGTAAATATCTTTTTCGCTTTCAATCCAGAGTTCCTCAAATTCCATAGCATGCAAAGCACCTAACATACTCTTTGCATTTACTGTAAGACCAGCATTATCAGTAATGGTAATCTTACCGTCAAGTTGAGAAGTAATGCTTACGAATTTGTTTACATCCTGAATTGTGTCAATTCTAATCTTATTTCTCATATTTTCTTTCTCCTTTAAAAATATAAATATTTGTAGGGAGGGCGGGAAATGGTCACCTCGGCGGGAGTTGAACCCTGCGTTTGCCGATTGAAAGTCGACAGTCTTAACCACTTGACCACGAGGCGTTCTCTTATGATTTCCTAACTAGCAGCAAAGAGAGATTGTTTGCCGCCATAACTCTGATCATACAAAAGAGTTGTGCGAAAGAAGGTACTTAACTATTATTTAAACAGAAAGTAAGGACTGCTGCGAGGGACTTCTCTCTTTTTCGGAGCTGCCTCTCCGCTTTACGTATGAGATTAGCATTTTTCATTTCACCTGTCGCTTTCAACTTTGCGATACGATTTTCAAAATGAAGAATAGAACGATTCATAAGCCATACTCCTTTTAATCTTTTAAAATCAGGCAAGAGCCAATAGTTAGCTTTACTATTGTGTTAAAACCTGCTGCCAACCAGTGCGGGCACCAGCTGGATTCCTAAGAAATCTGTTTTAATTTAACCTTAGCATTGAGTGCAAGTGAGAGGAATCGAACCTCCGTAATCAAAATTAAAAATTTTGTGCCTTACCACTAGGCTACACTTGCATAAATACTTCTGGGAGCGACCCTCACAGATAGAAGTATATATCTGACAGCTTTCTCTGATGCTTGTTACTCGCCATATTTGACGCATTATGGTTACGACTATTTCCGTTGCGGATTATCGGGCGTTAAGTGACGCACGCCAGTTTTTAGAGCGACTAAGGTACTGGAATATACCTTTTATAATGGTGGAGGTAGAGGTAGTCGAAACCTCATCTACTGTTCGCAAAACAGTAATTCTTCCATTAAACTATACCCCCGTTTGACAAAGCCCAAAAACTCAAAATAAGTATCTACAAAAATTATTGCTGTAAGGGCTTTAAAATAGAGAGGAAAAGAATTGAACTTTTATCTATCGCTTATCAGACGATTGCACTAACCATTGTGCTACCTCTCTAGATATTCAAGACTCTATATCTGTTCTTGATCAAAAATATAAACAATTGCTGTAAGAGTCTTTTTGGCAGGGGAAGCAGGTTACGCTCCTACGCCAATGGATTCAAAGCCCATTGTACTACTATTATACGATTCCCCCGTAAAAGAAATAATCAATTTCATTTTGACGCTAATCTCCTGCATATTGATTATTTCATGTTTGGCACGCTTATCCTTAAAGGATAAGATGGTCTCGTTGTGCCACTCCGCCCTATTGGTTGAGGGAAACCTAAGAGATTATCTCTTAGAAGGTTTATACAACTCCTTCAAACTCTCCGTCTATTTTCTTATACAGTTCGACGGCAATGCGATACAACTGTTGAGTAGTGGCGAGCAGACTCGAACTGCCACTGTACGAATTTTAAGTTCGTTGCCTCCTGCCAATTGGGCTACGCCACCATATACAGAGAGCATTTTTAACTCTCTATAAATATTATATCAAAAAATTTTAAAAATATCAATCAAGAGGAATGTGTGCATAATCATAAACTTTACATAATAAGTTACTTGAAGATTCAATTTCTTCAATTGCCGCCATAAGGTCATCATATGATAAGTATACCCCATGAGTATAAACTCTATCACCCGTCGTACTTTGCGTTAAAAGTACCCATACATAAAGCCCTTTAATATCTTCCATATTCGTCATAATAATTCTCCCTTTCTTATCTTCTATAAATATTATATCAAAAAATTTTTAAAATATCAAACCTTTTCTTTACCCTCAGTTAGTGCCTGCATTATCCAAAAATTTAAAAACCTTTCCCCAGAGGGATCGGACTCTGCATCAACTAAACAAGACATATACCGTGGGTCTTCAGGGAACTCTGCTGGTGTATTATCTCTTGCATACATAGCTGCAATCTGTAAAGCGTTACGAAGAGTGGCAATAATTTCCTTATCTGTCATAGTATCTACCTCTTTCTTATTTTCTATAAATATTATATCAAAATTTTTTAAAATTATCAATAATTATACTAAAGGGTGTACTTTTGAATTTTGTACGATATTGGTTTCCCTAAAGAGGAGTTTAGGAGTTTTTTATTTTAAGAACTCTTGATTCAAGAGATTACTATCTTGACCTTCTGCTTCTTCGCAAAGTTTAAAGTAATAATAGTTTACATTTTCTTCTTTAATGGCTTCAAGAAGCTCCTCCTCTGTATCTATTGTGGAGTCAAAAGAGTCTGATATTTGTGCCATCAATTCATCTTGAATCCATCCCCAATCATCCATAACCTGAAGCGACATTTCCTTACCTATCGCTGCAACCTCATCTTCACTGTCGCAATCTACAATAGCATAATCAACAATACCGTGAAGACCCTGATAAATACCCTCCGAAGCAACTATGGCATATCTACTCATAAATAATTCTCCCTTTCTGATTTTCTATAATTATTATAACAAAAATTTTTATTTTTATCAAATAAGGAAATTAGCTTTGCGGGCAGCAGCATTTATAGCATTCTTATACAATCTCATTTTAGATTGACTTTTCCAAGAGAAACCTAAAACATTTTTGTCCGCAGAATAATAAATCTTATCTACTTCATATTTCTCAACAAGCATCTTAACATACTCTACCAAATCCATATTAAGCATACGAGGAACAAGCCACCAATGTGCAGATCCATTTGGTAAATCTGAAGTATCTACAGCGTGCCAATAACCGCATTCATCTTGCCACTCATTAAGTTTAAGAATATGATTCATAAAATATTCCTCACTTTCTGCGAACACATTTCGCCCAATAATTTAAGTAAGATTTAAGAGTAGGGAATTTTATTTTAAGATAAGGATACTTACCACTCTCATAATCGTTAATTGCATCTTCTTTTGTCCAGCGGCAAGGATGCCATAACCAATGCCGCTGGAGCTTTTTATACTTATTGCCCTTAGGAACTTCGCCTTTCGTGCGGCGGAGCTGACGGTTCATATATTTTGTGTCCTCTTTACCTTCATAATAAATAACTGGATATTTCTTATAAGACCTTGACATATCATCAGCTCCTTTTTAATGATTAGATCTTACCTATTGACTTCAAAAATCTCTCTACATTAGCTTTTTCTTCTGGGGTAGGCTGAATAGCCGCTGCGGAAACAGTGCTTACTGGCTGCTTGGAAGCTAGTACAGCCGCAGGTATAGCTTTATCTGCATTAGGTGTCACAAGGTCTTTAGCTGCTGTTAAAGTTAATTTAATCTGTATCTCTTGCCCATCTTCCATAGTAGGAATGCGAACTGTCTTATCATGAACAAAAGCATTAGGAAAAACTTCCAAAATTTTATCAATAACTTCTTGCTTTGCTACTGCTCCTCTTATTGCCATAGATATCTTCCTTCCTTTTTTCTTTGTTTATTTTACTAATATTATTATAACAAAAAATTTTTATTTTTTCAATTAACTTACCTTAATCTCTTCATCAGAATCTTCCCAGACGCATTCTCTATCATCTACGAGTTTTACAGTAATTGACTCAATATTATTTTCATCATAATACTCAAGTAAATCTGACATGGCATCTGCATAAGTTGTTCCAAAAACCTTGCCTTTAGCCTTCCTATGAGCAATAACAGCATCATCATAATACTTCACTGTATATTTAAATAACATTTAACATCTTCCTTTCTGATTTTCTATAAATATTATAACAAAAATTTTTATTTTAATCAATAGTCAATCAATAATGGTCAACAATGATATTATTATCTTGTAGAGTTTCAGCAAGAGCTAAACATCTATCACACACTTGGCACCCATTACCTTCAAAACATTTCTTGCCACAGTGCGAACGAACTTTCGCAAATTGTTTAATAATAAAGCGGCTATCTAAAGCGGTATCTAAACCAATAATAATTTCTTGCAAATTGCCAAACCACTTCTTATCTTTAGCATAAATTTTATAATAAGTATCTTGTTGCCCTTCTTGAAATGAAAATTCACAAACATCTATATATTGTTCATAAGTGGGGATATCCTCTGGTCTAATAAAGAACCCATAAATATTCCCTTGCGGCAACGGGGTTTGGCAGATATTAGGGATTGCCCGCACCTTCACTCCTCTGCTCTTGCATATTTTTGCAACTTTATTAAGCTTAAATCCCATATCTTCCACAACAACGACATCAGATACACCAGCACTAATAAAGTATTGTAAAGTTTCAAAATCTCTCACCAGATTAGAGAAGAAGAAAGGGATTGCCGCATTTTTTAATTTCTCCAGTATCTCTAACCAAGTTTTCTTATTCTCTGTTAAGAACTTATTATAAATAAGTGCTTCATCTAAGCACAGAGCAAAATTGTCCATATGCCGCTCTGTTTTTAAAGCGATTATAGCTCTTTGCTCTATCTCTTGTAAGAGCTCATCTCCTTTGAAATAGATAATAACTCTTTGCGTTAAATGCTGAGTTAAAAAGTCATAAACATTTAAAGCATTATTATATCGTATCTTTAACTCTGCCGCTTCATTTATCCACTCACTTTTTACGCTTTTGTCGAATCTTAAACAGTAGTCCATAAGAATCCTCCCTATAATCTATTAGGGGCGACTATTGCCGCCCCCTCTGATTCCTACTTATAACGCCAATTAGTCGCTAATAAGTCTATAATGCATCGTCCTCTTACCATCAACAACCTGAGATTCCTTGTCAACAATACCCTGCTTTACGAGAGCACCAAGTCTTGCAGAAACCTTACCCTTCGTGAATTCCTCATTGCCGATAACCTCAAGAATAGATGCGATACTCTGCCACTCTTCTGTAAGAGCCGATTCAACGACAGCACGCATTTCGTCTCCTTCAGCTTTAGCAATTTCTGCTCTTGCTCTTGCCTTATCTGCCTTTTTGTCAATCATTGCAATTTCATTGTCAATGAATTCAATAAGTGTGTCATACTGCTCAAAATCTGTGGGGATAAAACCTCTGAGCATCTCAAACTTGTCCTTTTTTGTAATCTTCTTAGTAGTAGCCATAATCTTTTCTCCTTTTTTCTTTTTATTTTATGTATTTATTATACCAAAAAATTTTTTTAAAGTCAAATTTTCCCTAAGATGAAGTTAATTTCTTTTTGAGAAAGAGATCCATAGGAGAGATTTTGATGATGAAGGACATCATCAAGATAGAACTCAGGACGATAACCTCTTTCTGCCAAAGACTCCATATCCTTTTTGGCGGAATTAACTTTCTGTTGATGAACTTCTATAGAATCCATCAAGCCGTCACATTGTATCTTATATAAATCAAAAGGTGTCAACATAAAAATCCTCCTCTTAGTATATATAACCTACATCATCAAAATAATCATAATTGTAAGGATAGCCGCATTCGTACATCTCTGCTACAACATCAAGTTCATCATCCGTAAACTCATGAAAATCAAGTTGCTGAGCCGTTGCTGTTGTTGTAACCTCACCATTAATAACAATAAATCCTCCCATAAAGCAATCTCCTTTTTATTATTATATCAGAATTTTTTATAATTCTCAAATTAAAGAGCTCGGTCTGGATCAACAAAATTCTCTATATAATCTTTGAGGCAGCTAAAAATCATTTCCTCATCCTCTGCGAAATAGCGAATTCTATGCCCCTCTTCTGGGTCTACGATATACAATATCTCTGTAACAGGATCATAACATACATTAAATTCAAAAGCCTGCATAAAAACCTCCCCTTCCTTATTGTCTATATATATTATAAAATAAATTTTTTAAATTTTCAAATTAATTATTAAACGAAGCATAATCTACTATTACTGGCTTGTCGTCTATAAAACCAAGATTCTCTGAATGCAGATCATCTACGCCTTCATCCTTCAAAAAAACTATAAGGTCTATTGCAGCAGTAATACCGTATTCCTCAATAAAAGCTGCCAACCAAGCTTGATCCACAATCCAACAGTCACATTCTGATAGACTATTATTGCTTTCTTTCATAATACTTGAGCGGTTTTTCTTTTTATCCTCTCCTGAGTATTCGCATTCATAGTCAAAGTAAACATCATAATAAATAGTTGCAATTTCTTGAACATAAATAGGGTGATTGTCAATTTCTCCTATACAAACAGTTTCTGCAAAAAAATCAGATACTCCCGAAGCTACTGCATCCTTATAAATAGTTGCTTCAGCTTCGCAGTAATCCCATTTTCTTTTAAGCTTATGTTCTCCACATCCAAAAGAAGCACAATAAAAATCTTCATAAGGTTCTTCGTATTCATCTTCACTTTCTGTGCCAGAACCAGTAAAAGGAATCTTTACTACAAGGTTAGGAAAGTCTTTGAACATGAATACACATTTTGATACTCCATGAGCTGTATGATAAGGGATACCTTTCATATTCTCAGTGATAACATCTTCCCAATTCGACTCAGTGAGGACATTATCTAAACACACACCATCAAATTTTGCAAGAATATTCTTTCTTATCTCCATAGTAATATTTAACATCTTATTTACTCCCTTTCTTTATTTTCTATAATAATTATAACAAAAATTTTTATAAAAATAAAAATAGAGTAATTGCCGCCTTTGAAGTATTGCTAAGAAAAATCCTTTTTCTGATTTTTCATTAGCTTTTGTTTCTTCAAGTTCTTGCAAATAGGCTCTCTGCCATTGACTGGTTTGTACTTTTGACAATGGACACAGGCTTTCAATGCTTGTCACCTCTCGTTTCAACAATGTCATAAACACAAATAGCGATATTGGCAAGGTTCATTACGAAGCCGATAGGGAAGCCATTTACAGCACATACAACAGCAGACATAACACACATAATGATAATAACAACATCCAACTTCATCATGAAAAAATCTCCTTTAATATTAATGTAAATATATTTTAACAAAATTTTTTTAATTATTCAATAGGATACATCAAGCAGCGGTTTATATATGTTTGTTTTTGTCCTTCATAAATCTTATGACTTTTTACTGTTGCGGATAATAATATTTCATCTCCTACTTGTTCAAACTTCGTTGTAGAAGTAAACCAGCAAAGTACAGAGTTGCCAGACTCAAAAGTAAACAATGTACAACAGCCATTCTGATTATTGATCTCTTTTTTACCTACAATCTTTGCGGGGATTTTACGCAGCCTATCACCAATTTCGCCAATCCACTCTGCGTTCATTAAATTACTTGCTAAAACTGTATTGGTTATTGTAAAAGGTGCGAGTCTTTCCTTGACTATTGCTTTAGCCGTATCATGCGGCATTACATTTTTGTCTATAGGAAGCCAAGAGTAAAGTTCATCAAAAGTAAATGATACAAATTCAAAACCATCTAGAGCTATTCTTTCAGGAGAGTGCCACTTGAGGAGCGAAGAGAATTTGCAACCCGCTGATTTTAAAACCTCTTTTATTTCAAATGTATTGCCGCCAGTAATCACATATGTAACACCTTCTTTATTGAAACCGTTCTTTTGCATCCAATCTTCCTTACTTTTGTATGTGTAAGAACCCATAAGCTTTTTGCTCCTTTATGTTTATTGTGTAATAATTATATCAAAAATTTTTAATGTTTTCAAAGGCACGGCAAATAGCTGGTCTTTTAAAACTTAAACCTTTACTAACTGTATTGCTATTTTTAGTCATTGAGTGACAAAGCTGCTCGGAGCTTTAACGACCGCATTTAGAAGCGATTTTTGACTTTGGATTTTTTCGATTTGAAAATCTAAAAAAATTTTGATATAATTTTATTACAATAAAAATTGAGGTGATTTAATGAGATGTCCTTTCGCAGAAAAAGACTTTGAAGAAATAATTTTAGAAAGAGAGCGTCAAGCAGGAGTGGTAGCAACAATGATCCTTTCATGGGTTATATTAATTTTGTTAATAGTGGGCTTTTTTATATTTATTTTTTAGGAGGCATCATGGAAGTATCTGAGAATTGGGTAAGTATAAGTAACCCTTTCTTTCTTGACAACTATGAAGATTATTATTATGAATAATAATATTTTAAGGAGTGATATAAATGACTTGGAGAGAAGTGTTAATTTCTTTTCTTTTTATTATTTGTGGTATTTTGGTGTCTTTAATAATAATTTTGGTAAGTGCGGAATCTGAAAAAGATCTTGACTATTTAGAAAATGACTCTTTATTGGAATACGCTTATATTGATAATTTTACCCATATCGTCTATATAAATAAAGAGAACTATTTTTGTCCTTTTCTTGATGAGGATGGTAATTATGTAAGATATAAAGATGGTCATTATGAAAGCGTGTGGTGATTGATTTGACTATTGCAGAGTTAAGCAAAGAAACCAATATTACTGTAAGAAGACTACAACGTCACTGGCGTGACGTTGTAGCTTCTTTGTCTGCAATTGGTATATATGTATTTAGAGAAGAAATAATTGTAAATGGTAAAAAAGATTATAATTATTCTATTCGCCGCAAAGGGGAGTCTGTTCCACGAAGTTGAATAAGTAAAAAATTTTTATTATAATTATTATAGAAGCTTAAAGGAGGGTCTATTGATGGAAGAAAAAGAAACTTTATTATCTTATGATTTTTACAACGATCTTTGGAGAGGAAAAATAAAAATTAATGGTATTACCGCAGAGATTGAAATTATGGAATATTCAATAGGCTTACCTTTATTTAATGATACTTATTGGTCGCCAAACAGTTACTTCTTTGTTTCTGCTTATTGTTACCGCAAAAGAAAAGATAAAATGCGGAATATGGACTATCATACCACATTCCGAGAGAATGGAATGAAACATCTTCTCTTTTTTAAAGACTGTCTTGCAGAATTCCAAGAATTGATGCGGGAAAGAGGCAGAAATGCTTACACAAAATATTTAACGAAGAAAATGGGCTTCTGGATGACTCATATGACCTATGGATACAATGAAGATAATACCCTTTGTCATAACAGAGCTCTTGTCTGGAAACCAAATAAACAACTGAATTGGAGGAGAAAAAATGGTATTGTATTATGAGAACTATTTCTGGGAAGAAAAGGCAGCATATTTTTCTACTTTTACACACCCGAAAAATAACGAAGAGTGCCTTGTGCTTGTTTTTCCTGCTATAGGTGGTGTTATGAATTTAGGCAAAGTTTATGGAGTATCAAGAACCGCACAGAACAACCGATATGAAATAGAAAAAGCAATAGAGAGAAATAACTATGTCGATTTTTCAAGATTGACTAATATAGAATATATATCTAACAAAGAGCTTATGACGGGACTTCGTGCTTTCCGCAGAGATTTTCGAGAAAGAATTATTCAAGATTAAAGGGAGGAATAAAATGTCTAATTTAAAAGAAAAGTTAAAAGTAGGCTATCTGGTAGAATTTAACAACGGGGAAGTGGGAGTTATAGCAGGTGCCAAGTATGGTAATTATATTGCTCTTGGAGATGGCGAAATTTTGTTTCTTTCTTGGTTTGATACAGATCTTTCATTAACTAAAGGCTTAAAATCAATTAGAGAATTACCTTTTTATGTTACTACTATTTATGGTTACCCCAAGTCGCCGCAGAAGCTTCTTTCTAACCCTATTAATATAAATGATAGAGAAATTATCTGGAGTAGAGCGGCTGTTAAAATGACGTTGAAAGAGATAGAAGATAAATTAGGTTTTGCTATTGAAATAATTGGAGATGATAGAAAAGATGCTACGTAAAGAAGTAGAAGAAAAAATTCAGGCAAGAGTACAAGAACACTATGATTATTTGGCAAAAAGAATACCTGTAGAAAGAATCATAGGAGTGTTTGCTTATGGCAGTATGAATTATGGCTTTTATGAAGAAGGTGTGTCGGACGTTGATACAAAGGCTATAGTGCTTCCTTCTTTTGAAAACTTGATGGGCGGGCATAATTTGATTTCTAAAGAATATATTTTAGAAAATGGGGAGCATTGTGAAGTAAAAGATATTCGTCTTTATATTCAACAGCTAAAGAAACAAAGTATAAATTTTGTCGAAACTCTCTTTACAAGATACTTTGTGCTTACACCACAATGGGAAGATTTGTGGATACAGTATTTCCTTAATAGTTCAAAACTGATTGCTCATTATGATGAAGTTCAAACTATCAACGTTGCGGGAAAACATTTACTTAGTATTAAAAAGAGGACTGGAAAAGATGTTTATAATATACTGCGGTTATACGGTTTTATTCAAAGGTATTATTATGGATATGCTTACTCTACTTGTATAGAAACATTACAACATTTAACCCCCGATCTATATGAAAAGATGCTTTACTACAAGAGTCATAAAGACACAGATTTTTCTTCTGATCCAGACGTTCAAGAAAAGGTTGCTAACATTAGAAGAAATACAGATATAATGTTAAAACAGGTAACACCTTCCCACTTTACTAAGTCCTCTAATAATTTACTAGAAGAAAGACGGCAGTCGATTGATAATATCTTTTTAGAAGCTGCTTCCGCAATGCTCGTTCCTTATCTTAATAGAGAGAAAGCACAACACTTCCCACTCCACAAGAAGGCTTAAACAATAATTTGAGCCTTCTTTTTTAATAATTTTATTACTCCTTATCACTTGTTCAGAAAGAGAAAAAAGTTAATATTGTAACTAACGCTAGCTCAGTTATCTTATTTGTTTTTTATAAAATTTTATGATATAATATAAACAGAAAGAAAGTTAAAAATAGAAGAACAGGAAAAGGAGGTGCCATATGAGTAAAGAAAGTGTTGAGTTCAAAAAGGGATTATATATGGTGATTACAAACAGGTATAACAGAGGTATTAAAGGGCATATTGGGCATTTGGAGGCTGGACTTCTTAGCAATAAGTATGGAAATGAGATGTTTTATCCAGCGGAAGGTAAGTATCCTTACTGTATCTGTTTGCCACGAGAGGATCTTGTAAGAATAGGGTAATCAAAAATACAATTACTAATTAGGAGGTATTGCATATGATTAATTCAGCTACAGGACTTAGAGAACTTGCTTATGTTGCAAAAGTAAGAGAAATCAGACCTATTGAGGGTAAGGACAGAGTAGAATGTGCTGTTGTAAATAATTGGACAATTATGGTAAAGAAAGGTGATTTTAAAGTAGGGGATTTGGGTGTTTACTTTGAAGTTGACTCACAAGTACCCGAAAAAGAGCCTTTTATGTTCCTTGCACAGAAGCATTTTAAGATTAAAATTCAGAAGTATGGCAAGTTTTATTCGCAGGGTCTATTGATGCCGCTATCAAACTTTCCTGAACTTGGAGAAGTAAAAGAAGGAGAGTTTTTAACTGAAAAGTTGGGAGTTACTTATAATACTCTTGACGATAGAAAGAGAAAAGGTCAACCTAAAGACAAATATCAACCTATGCTACAGAGATATAGCAAGTTGTTTAAGAAACCAATTATCCGCAAAATCATCAAGACTAAGAGGGGCAAGGAGTTCTTCTATCAATTACTTGGCAAAAGAATAATCAAAAGCAAGAAATTTCCTACACACTTTCCATACGTCAAGGTCACTGATGAAGAGCGTGCGGAATCACTGCCACATATTTGTGAAGACACACGCCCTTGGGTAAAAACACTTAAAATCGATGGCACTTCTACTACTTTTATCCTTGAGAGAAAGGGAAGAAAGCGTTATGAATTTTACGTTTGTTCAAGACAGGTAAGACAGCTTAAGCCAAGTCAAAAGACCTACCATGATACTAATGTCTATTGGGAAATGGCATTTAAATATAACATTGAGAATGTCCTTAAAGATATTCTTGAGCGTCATCCTGAGTGGTCTTATGTTTGCCTACAGGGCGAAACTGCTGGTCCACAACTACAGGGAAATCCGCACAAACTTCCCGAAAGACGTTTTTATGGCTTTAATTTCATTGATAGCGAAAGCGGCAGATGGAGTACTTTGGCAGCAAAAGCATTGCTTGGAAGATATGGTATTGATTGGGTTCCTGTAATTGATACTGACTATCACATTCCTAATGACTTTGAGGAATTTAAGCTTTCTGCGGACGGAGAGATTGAGCTTGGTGACGCTTCAGGTCTTAGAGAAGGATATGTTTATCGTTCACAGGATGGCACGGAATCTTTTAAAAACGTTTCGAGAGTTTATCAAATAAAAGTAATGGGTAAGCATTTCAACTAATAGAAATAAATAGCGTAGTTAATTCTACGCTATTTATTTTTATTAAAATTTATTATATAATATATGTATAGAAGACAAGAAAGAAGGAATAACAATGCCAAGAAATAATGCAGTTGAAATTAGTGACTTTTATTGTACTAAGTGCGGAAATAAATCTATTCCTCTTGCCCGCAGAAATGGTAGATATAGAGAAGCAGGACATTTAAAGAAGTTATGGTGCTACCGCTGTAAAGCAGAAGTTAATCATGCGGAAGTAAGACCTTTTGGTAACTACAATTACAATGACTTTGTTGAGGAGTTTATTTGCGGCAGATTTGTAAATGGAGAAAAAGAGCCAATAGCAAATCTGTACAGTTGTGGCAATACCACCTGCCGCTATAATAAACACGGCAAATGTTGGAATAGCAATGGTTCTATGGATTGTGGAAAACCACACTCCAAGGAGGTACAAACAAATGAATAATTTCTATCTCTGTCATTTCCCTACTATAACCACTAATTTTGATGAAGATAAACCTTTAAATAGAAAACTGCTCTGTCTTGCGGGGCATACTCATTCAACTGAAAAATTCGACCCTTGCTGCTCTTATAATGTTGCTGTTGATGCTCATAATTGCCGCCCTGTTAGTATCGAAACCATACTTGAGGATTTTAAAGAAAGGAGAAAACAATATGCAGAATAAACAATTTTCATTAACTAAACTTATTTGTGGTTTGTTGTTGTGTTTTATTTTATTTCCAATCTTCTCTTTCATCGGAGGCTATTTTTTAGGTTGGCTTTTAAAAGTATTTTTATCTAACCCTATTATCCACGCTTTACTTGTTTTTGGTATTACCATTCTTCCAGAACATATCCCTTACATTTGTGCAACTTTAAGCATGTTTTATCAGATGGCTAGCTTCCTCTTGAAGATATTACTTCGCTGTTTACATAGTCTTCTGCGGCATTGACTTGACATTTCTGAAAATTTTTGATATAATTGATATATCAAAGAAAGAAAGAAAGATTACCCTATACAATCATTCAATGGTGGAAAGGTGGTGAATGTTATATATACTAAATTATTATATAGTAATTTTAATAAAGATACAGGTATTAGCACTGTTATTATAAGAAATAAGTATGGTACTTTTAAAGGTAAATCTAAATTACATGATTCTGATAAAGACTATGCCTCTAATTATGCTGGATGTAGATTTGCTGAGATGAAGGCTGAAATTAAGTGTTTAAAGAAACAAAGGGCAGATAAACAGCTAAGACTTACTGAACTTAAATACTTTAAGAAAATGCTTGAAGATACAAAAGGATATAATTCAGAAAGCCTTGAAGCAAGAAAATTAAGAAAGCGTATCTATATTCTAAATAAAGAAATACAACAACTTGATGATACTATAAACAAGGCGGCTGCCGCCCTAAAGCAAGAAATACAAGAAAGAGATAAAGCACTTGAGTTTCTCAAAAAGTATAGAAATGATAAAATGGATAGCAAGAATGATTAATTTCATTCTTGCTATTTTTATTTATAATAAGAGTAAAAGAAAGGAGATTACATATGTCTTTATCAATATTAAAACAGACAAGCACATATAACACATCCACTTATTACAACAGACCTCTTAAGTATATTGTAATTCATTATACTGCTGGTACTACAAGTCGCCAAGGTATTGCTTATAATACAGCATTGTTCTTTAGTAACCCATCCACGTATGCAAGTGCCGATTTTATTGTAGACGACACTACTGCTGTACAGTTTAACCCAGATATTGAAAATAGATATTGCTGGCACTGTGGAGATGCAAAAAATTATAATAAAGGGGCATCTTACTATGGGGCATGTCAGAACTATAACAGTATTGGTATTGAAGTTTGCTCAAGCAATAGAACTGGAACTATGACGGCGGCAAATGACAGTAATTATTATTTTACAGACGCTGTTGTTAATAAAGCAATTGAATTAACAAAATATTTAATGAAGAAGTACAATATTCCAGCTTCTAATGTTATTCGACACTACGATGTCACTGGTAAATATTGTCCCGGTATCAGAGGTTGGAATGAAGACAGTGGGGATGCATCTAAATGGAAGGCTTTTAAACAAGCAATTTTATCAGCTTCTTCTATATCAACAGAACAAAAAGATGAAAACCAGTCTACAGTTACTGGTACTATTTATCGAGTAAGAAAAACCGCAGACGATGCTAAAACTCAAAAAGGTGCATATAAAAATCTTCAATCTGCCAAAGATTTAGTTAATAAAAATGCGGCGGCTGGATATAAAGTATTTGACCAGAATGGTAAATTGATTTATACACCAAAAACAACTTCTACGACTAGCTCCTATCAAGTTGTAATTACCGCTGATGTACTTAATGTTCGCAAAGGAGCAGGTACTAACTATGCGATTACTACAACTGTTAAGAAAAATGAAGTGTATACTATTGTGGAAGAAAGTAACGGATGGGGCAAACTTAAATCTGGTGCTGGATGGATTTCATTAAATTATACTAAAAAGAAATGATATAATAATAACAATCACAGCTGAATAAGCTGTGATTTGCTTTTTATAAAAAAATTTGTTATAATTAATATAGAAAATCAGAAAGGAGAAAAAATCGAAGCTCAGAAGGGAGATTAATAAAATGATATACTTTATAGGTGATACTCATGGCTATTTAGAGATTAGCAAGCTTAGGCACTCCCCCGCAAAAGAGGGCGATTATGCTGTAGTTTTAGGAGATTTTGGTCTTTTGTGGACAGAGCCTAATAAGAAAGGTTATAAGCAAGATCTTTGGTGGCTGAAGTGGTTACAGAACAAACCTTTCACGACACTGTTTGTAGACGGCAATCATGAAAACTTTAATCTTCTTAATTCTTACCCTGTTGAAGAATGGAACGGCGGCAAGATCCATCGCATTAATGATAAAGTCATTCATCTAATGAGAGGTCAGGTATTTACAATTGACGGTCAGACATTCTTTACTATGGGTGGAGCTACTTCAATAGACAAATGTTACAGAAAAGAGGGTGAGAGTTGGTGGAAAGAGGAATTACCCTCAAAAGCAGAGTATGATGAAGCTCTTGTTAATTTAGACAAATGTAATTGGAAAGTAGATTTTGTGCTTACCCATTGTGCTCCCAACCGCATTCTTCAACAAATTAGTTCTTATATGGACAAAGACGAGCTAACCTGCTTCTTAGACACCGTTGCGGCAGACTTAGATTTTAAGTGCTGGTACTTTGGGCATTATCATTGTGATGAACAATTCGGGGATGAACAAGGAAAAAAATATATCTGCTCATATGAACATTTTAATATAGCTGATTAAGCTGAGATTTGCTTTTTATAAAAAAATATAGTATAATTAATATAGAAAATCAGAAAGGAGAAAAAATCATGGCTAAGGATATTTATGATATAAATTCTATTACTTCTTTATCAACCTTAGAAGGTTTTAGACAACGCCCACAGATGTATGTCGGATCCAATGACATAGAGGGCACTTATCAGGCATTGAAAGAAATCATTAATAATGCAACTGATGAAAGTCTTATGGGATATGGAGATAAGATTGTTATTACTGTTGATGAACAAAAAAATGAAATATCAGTGCTTGATGAGGGGCGTGGAGTTCCCTTTGGAATAAGAGAAAATGGAGAGAATGTTCTTATTTCAATTTATACGGGATTGCATGTTGGCGGCAAATTCAATCATAAGGCATACGCAAACAGTGCTGGTTGTAATGGCTGCGGAGGTTCCGCAGTTTGTGCAATGTCTGAATACTTTATTGTTGAATCCTATAAAGATGGAAAAGCTGCACGAGCAGAGTTTGTTAAAGGTGAAAATAAATCTTATGCAGAGTTTCAGACAAAACATAAAAATGGAACTTATGTTTTGTTTAAACCAGATAAAGAAGTCTTTTCTCTTGGGGAAATAGGCTACTCATATAAAAGAGTCTGCCAAGAGATAGAGAATATAGCTTATCTTAATAAGGGTGTTCATTTTATTATTAAGAATTTGAATACTAATGAACAAGTTGAATATTATTCCAAGAATGGTATTGCGGATTTCATTAAGAACAAAATAACTAAACCATTAATGAAACAACCTATATTGGCAACTGCAAAAGATGAAACAGATGAAGTTGAAATAGCTTTTATGTGGTCAAATGATCTTTCTCAAAGCTATGTGTTTGCAAATGGTTTATATTGCCCTGAGGGTGGAACTCCTGTTACTGGAGCAAAAACATCACTAACAACACAAATGAAAAAATTAAGTAAAAAAGACTTTGATGGTGACTTGATTCGTAAAGGGCTTGTCTACGCCATCAATTGTAAAGTGCAGAATCCTTCTTTCGCCAATCAAACCAAAAGCAAGATTAATAATCCCAATTTAAGAACTTTGGCTTCACAAGCTTTTAAGGAAGGGCTGGAATTATTTTCAAAAACACCTGAATTTGAAAGTATTGTAGAAATGCTTATAAAAGTGCAAAGGGCAGAGCAAGCGGCTAATAAAGCAAGAGAAGCAGCTCTTCAAAGTAATAATGATATACAAAAAGCTTTAAAGAAGAAAGTTGTTTGTGCTGAAAAACTGACAGATTGTCGTTATCATGATGAACGTTCAGAGCTTATGATATGCGAGGGAAAATCCGCAAAAGGTGCATTAGTAAAAGCACGAAATAGCGATTTTACAGCTTGCTTTGATTTAAGAGGTAAAATTATCAATGCCTTAAAAAATCCTGAAGAAAAGGTTGCTGCGAACGAAGAAGTTAAACAGTTACATATTGCTCTTGGTTGCGGAATTGGTAATAAATTTAATATTAATAAACTTCGATATGGCAAAATCACGCTCATGGCTGATATGGATAAAGACGGTTACGACATCATCTGTTTACTGCTTTCATTCTTTTACTATTATTATCCTCAATTGATTTCTGCAGGTAAGATTTATTGGGGTGTAACACCTCTATTTAGAGTTGATACGAAAGATAAGACTTATTATGCTTATAGTGATGAAGAATTAGCAAAATTACCAAAGGGAGAGGTTCAGAGATTTAAAGGTCTTGGTGAAGCAGATCCAGATGATTTTGAAGCAACTATCTTTTCTAAAGATTCTCGGCGTGTAAAAATTACAATGAACGATGCAGAAAGTGCTTTCACATATTTTGATACTCTATTGGGTACAAATATTCAAGCAAGAAAAGACTATATCTTTTCTCATGCTAACTTTGAAACACTGGAAGATTAAGGAGGAGACTGATGGCAGAAATACAATTTAATGGAACTGAATGGGAAGTTAGTGATGCTCTACAAGCTTTTTATACACCGTATGCAAGTTATGTCGTACAGACCAGAGCTCTTCCCGATGCAAGAGATGGATTAAAAACTGGAGCAAGATTTATCCTATTTGCACAATACAAGAATAAATTAACATACAAAGATAAGAAGAAAAAAGCAGTTGCAACAGTAAATGCGGCAATGCGTTTTTCTCCGCATGGTGATTCATCTATCTTAGGAACTTCCGTGCGTATGTCGCAAAGTTTTTCTTTAAGGTACCCAATAATGGAAGTGTATGGCAATAATGGTTCTTATCTTTCTGGAGACGACTATTCGCAAGCTCGTTATCTGGAAATGAGAGGTGGAGAGATTGCATATGAGATGACCCAGTTGTTAGATAAGAATACAATTGACACTTGGAAATTAAACTATACGCAAGAAGAGGAATATCCAACAGTATTGCCGTCTAAATTTCCTTATGCATTGGTAAATGGCAGTTTTGGTATAGGAGTGGCTTGTAGCAGTAGCGTCCCGCCACATTGTATAACAGATGTATGTGATGCTGTTGTTAAAGTAATCAACAATCCCGCAGTACCCTTTGAAGAAATTTATTGCCCCATAGATTTTCCAACTGGCGGTACGATTATTAATGAAACAGAGGTAAAAGAAAGCTTAAAAACAGGACATGGTGCCGCCGCAATAGTTAGAGCAAAAATTGACTATGATGAAAAAACTCATGAACTTATTGTCACTGAAATGCCATATATGACTTTTACTGTAAATACTGTTAAGGCTATTAGCAGTGCTATTGATGAAGGGCTACTCGAAGGAATTGAGTCTGTATATGATGGCACTGATAAAAGAGGTTGCCGTATTTACATTCAATTGGATAAGAAAGCCAATCCTAAAACTGTTATTAATAAACTTTATAAGCATACTCCACTACAAAATAGCTTTTCTATCAATATGAACATGCTTGATAAAGGTGTTACGCCTAAACTTTTTTCATGGAAAGAAAGCATAGAGGCTTATATCGCCCATCTTAAAGATATTATTATAAAAGCATATCAATATGACCTCAAAAAGTTGAAAGACCGTATTCATATTATTAAAGGATTAATCTTAGCTCTTGCCAACATTGATGAGATTATTTCTTTAATTAAATCATCTAATAGCACATCTCAGGCTAAAGAACTATTAGTTAAAAACTATGCTCTTGATGAAGTGCAAGCTGATGCAATTTTAAAAATGAGGTTATCGAGCCTAACACATTTAGAAGTAGATAAGCTCATTAAAGAAAAGAATGAGAAAGAGCAAATGGCAAAAGAAATAGAAAATATTTTAGCTTCAGAAGAGCGAATTAAAGCCAAGATGGTAGAAGATGTTGTGCAAATAAAAAAGAAGTATGGTGACTCTCGTAGAACGATAAATACTAATATAAAAATGGAAAAAACAGAGAACGAAGAGATAGCTGAAGTAATGCCAGAAGATGTTGTAGTTATTCTTACTCAATCTGGTAAGATTAAGAGAATATCCAAAGCTGCTTTTAAGACACAACGCCGCAACACTAAAGGTATTAAAAATGTGGACTCCGCAATTCTTGACACAATTTCTACCAACACTATTGATACTTTAATGTTCTTCACTTCAAAGGGCAAAATGTATAGAACTTTAGTAGACAATATTCCTGCGGCAGATGGTAGATCTAAAGGTGTTGATATTGGTACAATTATTGGGTTAGAAGCAAATGAAGAGGTTATTGCTATGACTTCACTTAACCGCAAGAGTCAACCAAAATATGTCTGTTTTATTACCGCTAATGGACTAGTTAAAAAGACAGAGTTAAAAGAGTATATGACAACAAAAAAGAGTAACGGTATTACCGCAATAAAGATTAAGGAAGATGATTCAATAGCAAATGTAACTTTTCTTGATGATGAAGATTTGATTTTGGTTACTAAAGGCGGCTATGCAATTCGATTTGAAACATCTACTATTTCTCCTATTGGTAGAGTTACTATGGGAGTAAAGTCTATTAAGCTTGCGGCAGATGATAAAGTTCTTGTAGGGCTGCCAGTAAAAGATGAAAAAAAGAACATTGGAATATTCATATCTAAAGGTCTTGGCAAACAGTTTAATCTATCAGAGATTCCGATGCAAGGCAGGGGCGGGAAAGGTGTTATGGTAGCTAAATTAGCGGACAATGCTGAAATAGTCAGTGCATTGATGATTTCCGTAAATGATAATTTGCTGTTGCTTGGAAAACCTAATAATTTATGTATTTCTGGTGCGGATGTCCCCGTTATTGGAAGAACGAGTCTTGGCAATATTATGATTAAAGATAGCGTATTAAAATCTGTAATTAAACTATAAAATTGAATAGAGAGATTAAACCTCTCTATTTATTTTTATAAAAAAATTTGTTATAATATTATTAAAGAATTAGGAAAGGAAAAATGAATATGATGACAGCATCTTATGGAGAAATGAGACGTATTATATGTATGCTAAATGATGCAACTGAGCATTATGATGCTGGAGACCCGCAGATGTCAGATATTAAATGGGATTTTTGGTATTATAAGCTTAGACAAATGGAACACGAAACGGGCAAAGTTTTTCCTGACTCACCCACTCGTAAAATTCATTATAAAGCAGTAAATCAACTTGAGAAAGTCCGTCATAATCACCTTATGCTCTCACTTGATAAGACTAAGAACTCTGCGGATATTAAGAAGTTTTTAGGAGATGAGAATTATATTTGCATGGGAAAAATGGATGGTCTAACGCTTTCCTTAACTTACAAAAATGGCTCTCTCATTTCCGCAGAAACAAGAGGAGATGGTGTAGAAGGTGAACAGGTTCGTCATAATGCACTCGCAATATGGAATATTCCAAAAAGTATTAGAGGATTGGATGAGCTTGTTGTGGATGGAGAAATCATTTGTACATATGATGATTTTGAAAGGTTCAAAGATGAGTATAAGAATCCTCGTAATTTTGCAAGCGGCAGTATTAGATTGTTAGATGCTAATGAGTGTAGACGTAGAAAGCTTACATTCGTTGCTTGGGATGCTATAAAAGGTCTTGAAGATTGCGAAACATTAACCGCAAAATTACAGAAATTAAGCAAGTTAGGCTTTACTGTTGTTCCAAGCGTTACTGATACAAATTACTACAAAAAACCAGTTGAAACAATAGCAGAAGAAGTATTCGATATGTGTAAAAGAGTTTCTTATCCTGTTGATGGTCTAGTATTTAAATTTGATAATTGTAAATTCTACAATGCTCAGGGAAGAACTGATCATCATTTTAAGGGCGGAATAGCCTTTAAAAGATATGATGAAGAAGTTATTACTACTTTGAGAGATGTAGAATGGCAGTTAGGTAGAAGTGGAATCCTTACTCCAGTTGCTATTTTTGATGAAGTAGAATTAGGTGGAACAACAGTATCAAGAGCAAGCTTACATAATATTAGCGTTATGGATTCTTTATATCCTGACTTTTGGTATGACGGCTTAAAAGCAACAGTTTTTAAGGCTAATGAGATCATTCCGCAGTTAAGTGCTGTTTATATGGATGGTTATCTCCCTCCAAATAATAAAAAGTTGTCGCCGCCCAGATTATGTCCTTATTGCGGCAAACCGACTACTTTAAAAGATAATAATGGCGTTAAGACATTATATTGTTTAAATGCGGATTGCGGAGATAAGATTATTGCTCAGATAGAGCATTTCTGTTCCAAAAAGGGAATGGATATTCGGGGATTATCAACAGCAACGCTTCAAAAACTCTACGAAGCAAATTGGATTAATAATATAGAGGATATTTTTAATTTAAGTACACATAAAGAAGAATGGGCTTTAATAAAAGGTTTTGGTGAGAAGTCTGTAGAAAAAATACTTGCCGCAATAGACGCAAGCAGAACATGCACTTTGGAAACCTTTATTACAGCATTAGGTATTCCGCTCATAGGTAGAAGTGTTGCTAAAGAGATAGTTAAAAAATTTTCCACATATCAGGAGTTTCGTGCAGCAATAGATGAAGGATTTGATTTTTCTGTATTACCAACATTTGCAGAGGCAAAAACTAAATCATTGTTGGCTTTTGATTATGGAGTTGCGGACAGAGTTTATAATTACTTAACTATAACTTATGAGAAAAAGCCAGAGACAACTCATAAGTTAGATGATGTTATTGTCGTTATTACTGGTAAATTAAAGCTGTTTAAAAATCGAGATGAACTTAAAGCGGCTATTAAAAATGCTGGTGGCAAGGTAACCAATTCTGTTACCCGCAAAGTAACTTATTTGATTAACAATGATAGCACTTCCACAACAGCGAAGAATAAAAAAGCTCAGGAGCTAGGCATTGAGATTATTACAGAGGAGGATTTCGCCAAGAAGTTCTTGGATGTATGACGGAAATTTGACATCTCAAAAATTTTTTGGTATAATAAATAAGATGAAAGAAAAACAATTAAAAAAGTTGGCGAAACAGGTAATGACTTTAGAGAATAATATAACTAAAGCTTATCAGGTAGAAGAGAGTAGAAATCAGATTGAGAAGATTATGAGTTCTTTGTCTTTGGAAGATGCTTTTCAGTTAGATGATTATATCTTTACGCATTACCAGTCAAAGAAAACTTTTTGATTTTTTAAAAAATTTTTGATATAATATTAGTATAATAAAGAACGAAAAAGTTCTTATTAAATAAAAAATATTTTAATTTAAAGGAGATAAAGATTATTATGGCAAAGTTGAGTGAAAATTCACGTAAAGTATTTGATTATGTAAAGGGTATTAATGGTGCAGATGTTACTGCCGATGATATTGCAAATGCAACAGGTCTCGGTGTAAGACAGGTAAATGGTATCGTTACATCAGCATTTCAGAAGAAGGGTATTATGGAGAGAATCCCCGCTGAGGTTGAGCTTTCTGATGGCACACATAAGGCAGTAAAATTTATTAAGTTGACTGCGGTTGGCGAGACATTTGATCCTGATACACAGGAGTAATTGTAATTGTAAGATAAGAAGTATAGAGGGTTAAAAACTGATTATATAATTTTAACCCTCTATTTTTTTGACTAATAGGAGATTGATTATGATATATGTAGTTGAAACTGTTAGCGGATACGGAAATGCAGTCGCTACAACAAATTTCTCAAAAGCATTGAGTAAAATTGAACACCTATTAAAAGATACTATTCTCTATCCCGTATGCGTAGAGATATGGACTCTAGAGGGTGGACAATTAGATACCTTTATTGTGCAGCCAGGACAAGAAAAGGAACAGATTGAGAAAGACTTTGTTCTATATTCCGCAAAAATGGCGAAACAGCATCCCACAATAGAGGTTATAGAATGGGCAGAAAAGGTCTTAAAAGCTTATGATGCAAATAATCCTACTATAGATAGTATGATTTACTCTCTTTATATGAAGTATCAAGAAAGACAGAAGGAGAACTAATTAATTTGAAAATGAAATTTGAAAATACAGATGTTTTTGGTTTTGAAGGAGCAATTAGAGGTATGCGAAATCCTCTCAATAGCTGGGGCAGAATGGATAGCAAAAGTAATAAACTAACAGGTGAATTTGAAATCGGTTCAAATGACCTTCAACTTATGCAAGCATTAATCCGTGGCGGTGGGGAGCATCGTAAATTTATGAGAATGATCCATGTTCAAGTAGATGTAACAATGCCAAGATACTTCTGGAGTGAATTAGATACTTATCATTTCGGTACAAAAAATAGCTGTTCTACAATGCACAAGCTTCTAAATACCAATGAGCCAATCTCCGAAGAGTTGTTTGTCTATTGTGAAGAAGATGAAGATTTCTTGAATACTATTATTTGCCGTTTAGAAAGACTGCGGTCTGAATATCGCAGAGCGGGGACACCGCAAGCAAATAAAGATAGGTTGCTTTTAAGAGCAAAGCGACTTCTTCCAGAGGGGTTTCTCCAAAAAAGAACTTGGGATACTAACTATGAAGAAATACGCAATATCTACTATCAGAGAAGAGGTCACCGCCTTAAAGAAGAGTGGCAAGATACTTTTTGCTCTTGGGTTGAAAGTTTGCCTTATTTTACTGAGTTGATAGGTTTTAATTGATTAATTTTAAATTTTTTGTTATAATATATATAGAAAATCAGAAAAAGCGATAAATAAGAATTTAAAGCTTCTCTGACTAAGCAAATAAAGGTTTAATTGATTAATTTTAAATTTTTTGTTATAATATATATAGAAAATCAGAAAGGAAGATTTGATATATGAGTAAAGCAATTTTTATCAGTGAAATTAAGGAACTTTTAGCAGACAACCCTGAATTGTTGAGTAAGGAGGCAAAGGCTTATTTCTTTGATACTCTTGATACCAGCGGCAAGGCAAAAGACTCAAAGTTAAGTGAAAATGGTAAGCTGATTATGGAGTATATGCAGACAGAACCCAATAAGTGTCTTACAAGTAAGGATTTGGGAGATGCAATAGGTAAGAGTTCTCGCTCAGCATCTGGCTCTATGAGAAAGCTCGTTGAACTTGGACTTGTTGAAAAGGTAGGTAAAGACCCGGTGGTTTATCAGATTACTGCTGATGGTTTGGCTTATAAACTTTAATTAATAATAAAATTTTTATTGACTAAAAGGAGAAAAGATTATGAGAAAGAATATTAATAGTGTAACAATTACAGGTAGAATTTTTGAACACAATTTGGCTCTTAAAACAGTCCAGAATCAGCAGTCAGAGAATTTCGGAAAGGAATTTATCAATGGTACATTACATTTGGCTGTTGATGATGAAGGTCTTAATGTAATTCCAGTGTCTTACACCTATGTAACAGCTACAACAAGAGCGGGCAACACTAATGCTACATTTAATGTGTTAAAGAAGATTATTGATGAAGATCGTACTTGGTCTAAGGTTGGCAAGGATCAGGCAATGATTGTTAAGGCAGAGGCTTCGATCGGCATTAATGACTTTTATGGAAGGGATAATAACCTCGTTTCCACACAGAGAGCAGAGGGCGGTTTTGTATCAGAGGTAAGTTCTATGCCAGAAGACAGCTCTGGTAAACTTAATGACTTTACTGTTGATATGGTTATCACGAAGGTAACAAGAATTGAGCCAGACCCTGAGAAGAATATTGATGAGGAGTATATGACAATTAAAGGTGCGACATTTAATTTCAGAAATGATTTGCTTCCTATTGAACTTACTCTCAGAAATCCGAGGGGCATGGATTACCTTGAGAGTGCTGGAATTAGCAGCAAGTCGCCGCTTTATACAAAGGTATGGGGTAGAGTTAATTGTACAACAGTTAAGACAAAGGTAGTTGAGGAATCCGCTTGGGGCGATGCAAAAGTAACGTATTCAGAGAAAAAGAGAAGAGAGTGGTTGCTTACAGGTCTTAAAGGCGTTCCTTATGAGTTCGGTGAAGATGGCGTACTTACAGTTGAGGAACTCGTAAAGGCTCAGCAGGATAGAGAAATTCATCTTGCAGATGTTAAGAAGAAGTCTGATGAATACCAGATGTCAAAGATAGCTAAAACAACATCTCCTGCTTCGTTTGCAACTGCTGCACAGACTATTCCCGCAGGTCAATTTAATTTCTAAGAGGTAAGGGCTTTAAGCCCTGCCGCTTGAATTAATAAAAATGATTAAAAGGAGTTTTTTATATGGCAATTAATTTATTGGCTCTTCAGCCGCATAAAATATCAAGAGATTTGAGCGGTTATATAACATATGTTTATGGACCTCCAAAGGTAGGTAAGACTACGCTTGCAAGTCAAATGCCGAAGCCGCTCCTCCTTGCCTTTGAAAGAGGATACAATGCTATTGCAGGAATTGTTGCTCAAGACATCACATCTTGGAGTGAATTAAAGCAGGTTGTAAGGGAGTTGAAAAAGCCCGAGGTAAAGGACGCCTTCCATACAATCTGTATAGACACTGTAGATATTGCTGCAACTCTTTGTGATAAGTATGTATGCAGCCAAAATGATGTGGATACTATTGGACAAATTCCTTATGGACAGGGATGGACTCTTTTAAAGAAAGAGTTTGAAGAAGTTTTTAGGACTATTACTCAGTTAGGTTATGCCGTTTATTTTATTTCTCATGCTAAAGAGGTAACCTTTAAAAGGCAGGATGGAACAGAGTTTACTCAAATAAAACCTTCTGTTTCTACAACATATAATGCTATTATCGAGAATATGACAGATCTTTATGGCTATATGCACCCTGTTTATAAAGATGGCGAATCTCGTATTGTGATAACACTTCGTTCTGAAGATGGTTCTATATCTGCCGGTGGTCGTTTTAAATATATTCAAAAGGAAATCGGTGCTGATTACAATGATTTAGTAGAAGCCCTTAATAATGCTATTGATAAGGAAGCTGAAGTGAAAGGAACTAATCTTGTTACAAATGAAAGAGAGATCAAATCGAAAGTTGAACTTGATTATGATGCTTTAATGCAGAAATTTAATGATATTATTGAGCAGCTTGTAAGTTCAGTTCCACAAGAAGAATTTCAGACAAATTGGTCACCGAGAATTGTACAGATAACAGAGAGATACCTTGGCAGAGGTAAAAAAGCAAGCCAGTGTACAAGAGATCAGGTTGAAATGTTAAGCTTGATCGTGACCGATTTAGAAGAATTGCTTTAATGAGAGAAACCGTTGCAAGTTATTTTGCAACGGTTTCGTTTTAGGTAGCTTTTAATAGGTCGGAACCTTAGTGGGCGTGTTTTTGAAAACATTTTTTGGCTTGGATTTTTTAAGTTTGATTTTTAGTAAAAATAATTTTATAATATAATTAGAGTAGGAGGAATGTTAGATATGGCACATCCAGTTATCTGTATCTATTGCAAAGAGCGGTTTGACCGTGATAGAATAAGTTTTGTTCAAGTGTCAAATAGAAGATACGCTCATAAAGAATGTCATCAACAGAAAGCGGCAACTGTTTGTCAAGAGGAAAAAAACTATGAGAGTCTCTTGCAATATATTAAGCAATTATTTAAGTTGCCTTATATTTCTGCCAATGTAAAAAAAGAGATAATGGATTTCCGCAAACAGTATGGATATACGTATAGCGGTATTCAGAAAACTCTTTATTGGTTTTATGAACTAAAGGGCAATAGTATAGAAAAAGCGAATGGACATTTAGGCATAGTCCCATATGTTTATGGCGAAGCCAGCGATTATTTTTATAAGTTATTTCATGCGGCTGCCGCAAGTAATACACAGGTTGTAACATTACCTAAAAAGCAGTACACAATTCATTCGCCAGAGGTAGTAACTGCTATGAAACAGAAACGATTTTTTGATTTTGAAGGGGAAGATGACAATGACTAAAAGCAAATATGTAGATACTGCCGCTATAGTTCAAGTTATAGGAGCAGTATTTAAGAACCCAAATCTTTTAGATGATGAAAGATATTTTTTTAGTGAAGAGGATTTCCCAGAGAGATTCCATAAGATATTGTTTGGTTCAATTTTTAATTTACATCAGCTTGGAGCAGAAGTAATTAATATTGGTACTATTGAAGATTATTTAGTTCAGAGACCAAATATTTTAGCTATTTATAAGAATAATAAGGGAAGAGAATATTTAGAAGAAATAACTACTAAGAATATAACTGGTGCTTTTGATTTTTATTATGGAAGAGTTAAAAAAATGAGTTTATTCAGAGCTTATGAGTCTATTGGATTAGATTTATCATGGCTTTATGATGTTAATAATTTTTTAGATGCTAAGAAAAAACAACAGCAAGAAGATTTTATAGATAATCAGTCATTAGAGCAGCTTGCGGAATTAATTGATGATAAAATTGCGGGTATTCGTTTAAAATACGTCGATAATGCCACAGAGGTTGCAAAACAGGCAGGTAGCGGTATTTTTCAGCTTATTAATAAATTAGAAACTGAACCTGCTATTGGTTATCCTTTATTCGGTTCTATTATCAACTCTATAGTAAGAGGAGCGCGATTGCGTAAGTTCTACCTTAGGTCAGCTGCAACTGGCATCGGCAAGTCAAGGTCAATGATAGCAGACGCTTGCAATTTCGCTTGTAATGAGATATATATAAATGGTAGTTGGCAGCCAAATGGCACGAAAGAACCAACGCTTTTTATTACTACGGAACAGGAGTTAGATGAAATACAAACGATGATGCTAGCTTTTGTTTCTGAGGTTGATGAAGAACATATCCTTAAAGGTGAATATTTGACTGGAGAGAAAGAAAGAGTTATGAAGGCAGCAAACATTATTAGTAATTCCCCTTTATATATTCATCTCTTGCCTAATTTTAATATGCAGGATATTGAGAACACAATAAAGAAAAATGTCCGTGAATATGGAATAAAATATGTTGCTCATGATTATATCCACTCAAGTATGGCGATCCTAAGTGAAATTTCTTCTAAGGCGGGGGTCAAAGGGCTGAGAGAGGATAACGTCTTGTTTATGATTTCAACAAGGCTAAAAGATTTGTGCAATGAATATGGTATCTTCATTATCTCTAGCACTCAAATCAATGGGGAGTATCGGGATGCTCGCATCTTTGATCAGAACCTCCTTAGGGGTAGATTGTAAATTGTGCCCTAACATACCTTATCCTATTAATCAATAGGGGTTGTATGCAAATACAGCTAACGGGGAACTCTGACCACTTTGGGTGAAGACAATCCCGTCCCATATCAATTTTATTTTTATTGCCTGATTATAAATAAAGAAAGGAGGAGGACAATGAACTCTATTTATATGTATAAAAACAAAATTAATGGTCATATGTACATTGGATTAGCTTCAAATCCTCAAAGACGCTATAGCGAACATAAAAATGTTGCTTTAAATCCCAACAGCGATGAATACGATTATCCAATTCATGCAGCTATTAGAAAATATGGTTTAGAAAATTTTGATTTTATTATTTTAGAAGATAATCTTTCAAGTGTAGAAAAGATGAAAGAAAGAGAGCAATACTGGATAAAATATTATAATACCTATGAAGATAGAGCACACTATAATCAAACTCCAGGTGGAGATTGTGCTGGAGAAAAAAGTATCCACAGAGGAGAAGAGCACGGAATGGCAAAACTTACAGAAAAAGATGTTCTTTTTTGTAGGGAATGCTATCAAAAAGGTTTAAGAAGCAGAGACATCTGGAACAAATACTTCTCAGAAAAAATCACCTATGTTGGGTTTTTACGAATGTGGCATGGAAAGACATGGAAACATATAAAGCCAGAAGTCTTTAATTTTAATCCTCATCGAGGAAGTTATACTGCGGCAGATAGAGATATTATTACTGCGCTGTATAGACAAAGCGGCTTAACTTTAAGCCAATTTCAAAAAACAAAAGAGTGCTATGTGGGCTATGGTACTCTTTATAAGATGGTTCATGACCCATCTTTTTATGATAATAAATAATAAATAAAAATAAAATTGATGCGGGCTATCGACTATCCCTTAGGTTGAAATGCTGGGGAGTAGAGTTGCTATTGATACGCAGCTAGGTTTTAGGAAACGAAGCCTATGAAAATCGAAAGAGGTATGGTAGCTATGCAAATAGTTATTAAAATATAGTCAGTTCTCATAGAAATATGAGAGTAAACGTCAAAAGCAATCGCTGACAAGATTGATGTAGGCAGTCACTTATTGGAAGTCACAAGGGAAGATTTAGAAGCTTTACAACCTCTTTTGGAAAGGCAAGGCTGGGAGCAACCAGCAATAAAAATGGCTATTTACAAAAATAGAGGTAATAAGATAAATAATGTTTTAGTATGGTGTAAAGCTCGGCGAGAAGTCTGCCGCATAGAACCAATGTTTGTAACCAATTATAATTACGAACCTATTACTATTCAGGACATACAAGTTAATGTGATTGAAAGGAATAACTGATGAGTATTAAGGAAGAAAAGAATAAGATTAAACAATCCTTAACAATAGAACAAATATTCGATTTGTGTGCAGACTTAGGCGGGGAGCCGCAAATGTATGGCAGTTATTTTGTTTCTAAAACGATTTGCCATAATCCCATTGGGGAGGGTAGTCCTAAGCTGTTTTATTATGAAAATACCCAACTGTTTAAATGTTATACAGCTTGTGGAGATACCTCATTTGACATTTTTGATTTAGTAACAAAAGTAAAATCACAAAGCGGAGAAATGAGACCTTCTTATGATGAGGAAGGACAGGTTGTGTATAGGAACTGGGGGCTTTTTGATTCTATCCTCTATGTAGCGAGATATTTTAATCTTTCAATCGACTTAAATGAACCTCAAGGCTTTGATGGGTTATATATGACTCTTGAGGATTGGGAAGTCTTAAAAAGGTATCAGCCGCAAGAGCCCAAGCAACAAAAGAGAGTTGAGTTGAGGTATTATAATAAAGATGTTTTACGCCACTTCCCCCAGCCGCACATTTCTCCTTGGGAGGAAGAGGGCATTGCCTATGAAGTTTCTAAAGAGTGCGGAATTGCATACAATCCTTGCAGCCAAGGAGTGGTGATTCCGCATTTTGATATGTATGGTAATTTAATTGGAATTAGAGAACGAACCTTAATTAAATCAGAAGAAGATTATGGTAAGTATAGACCTTCTATTATAAATGGACAGCAGTATAATCATCCTTTAGGATTCTCATTATATAACCTCAACAATAGTAAAGATAACATTAAGATCATGAAGAAAGCTGTCGTTTATGAATCAGAGAAATCAACACTTTTACATCGTTCTTACTTTGGTAAAAACGGAGATATTTCAGTTGCAGTATGCGGAAGTTCTTTTACTCAATATCAATGCTCACTGTTGTTAAGCTTAGGGGTGGAAGAAATAATTATTTGCTTTGATAAGCAATTCCGCCAAGCGGGAGATGAGGAATTTAAGAAATGGACAAAAAAACTTACCACAATTCATGAGAAGTATAAGAGATATGCTCTAATATCCTTTGCTTTTGATAAATGGAATTTGTTAGGATATAAAGACTCCCCCATTGATTGCGGAAAAGAAACTTTTTTAGAGTTGTTTAATAATAGGATTATTCTGTAAAGGAGGATAATAAATGAAATATAAATTGATAAGTCCAATTAATTCAGATTTTAGTGTAGTTGAAACAATATTAACGAATAGAGGTATCCCTTTTGAGGACATTGAGCATTATTTAAACACAACAGATAATGATATAAATGATTATAATAGCTTAGGTAAAGATAAGATTGAGCAGGCAGCTATCTTATTAGGAGATGCGGTTGCAACAGGTAAAAGAATCTTTATGCCAATTGATTGCGACTGCGATGGGTACACTGCTTGTGCACTATTTCTCAATTATTTATATGAAGTAATACCTGTTTTTGTTGAAAACAATATTACTTGGTGGCATCACTCTGGCAAACAACATGGGTTACAGGATTGCATTAATGAAGCTTTAAAATATGACTTAGTTATGTGCTTAGATTCATCAAGTAATGACTATAATGAACATAAGCAATTAAAAGAAAATGGGATACCAGTAATTGTTCTTGACCATCATGAAGCAGATACGGTATCAGAAAACGCAATAGTCATTAATAACCAATTATCGGATTATCCTAATAAAGATTTTTGTGGCTGTGGTATTACTTGGCAGTTTTGCAGATATTTAGATACTTTATTTGGCTGCGATAATGCAAATCATTTTTTAGATTTGGTTGCTCTTGGAAATTGCGGAGATATGATGAGTAGGCGATCTATAGAGACTAAGCATCTGATGGACAAAGGCTTCCAAGATGAAAATATAACAAACCCCTTTATCTACTATATGGCAGAAAAGAACTCTTATTCACTTGGTGGCAGCATCACCCCTATTGGAGCCGCATTTTACATAGTGCCTTTTATTAATGCAGTAACACGAAGTGGTACACAAGAAGAAAAAGAGCTGCTATTTAACTCTATGCTAACTTTTAAAGCTTTTAAAATAGTTCCATCTACTAAAAGAGGCTGCAAGGGGCAGACAGAAAAATTAGTAGAACAAGCGGTTAGAACTGTAACCAATGTAAAAAATCGTCAAACAAAATTGCAAACTGTGGCAATGGAATTATTGGAAGGACAAATTGAACAGTACGATATGATGCAACATAAAGTGTTATTCTTTATGATGAAGCAAGGTGAAATTGCCAATGGGTTGGCAGGGCTTGCCGCAAACAAATTAATGGCAAAATACCAAAGACCTTGTTGTATCCTTACAGAAACTACTGATGAAAACAACAATGTGGTCTTTCAAGGCTCTGCAAGAGGATATAGCAAATCTGGAATTAAAAGCTTTGCTCAGATTTGTGAAAAAACAGAAGCCGTACAATATGTTGCTGGTCACGATAATGCATTTGGTCTTGGCGTCAAGTTAGAAGATGTTCCCGCGTTTATAGAGAGAACAGATGAAATATTGAAGGATATGCGTTCAGAGCCTATATTTGATGTTGACTTTCTTTATAAAGGAGCAGATGTTAATCCAGAAGTTATCTTAGCTATTGCTGATTTAAATGGACTATGGGGGCAGGATATAGACGAACCATTTGTTGCTATTGAAGGGTTAGTAGTTACTCCAGATATGGTAACAGTGTATAGCAAGAGAAATAATACATTGAAGATTACTCTCCAGAATGGTATTAGCTTAATTAAATTTAATGCAACAGATGATGAATGTGAAATGCTCCAAAGAGGCGGCAGCAACACTTTAAATATTGTAGGACGTTGTAACAAAAATGAGTGGGGCGGGATTGTAACGCCGCAACTGTTTATTGAGGATTATGACGTGATTAAACAGAACAAGTATTGCTTTTAAGTTCACAAAGCTGCTCGGAGCCTTGACGCACGTATTTTTAAATCGATTTTGGGTTTTGGATTTTTCTTATTCAAAATTCCAAAATTGATTTTTAAAAGAAAAAATGATATAATATAATAGGAAGAATGAAAATGAATAATAATTATCAAAATGGTATTGAAGCTATGGATATTTTAAACTTAATTGCATTTTATATTCAGCTTACAAATATTGAACAAGACAATCAACAAAGTGAGTATATTCATAATGTTATTCAAGCTATTGCAAGAGAAATAGAATTATTGCATAAAGAAAATGATAAGATAATGGCACAAAATGAGGAAATTATTAGATTGTTAAGAGAGGGGTAAAATTATGGAATTAACTTTAAAACAAGAGGAAGCAGTAAAAATTGTTAAGCAGCGGTTCTTAGATGGCGAAAAGCAATCGGTCATAGGAGGCTATGCAGGGGCGGGCAAGTCTTCTGCCGTGAAGGCGATTATTCAATCGCTTCCGCACATTAATCCAGAGACGGATGTGGTTTACACCTCTTTTACCGGCAAAGCAGTTCAAGTTTTGCAGTCAAAAGGAAACCATAATGTTTCTACTTTACACAAGCTTTTATACGAACACGTGATGATGCCAGATGGTAGTTTTATTAGTACAAAAAAAAGTCATATTAATTATAAAGTAGTTATTGTAGATGAAATATCAATGGTTCCGAAGAAACTTTTAGATGACTTGATGAGTCACAACGTATATGTAATTGCTCTTGGCGACCCGGCTTAAGAATTGGGTTGGGGATAAAACTAGTTTAATTGCGGGAACACCCTTAGAGTTCGTCCATACTAACTTATTTTGGTGACAGAATAGGGGCAAAAACGAAAGTTGGAGACATAAGTAAAAACTGGGCGAAATTGGGCAATCCGCAGCTAAGTTTCTTTATATATCTATGAAGTATTCAAAAAAAATAGGAGGCTTGATAGATATGCCAAAAAGATTAACTCAGAGAGAATTTGAAGAAAGGGTTTTAAACAAACTTGGTCCAGAATATAGAGTGCTGGGGAAATATATCAATAAGGAAACAAAAATTGAAATGGAACATTTTGCTTGTGGAAATAAATTCTTAAAAAAGCCCGGAGATGTGATGCAAAAAGGTAGTGGTTGTCCTTTCTGTTGTGGGAATAAAAAAGCGTTATACACTGAGCAATGGGTACAGACCCACACCCCTCTTCCTTATCATTACGTAACTGGCTATTTAAGTATGTCAAAAAAGTGTACTTTTCATTGTGACAAATGCAATACTGATTTTTTGCAGACCCCAGGTCGTTTAATTAATCAAAAAATTTTTGGTTGTGGCTGCTGTCCGACAAAAAGGAAAACGCATGATGAGTTTTTAAGAGAGTTAGGAGAAGAGTGTCTAAAGGAATATGAGGTTTTGGATGAATATGACACAATAGATAAAAAAATTAATTTCAAGCATAAGCCTTGCCAAACTATTTTTAAGCTTAGTCCTTACCAATTTATTACTCGTCATAATAAACAGTACTGCCCACTTTGTTATTTTAAAAAATCTAAAGGAGAATTAAGTATTGCTAACTTCTTAGAAGTTAATGAGATTGATTATCAAAAAGAATTTGTTTTTCCTGATTTACCAAAAAGATTTTTTGATTTTTTTCTACCTCAAGATAATTCTATTATTGAATATGATGGAGAGCAACACTTTTTTGCCGTTGACTTTTTCGGTGGAGAAGAGGCTCTGCAGGCAACAAAAAAGAGAGACCAAGAGAAAAACCAATATTGCCTAACTAATAATATAAAAATATATAGAATCCCTTACTATGATTATGACAATATTAATCAAATTTTACACGAGATATATAAAGAAAAAAGTTCAACGACTATCGAAAAGTATAGAGTTACTGAGTAGAGTACACTACAAGCTAATGGTAGTGGAAAAGGCTAGCTTAGAAGATATAGTCTACTCTCATAAGAAATTATGAGCTTGGAAATCCAAGGGGCATGAGTTGCGATCATGCCTAAAAGGAGGGGCAATTACCTCCAGTTAATAAAGACCAAGCAAATGGACTGCTTGATAGACCTCATGTATTTTTAGATCAAATTATGCGGCAAGCAGCAGAAAGTGAAATTATTCAATTAACAATGAAGATAAGAAATGGAGATCCAATCCCCTATACAAAAGGGAAAGAAGTTATGGTTTTAAAGAAAACAGATCTTAATGAGGGTATGTTGGCTTGGGCGGATATGACTTTATGTGCCACTAATAAAACACGTAATCTAATGAACACTACAATTAGAAAAATGAAAGGATTTGAGAAACCTATTGAAGAGGGAGAAAAAGTTATTTGTTTACAAAACTATTGGAGAAAAATAGCTGATGGTAGCGGAGCCCCGCTTATCAATGGCACAATAGGTTATATTCACAACATTTTTGAACAAGAGTATCGTATTCCTCGTTGGGTGGGAGTACAGGATAATTCTATTCCTATTTTGACAGCAGATTTTTCTTCTGAAGATGGGGATAAGTTTGGTTTATTAGATTTGGATAAAACTAATTTAATTACAGGGCAGCCTTATTTAACACCAGAACAAAATTATAAAATGTTTACAAACAAAAGAATTCGTAGGATAATTCCACATTCATTTGCATATGGCTATTGTATTACTACACATCGTGCTCAAGGCAGTAGTTGGGATAAAGTGCTTGTAATTGAAGAGAATTTTCCTTTTGACAAGGAAGAACATAAAAGGTGGCTATATACTAGTTGCACGCGTCCATCAGAAAAACTAGTATTAATTAGATAAAAGGAGAAGTGATAAAATGGTTTATATGGGAAGTAAAAGAAGATACGCAAAAGATATTGTACCTATTATTCAAAAGTATATAGATGAAAACGGGATTAAAGTATTTGTAGATGCTTTCTGCGGCGGGGGCAATTTGGTAGACAAAATCAGTTGTGAAACTGTTATTGCCAATGATTTGTCTCCAACGCTAATTGCTTTACATATGCAAGCACAATTAGATTTTTCAAAAAATCCAGTTGATGGAAATAGAGAATATTGGGATAAAGCTTATGCAGATTGGAAAAAGATGAAGAAACAAATGGATAATAATGAGCCTATTAGTGTAGACATGCCGCTTTATGAGATTGGAGCAATAGAATGGTATAGTAGTTTCGCTAATGGCGGATTCCCTCGTGGTTATGCGAAGCCTAATGCAACCCGCAATTATTATCAGGAAGCTTATAAGAATCACAAGAAACAAGCGGAGGTAGAAAATTATAAGAAGATTATTTTTCATCAAGGTGATTATAGAGAGCTAATTTCAGAAATACCTCTCAAAGACACTCTTATTTATTGTGATTCACCTTATCGTGGCACTAAACCATATGCAATCAGCAGCAAATTTAATCATGAAGAGTACTATAACTGGTTAAGAGAAACAAGTAAACAAGTGCCTATTTTCGTCAGTGAGCAGACGTTGCCGCCCGATTTTATTCCAATTTGGGAGAAAGACGCAAAAAGAACTTGCGGAAAAGATAATAATTTTAAAGCTTGTGAAAAACTTTATTTTATAGACAATAGAAAGGAGATTTAGAATGGAAGAAGCAAGAAAGGCTCATTTTAGTAAATGCGGTGCCTATTCAGGTTATGATAAGAACCATAAAGAAAGAGAGGCTCTGGATTATTATTCTACACCAATAGAAGAAGTAGAAAATATTTTAAATACTATGAATTTAGATTTAAATAATGCAACTATTTTAGAGCCTTGTTGCGGCGGTGGTCATATGGTTCAAGGTATTGTTAACTATTGCTCTAAATATGATTCTAAACTATGGAAACTTTATGCAACAGATATTAAAGATAGGGGTAGCATTTTACAAAAAGAAGATTATAAAACAGGGCTAGATTACGATTTTTTATCTGATGACTACCCTTATTGTCATGAAATTGATTATATTATTATGAACCCGCCTTATTCAGTTATTGAACCTTTTGTTATGAAGGCTCTTGGAATTGCAGATAAGGGCGTGCTAATGTTAGGCAGACTGCAATTCCTTGAAGGACAGGGCAGATATAAAAATATTTTTAAGGATTATCCTCCAACAGACGTCTATGTCTATGTTGATAGAATATTTTGTTATAAGAATGGAGATACATCTATTAAACAAGCTTCCGCACAGGCATATGCTTGGTTCTTTTGGGATTTAAATGGCAATAGCAAAGATACTAAAATACACTGGATAAGAAGAATAGATAAAGCAGAGGGGTAACCCCTCTTTGCTTTTTTATAAAAAAAATGATATAATATATATAGAAAGAAAAAAGAGGTGGAGAAAATGCAAGTGCTTCCAAGATTTGATCCGCACAATCACACAGAGTACAGCAATTTACGATTGGTAGACTGCATCAATAGGGTTCCCGCCCTTATAGATAGGGCTATTGAGTTAGGTTTAAGTGGTATAGCTATTACTGATCATGAATGTTTGAGTGCTCATGTAAAGGCTAATCAATATGCTCAAAAGATTGTAGAAGAACATCCAGATTTTAAAATAGCTTTGGGAAATGAAATTTATCTTTGTCCTAATAGAGAAAAAGGACAAAAGTATTATCACTTTATTCTTATTGCTAAGAATAAGCAAGGTTATCAAGCATTAAAAGAATTATCAACAAGAGCATGGATGAATAGCTTTGTTGATAGGCGTATGGAAAGAGTTATAACTACCTATGATGATTTAATTGAAATATGCGGTAAGTATCCTAATTCTTTGGTTGCGACTTCAGCGTGTTTAGGCGGCGAACTTTCAGCTCAGACATCGTTGCTTATAGAAGCTGAAAAATTAGGAGATAAGCTTAGTGCTGAAGCCGCTCATAATGATATAGTTAATTTTATCTTATTTTGTCAGAGAGTTTTTGGAAAAGACTTTTACATCGAGTGCGCACCAGGCTGTTCTAAAGATCAGATTGCCGTTAATAGAAGATTGCTCTCAATTAGTAAATGTTTTAATATTCCTATGGTTATTGGTTGTGACAGTCACTTTCTAAAAAAAGAGGATAGATACATTCATAAAGCTTTTCTTAACTCTAAAGAGGGAGAAAGGGAAGTAGATGCTTTTTATGAGTATTCTTATTTGCAGTCCAACGAGGAAATTATAGAGCATTTACAGAAGTCTTCTTTTGATGAATTGTATGTAAAAGAGATGTTTAATAATAGCTATGAAATATATGAAAAAATAGAAAATTATTCTTTGTTTCATACTCAACAGATTCCAGAAGTAGATGTAAAAAATTACCCTAAAACTCAATTTTTGGATGAAAATTATCCAACTTTAGCAAGTCTATTTAATTCAGATAATAAAGTTGAGCGATATTGGGTGAATCAGTGCTTCGAGGGGATGCAAGAGAAAAACATCAATTGGGTAGACCATCCAGAATATTTGCAGCGATTAGAAGAGGAAGCCACTACTAAAAGAATCATTGGTGGAAAATTGGATACCAATATGTTTATGTATCCAGTGACATTACAGCATTACATTGATTTGATATGGGAATGCGGGAGTCCGATAGGTGCAGGACGAGGTTCGGCTTGTGCTGGACTGAACCACTACTTGTTGGGAATTACCCAGCTCAATCCACTCGAATGGGATCTCCCATGGTTTCGCTATATGAACTCTGAACGAACAGAAATTGCAGATATTGATATAGATTTAGCAGCTGCAAAAAGACCGCTTATTATCAAACGCATAAAAGAAGAAAGAAGTGCAAGAATATCTTCTCGTTTTGATGAACAAACTAAACAGAATCTTGGTTGCACTTTGGTAGCGACCTTTGGCACCGAGTCATCAAAGGCTACAGTGTTGACATCATGCTTTAAGAAAGATACAGTGATTGAAACAACCGAAGGAGAGAAAAAGATTCAAGATATTGAAGCAGGAGATTGGGTAAAAACATTGAGTGGTTATGAGCAAGTTTTATATCCGACTACTTGTGAAGGAGTTCCAAGCTGTTTTATAAAGACAAAAAATAGTGTAAACGGAGGATTTTATTGTACAGAAGATCATGAAATTCTAACTGTTGAAAGCTATAGAAGAACTATGGGGAAATGTGCGACTAGTTTAATGAAACAATATATCCCAGAATTAAAGAATTATTCCTCAGCAGATAAGATTTATGATTTATTTGCTCGGAATTTTAGAGAGGTAACGCCAGTTTGGAAGCCTGCTATTCAAATTGAACCCAAACACGATTATGGCTTGACTTTAATAGATACCGAAACTGAGGATTGCGAATATATTGAATGGACAAACGATTTTAGACAGAAATTTGGGATTGGTATTAGTGAAAGGATACCTATATCAAATGAATTTTGCGAATTAATTGGAATTTGGATTGCCGAGGGCAGTATAAATAAGAATCATAACCAAGTCTCTTTTACAATCCATGAAAAAGAAGAGGCTTTGAAGAAAAGAATTATCTCATTGATGTGGCAAGTTTTTCAACTTGATAATGTTTGTATTACAACTCGAAAGGCAAGCAAAGCCGTTTCTATTTCTTATAGTTCTTCTCAATTAGCTCAATTCCTTTTTGAATTATTTGACAATACGGGGGAATGGAAAGATAAAAGAGCTGATAATACTTATCATTATTTAACGCAATGGGATAAAAGAGTGCCGTGTAAATTAAGACATATTTCTCCTCAAAAACAACTTCAAATTGTAAAAGGTTGGTTTTTAGGGGATGGATATGCATCTGACCCATCCAAACCTCACAGTTGCTGTTCTAAGATTACAACTGTGTCTAAAGAACTTGCAAAAGATATGCTGGCTATATTTTATAGAAATATGATTTGCCCAAGTGTTGATATAGAAACACGAAGCCTTACTTCTACAGGTCGTTGTGATTGTTATAATCTTGCTTTGTATGGAGATTTTGCAAGAGTCCTTTATCAAATAAAATATCAAAGTGAAAACCTTGAAGAGGAATTGGTATTTCCATTAAGTGCCAGACGTAAAGAAGATATTCCGGTTGTGTACAATGGAAAACTATATATGAGAATGAAGATAGAATGCGTAAAACAACCAAATACCCAAAAAGAGCAGGTTTATTGCCTAAAAATGCCCAATGCAAACTTTTCTGTCAATAATGTTATAGTACATAATTGCAGGGGCTATAGAAGTGCGGAGTATCCCGATGGAATAGACATTGATGTAGCTCAGTACCTCTCAAGTCTAATTCCCGCAGAAAGAGGAGAAGTTTGGTCACTTGAAGATGTTCTTTATGGAAATGAAGAAAAAGGTAGGAAACCAATCAAAAGTTTTATTAATGAGGTATCTCAATATGATGGGCTTGTCGATATTATGTTAGGAATAAAAGATCTTGTTAGTAGAAGAGGCTCTCATGCTTCAGGTGTTGTATTTTTTGACAGTAATCCATATGAGCATTGTGCTTTCATGAAAACCCCAAAAGGGGAGCTTATTACGCAATGGGATCTCCACGAAGTGGAGTTCATGGGCGTTGTGAAGTACGATTTCTTAATTACAAATGTTACAGATAAAATTCTTCGCACTATCAACTTACTTCAGGAAGCTGGGGAGATAGAATCAGATTTATCTTTAAGAGAAGCTTATAACAAATATCTTCACCCAAGCGTACTTCCTATCCACGATGAAAAGATTTGGGATGCTATTGATAATAATAGGGTTATAGATTTGTTTCAATTTGATTCAGATGTCGGCAGTCAGGCAGCGAAGAAAATTAAGCCACGCACAATGCAAGAGCTTGCGGACTCTAATGGATTGATGAGATTGGCGGCAAGTGAAAGAGGTGCAGAGCCGCCTATGGAGAAATACATTAGATTTAAAAATGATATTTCTCTTTGGTATGCGGAAATGAAAAGGTATGGATTGACACAAGAAGAAGTAGAAGCTGTTCAACCACATTTTGCAGTATCTTATGGAGTGCCGCCTAGCCAAGAGCAGTTAATGCGTATGCTGATGGACAGTAATATTTGTGGTTTTACTTTAAGTGAAGCTAATGACGCCCGAAAAGTTGTTGCAAAGAAGCAGACTAAACGTATTCCAGAACTTAGAAAAAAGATTATCGCAAAAGCAAAAAGTAAAAATTTAGGAAAATATATATGGGAGTGTGGCATCAAACCACAAGCTGCCTATAGCTTCTCTATAATACATGCACTTGCATACAGCTTCATAGGCGTGCAAACCGCTTATTTAGCAGCACATTGGAATCCTATCTATTGGAACACCGCTTGTTTGATTATCAATAGTGGTTCAGAAGAAAATGATATTGAAGATGAAGATGAAGATGATACAACAGTAACGAAAGAAAGACAGACTGATTATGCTAAAATTGCTAAGGCTTTGGGGGAGATCCTTTCCAGAGGAATTAAAGTATCTTTAGTAGATATTAATAAGTCTGATTTTAGTTTTAAACCTGATGCTGAGAATAATGAAATTCTTTTTGGTATGAAAGCATTAAGCTATATTAATGCAGAGCATATTGAGAAGATTAAAAGTGGTCGCCCTTATAAAACTTTTAAGGATTTTTTAATAAGATGTCCGCTTCCTAAGCGTCCAATGTTTTCTCTTATTAAGAGTGGTGCTTTTGATAAGCTAGAAGAAAATTGGGCACGAGAACTAAATATCGATCCACGTATCTTAATTATGACTTATTATATTTCTACAATCTATGGACAAAAAGATAAAATAACTTTGCAGAATTATAATTCATTGTTGAAGAATGATTTGATTCCAGCGGAAATGGATCAATATAAAGCTTTACATAGTTTTAATAAATATCTTAAAGATTATAAAAGAGTTGGTGAATATTTTGTCTTTGATGAAAATTGTGAGAGATATTATAATGCTAATTTTGATACAGATAAGATAGAGATTGTAAATGGCTGTGTTTGCATTCGCCGCAAAGAGTGGGATAAGATATATCAGAAGACTATGGATGGTTTAAGAGATTGGGTAAAGGGTAATCAGCAAACCTTGTTAGATAATTTAAACTTAATTAATTTTAAAGAGTGCTGGAGCAAGTATGCTATTGGTACAGTATCTGCATGGGAGATGGACTCTTTATGTTTCTATTACCATGACCATGAATTAGCAGACATTAATACAGGCAAATATGGAATTGTTAGTTTTTCGGAGTTGCCGCAACAGCCAGAAGTAGATTATTATTTTAAGAGAAATGGTAAAGACCTTCCAGTTTATACAATTTATAAAATTGCTGGTACAGTGCTGGGTAAAAATGACACACGTTCATCAATCTCTCTACTAACTACAGATGGAGTTGTAAGTGTCAAGTTTACAAAAGAATACTATGCAATGTTTAAGAAGCGTATATCAGAACCTGCTCCAGATGGTACTAAAACTGTTAAGGAGGAATCTTGGTTTACAAGAGGAACTAAGCTCTTGATACAGGGGTACCGCAAAGATGACACGTTCATTGGTAAGACTTATAAAAATACGCCTGGGCATCAATTGTATAAAATCACAGAAGTAAATGGCAAAAATATTAAGATTACACACGAGCGTTACCAAACAGAGGAGGATATTAATGTATAAAGTAATTGCTTTATTTGGAGAGTCTGGAGCGGGCAAGGACAGGATTTTAAATGAGCTTTTATGGGATCAACCTTTGGTTCATGCAATCGTCTCCTATACTACCCGCCCACCAAGAGAATATGAATTAAATGGTATTGACTATTGTTTTATTACAGAAGATGAATTCTTAAAAAAAATTGATAAAGGAGAGTTTGTAGAATATACCTGTTTTAATGGCTGGTACTATGGAACAAGAGCAGAAGATTTAAGAGAAGATCGGATAAATGCTGGGGTATTTAATATTCAAGGAGTATCTTCTTTGATTGCGGACGGTCGTTGTAAGGTCTTCCCTTTTAAAGTTTCTGCTTCGGATCGAACAAGACTAATGAGAAGTCTTGAAAGAGATCCTACAGCCGACTGTGGTGAGATTTGCCGCCGTTTTTTAGCGGACAAAAAAGATTTCTATCACATCCCTTTCAATTATACCCTTTTAGACAATGAAAAACTGCAAGATCTTCCTTTTTTGATGACGCAGATAGAAGAAATAGTTGATCTTTCAGAAATTACATAAGGGCATTGATGAATTATTTAATTAAAATAAAATTCATATAATAAGAGGATAGTTTCCTTAAAATATTTATATAATTAGGAGGATAACTTTTTATGAACATTAGAAAGAGAGATGGACGTTTAGTTCCCTTTGATGAATCTAAGATTGAAAAAGCAGTATTAAAAGCTTTCGTGGCGGTGGATAAAGAATTATCAGATTATGCTATTGCCAAAGCAGAGAACATTGCAAATTATATTAAAGATATTAGTGAACAAGAGGAATTGTCTATTGAGCAAATTCAAGATTATGTTGAAAATGGCTTAATGTCAACAAAGAGAAAAGATGTTGCTAAAGCTTACATTAAATACAGAGAAGAAAGATCAAAAATTCGTCAATGCAATAGTGATCTGATGAGAACAGTAAGAGAAAAAATGATGGCAACAAATGTACAAAATCAAAATGCTAATGTTGATGAGCGTTCTTTTGGCGGGCGTATGGGGGAAGCCAATAGCTCTGTAATGAGACATCTGGCTTTAAATGAGTTTCTTTCTGAAATGGCAAGAGAAAATCATCTTAATAATCGCATTTATATACATGATCTTGACCATTATGTAGCTGGAGATCATAATTGTCTATCTATTCCCTTTGATAAGTTGTTAGCTTCTGGTTTTAACACCAGACAAACGGATGTGAGACCTGCAAATTCTGTGAATACCGCTTTTCAGCTTATAGCAGTAATTTTCCAGTTGCAGAGCCTGCAGCAGTTCGGAGGTGTTTCCGCCACTCATATAGACTGGACTATGGTTCCTTATGTGCGAAAAAGTTTCACTAAACATCTCGGAGACGGGATGGCATATATCGAAAAGAAATCCGAGTACAAGGTAAAGAGATTTCAGAAATGGATAGAAAATGATCCAAACCACCCCGATGGAACAATTCATTTTGATGATACAGAATTTCAATCATTACACCCTGAGGCTTGGAGATACGCAATAGATATGACAACAAAAGAAATCTATCAAGCTGTTGAGGGGATGTATCATAATCTTAACACCTTGCAATCACGCAGCGGCAATCAGCTGCCTTTCACTTCTATCAATTATGGAACTTGTACTTTACCAGAAGGAAGGGTAGTTACAAAAGCATTATTAGAAGTTTCTATAAGAGGTATTGGAAAATTGCATAAAACAAGTATTTTCCCTTGTGGTATTTTTCAGTGTATGCAAGGGGTTAATCGCAAACCCGGCGACCCTAATTATGATTTGTTTAAATTAGCTTTAAAATCTACTGGAAAAAGACTTTATCCAAATTATGCAAATGTTGATTGGAGCGGAAATGCTGGATATGACCGATCTGATCCTCGCACATATTTTTCAACCATGGGTTTAGCTTAATACTTAGCCCATGTAAAATCTTTTGAACCGCGCCCTCGGGTGTCACTGCTAAGTGGCTAACGGTTAGGTCTAGAACAGATGAGATCCGTGCTAAGATTCATCATAATATTCACATAGGAGTAAATATGTGGATATACAAGATAACAAATATTCAAAACAACAAAATATATATTGGTCAAACCATTAGACCAATAGAGCAAAGGTTTCATAGACATCTTAATGACGCATTAAATAATATATTAGATACTCATTTTGCCAGAGCAATTAGAAAATATGGTAAAGAAAACTTTATTATAGAAGAAGTTGAGACCGCTCAATCGCAAGACGAATTAAATCAAAAAGAACAATATTGGATTAGATATTACAATTCAGTTGAAGAAGGATATAATGAAACAGACGCTATTTCAAAATGCGGCGGAAATGCTTATCAATCTAAAACTGAAGAAGAAATGGAAGTTATTAAAGAGAAAATTCGACAAACTAAAATAGGTGCTAAAAACCCTATGGCACGAAAAATTAAAAGAACAAATATAATTACTAATGAAATAGATATATTTGATACTGTAATTAGTTGTGCTAAGGCTTGTGGAATACAAAATGGGAAAACTTCTATAACAACAAGATTAAATGGACAAATTAAAAGTCCTTATAAAAAAACTTGGATTTTTGAATATTATGATGAATAAAGTGTATCGACTATCCCTGATGAATGTAAGGGAGTAGGGTGAGAGATAGGCACTCACTCGAAGCGGAAGACAACTCCACAATAGTGGAATGAAGATATAGTCAGTGCCTGTGGGGACACAGGATAAACACGTGTAGAACAGCCAATGGTTGGGACATTAATGGTTTTGGACAATTAAAAGACGGTCGTGGGAATATTTGTCCTGTTACTATTATTATGCCAACATTAGCTATGGAAACAATAGAAAAGTTAAATAAAAACAGTTCAGATGAGTTAAAGGTGTCCGCTTTTTTGGATTATTTAGATACTAAAATCCATGAAGCAAAAGATATGCTTATTGAGAGATTTGATTGGATTTGCAGTCAATCTCCAGAGTCAGCAAAGTTTATGTATGAGAATGGTTTGATGGAGGGGTATATCCCAGAAGAGGGCATTCGTTCAGCCTTAAAACATGGTACTCTTGCTATTGGTCAATTAGGATTAGCTGAGACACTGCAAATTTTAGTTAAGTGCAATCATACAACAGATAAAGGTATGGCAATAGCCAAACAGATAGAGGAGCTTTTTCAAAAAAGATGTAATGAATTTAAAGAACAATATAAATTAAATTTTGGAGTGTACTATACACCTGCAGAAAATCTTTGTTATAAAGCCATGAAAGCTTTTCAGAAAAAGTATGGGCAAATTCCTAACATCAGCGATAAAGAATTTTTCTCCAATAGCATACACGTACCAGTATGGGAAGAGATGGGATATTATAAAAAAATTGATATTGAGTCACAATTAACAGGTTACTCTTCTGCGGGATGTATCACCTATGTTGAACTAGATGCTATTGCAAAATGGAATACTGAAGCTTTAGAGAGCTTAGTCAATTACGCAATGGATAAAGACATTCCTTATTTTGCTATTAACGTTCCTAATGATACTTGTCTTAATTGTGGTTTTACAGATGAAATTGCTGATAATTGTCCTAAATGCGGAAGCAAGAACATTCAGCGTTTACGCCGTGTTACTGGATACCTAACAGGGGATTATCCAACTGCTTTTAATAGGGGAAAGCAACAAGAAGTACAAATGCGTTTTCAGCATTCAAAAGTGGAACAGATTTGACAAACTACAAAAAATTTGGTATAATAAAAGAAAGAGAGAAAGAAAATGATTAAAAAATATTCAACGAAACCTGCAGTTATTGAAGCAGTTCAATGGACAGGTACTAATATACAAGAAATTCTTGACTTTTGTGGAAAAGATAATGCTCTTTTTGTTGAAATAGAAACAGAGGAGCCATTTGAATATCCGTTGTTTTCCTTATATATAATTACTTTAGAGGGTATGATGTCCGCAAAAGTATCAGATTATATTATTAAAGGTGTCTTAGGGGAGTTTTATCCTTGTAAGAAAGACGCTTTTATTCTTAAATACGAGGAGATTAATTAATATGGCAGAATTTACAGGTAATACATTATACGAAATGAACCAGCAACTGATGAGTAACGAAAAAAAGTTATCACCAGCCGCATTATTAAGTAAAAAAAAGATGGTTAAACATTTCTTTTTAACTAATCTTGCACAGTATTTTATGCTCTTGTGTCATGATGCAAGAGATTATACGCTATTTAATGATATTGGTTACAATCCTTTTAATGCGGTATCCGTAGAAAGAACAGCAAAACAATTCACTAAAGAGTTGTTTGAATGCTTAAAAAATAGAGGGGATATTCTTGCTATTGATAAAGCAAAAGAAAACCCTAAAGCTTTGGAAATCTGGATCAGAACCCCGGAAGGGCAAAATCTTTGTTATTATATTTTTGATTATACATTGGGAGTAATTGAGGTGAATTCAAATGGATGAATTAGTATGTAAAATTCAACCTTTTGATTTAACTCAAACTGTTTATATTTATAGAAGCGGTGGAGTTAAATCAATTAAAATTCCTACAAATGAATTTTGCGAGCAAATTATAAATCTTGCAAGAGCAGAACAAATAAATCGTGTTTTTTTTAAAGGTCATAAGAAGTATTCTAAAGGAATTAAAGACCAAATAAAAAAATATGAAAAAACTCATTATTGTAGTGATAAAATTGATATTGAAATAATTTAAAAGGGAGCAAACTATATTGGAAAAAAATATTTTTATTTCTCGAACTAATTTAGCCGGAGAAGGGGCGAGTTTATTTCTTAATGATTTTGAAGCCTTAGGTCAACATTTGCACGATTTAGACAATAGGTGGAGTTATACAGTATCTCCAGTTATACTTGGTAACTACACGTATGGAGTTTACATGAGATTGGTTTATGACAATAAATTTTCTATTACCAGTTATATAGATAAGCGCAGTTCAGGTTCAGGTTCAGGTCTGTGGAACACAGAATTTATCCCGTCTGGGAGAAGTATCACATTCTCTAAGGCGGCAGACCCGTCATTATTGACTTCTAGAAAAGGTAAATACACTTTAATCACTCTTTTACCTACTCCATCAGAATATACAGACCAATACCAAAATTATTCTTCAATTCTCTGTTTTAAAAACCCTAGAAATACAGGTTCTTGGACTACCTCTTATTTAAATTATGGAATTGGTCTAAGTAATTATGGAGCGATGATGACTATTCCTATAGTAAGTTCTCTTACTGAGGTTCCCGCATCTTCTGTAGATTGTTATTTTTTTGAAATGCAAAATGTTATAGATCCAGAGAAAAAGACTTGGGGAATGCTTGTCAACATGGCAGAAGGTCCAACAGCAGAAACTAAAAACGATTTTCCTACAGAAATGCTTTTGCTAAGCGGAGAGCATCTCCAGTTAGAAAAACTTCCCTCAGAGTATTTCACTTCTATGAAGAACAGAGGTGTTGTACCTGTTCTAACAAATATGTGCAGTAAACAGATTAAATATTATGCACCGCATTTATACATTAAAGAAACAGCTCATGACGATTGTTTTGGGCATATTAAAATTGAAGACAAGTATTTTTTAGCAGGAGCTGGATTTGCTCTTGAAACAGATGAACACGATTAATTAATTTAAAGGAGTTAATATATGAAATATTTAATTACAACAACAGAAGTATACAGAGTAGATACAGAAGCAGAGGCTCAAGCACTTATTGAGGCGGCAAAAGCTGACAATCATTTTATTCTTAATAAATATGTCAGTGAGTATAAAGAGCGTAAGAGCAAGGGAGAAGTAATTGATGAATATTTTAAGGTTTCGCTTGTAAAATCTTTTACTGACATCCGCGAGCCTGAGTCTCAGGTTAGTATAGAATACACCGTTGAATAAGGAGTTTTAAAATGAATATTAAAATTTTAAATCAATATGCAAAAGTACCAACACAAGGTTCTGATTGGGCGGCAGGCTATGACCTGTACGCCGCTATACCTGAAGACCACATCATGATACCTCCTCACTCTACAAAAAAGATTGGTACAGGATTGGCAGTTGAGATTCCAGTTAATGCTTTTGGCGGCATTTTCGCCAGGAGCGGATTAGCCTCGAAAATGGGTCTCAGACCATCGAACTGTGTCGGTGAATAAAAAAAGATAGATTCCCCCGGGCAAATCAGATTCAAAAAAATACCTCTAAAATTATATATAATATAAAAATAATGGAGGTATCTATATGCAAACAATTGATTTTGGATCAAATGAAAAATTTATTGCTAATTATGAGAAATTAAAAAGCTCCCGTAAAATGGGAGAATTATACGGGTGTGACAAGACTTCCGTATTGAATCATGCGAAAAAAATTGGATATAACGTAAATGGGAATAAGAAAAGTAAACTTTCTTTAGCAGATAAGCAAGATATTATTAATGCTTATTATGATAAAACTTCTACTCAGCTTGCTCAAGAATATGGAGTAAGTCGAGGAGTAATCACTAAAATTTGGTATGATGCGAATTTAAAAGGTAAAGCAAATAAACCCACCAATGATTATAATTCTTTAAATCTTTCTGGGCAAAAAATTAATTCTTTAACAGTGTTAGAACGCACTGAACATAGAGATAGTTCTGGCTGTGTAAAATGGCTTTGCCGTTGCGATTGTGGAAAAATTGTAGAAGTAAGTTCTTCTCGTCTAAACACTAAAGCTGCAAAAAGCTGCGGATGCTTAAGTAAAAAAGCATTAGAATTGGGAAGGGGTTTAAATTTTCATGATTTAAAAGGGCAAACATTTGGGAAATTAACAGTTCTAAATAGATGTGAAGATAAAAAACTTAATGATAGAGTCATTGTCCAATGGCTTTGTGTATGCACCTGTGGAAGAGAAACAAAAGTGCTTGCCTCAAATTTAATCAGTGGGAATACTCAAACCTGTGGTTTATGCGGTGAAAAATCACATGGCAATCTTAAAATAGATTCTATTTTAACACAAGCTGGTATCCCATTTGAAAGAGAAAAACGTTTTTCAACTTGCAAAGATGAAGCACTATTGCCTTTTGATTTCTTCGTAAATAACCAATATTTAATTGAATATGATGGTGAACAGCACTTTAATCCAAATAGCTTTTTTTATTCTGAAAAAATTCAAAAGCATGATGAAATTAAAAATCAATGGTGTAAAGAAAACCATATTCCCTTAATTAGAATTCCTTACACTCATTATTCAGAGTTAGCACTAACAGATTTGCTTTTAGAAACAAGTCCTTTTATCTTAAAAACGCCGACAATAAATTGAGTCAAATCGGTGAAAGCCCTCTAAGGACAGGCTAATACCGAGGTAATTAATTAGATTGCGAATAGGCTAATTAACACCGTAGAGCGTAGGTAGTGAATAAATATAATCTACCCAAGAGGACTCAACATCTTATTGATGAAAATGTACGCCGAACTTATATGATGATAAAATATAAGAACTAAAGGATAAAAAGCCTTTAGGATAACAAAATTGGTTGTAGACGCAGACTATCGTGGCGAAGTAGCAGTTGCTCTTCACAACGATACAGACGAAGCCCGCATAGTTGTCAATGGAGAAAGAATTGCTCAATTAGTAGTAATTCCATTTATGAAAATTGATGGCTTTACTGTTGTAGACGAACTTAGTTCTACAGAACGTGGGATTAATGGTTTTGGCAGCACAGGAATGAGATAAACAATGAGCAGCGAGATTCTTCTTGCTGCTTTTTCTTTTGCTTGTCTGCTTGACTTTTTAAAAAATTTATGTTATAATTTTCTTATAGAGAAAGGAAGTGCAAAGGTAGAAATGAAAATTATTGGAGTAGATGCAAGCTCTAAGAGCTTTGGATATAGTGTATTTAAAGATAAACAATTAGTTTCTTATGGTTGTTTAACTGCATCTTCAACAGACTTAATCAAAAGAATAAACAAAATTCTTAAAGAATTTGAAGATGTGCTTATTTTAAATAAAGATACACAAAAAATAATTATGGAAGAAGTTATTCCTGTTGCTGGTAAAAATAATAAAACTTATAAAGCTTTAATGTGGTTGCAAGGTGCAGTTGCTATTATGGTACATGATAAATTTCCTAATATTAAAATAGAGTATATTTATCCAAGTTCTTGGCGTTCTAATTGCTCTATTAAAACTGGTAAAAGTATAACAAGAGAACAACTTAAACGGGCAGATATTGATTTTGTAAAAAAGAAATATGGAATAGATGTTAATGATGATATTGCAGATGCAATTGGTATCGCCCATTCATCAATCTATGACTTCGATATTAATTTTGAATAAAAAAGAGAGGGCTAGTACCCCTCTCTTAATTTATTAAAGATTTTATTTGTGATAAAGATTATTTCATCTCCGTAAGTTGCTATTAAGTCTGCTACTAATTCCTCTTGCTCATATGTAAGGTCAACATCATAAGAGAACATGGCTGCATGAGTAATTTCATGACAAAGAACCTTCTTTAATAATGCACCGTCCAAAGTATCATTAATAAAGATAGTTTTTAATTTGTCATCACAACAGCCTAAAGTAAACTGACCTGTCGTTGCTCGCATTAATACTGGATGATTTGCGGCAACATATTGAACGTTCCAAATTTCATTATTAATAGTAAACATTAAGCAATCTTACTTGCGAGAGTAGTCATCTTTTGACGTAGGATAGCCTTTTCTTCTGGAGAAGCATCTTTAATCATTTCAGTGACATCTGTTGATAATTCCTGCATATAAGCCTCAAGCTCTTTCATTTGCTGGTCTTTACTTCGTTTTATTTCTTTACCCTCCATATACATCTTACGTCTTAATGAACTTTTACCCTCGCGGGGGTCACGTATTGCGGCAGTTTCATACACATGACCCATAGGCTCATGATGGTCGCTGCCCTCATAATACATTTGTCCTTTTCCTTTATCCATGTCTCTATACATTTCTGGATAGCGAATAGGATAGTTGCTTCCATAATAAGAAATATTATTCACTGTTTCTCCACTTTTTGACTCGTGTGCCTGCTCCATAGCTTTAATAATATAGCAATGATAGATAGCTTCTTCCAGATCTTTTATCATATCTATTGCTTCACCAAGTTCTTTAGTGTCAACGCAATCCAGATTGCTCATTTGAGTTTCAACAGCGTTCATTAACTTATTTTTCATTTCTTTTAATCTTTCAATACTCATTTATTTTTACGCCGTCCTTTCTACTATAATATTAGCATTTTGAACTTGAACGGCTTGTGTGCCAGTGTTTTCAACAGCCACTGTATAGCAACAACCTCTTGGTACAGTTACGAACACAGAAGCATAAACATTCCAAAACTGATTCCCCTCTGCGGGAGTTATAACCATTGAACTAGTAGGAATAGGTTCTCCATCAATAGCCAAAGCTAAAGATAATGATGTGCCTTCTGTTAATTCTGTAGTTCCTGCCATGTTACACCCAAAGGACACCTTGTAACGGGCAAAACACCCGTTACAATTATTAACAATGCCTCTCAAGGTGAGAATACCGGATCCTTCCCTATGAATTACATATCCACGTGTACAAGGGATTGGTGACTCAGAAAAAAGTACATTTTGCCCTGCATTAACTGTCTGAAGGGCGTTACTTGTATATTCTGCCATTGTTAATTGTTTCCTCCTTTATTAAGCACCGCAACCAGCGTAGCCATAGCCGTAATAGTTGCCACAATTGCAGCTATTCGGATTAGCAACTACATATGCGGGAATTGGTGTCGGATTTACTGCGTGAATAATTTGAGCAGTCTGAGCAGCCTGACTTGCGGCAATGTCCGCTGTTTGAGCTGTTTGACTTTGAGCAAACTTTAATGCATTGTTGTCTGCAAGGAGATCTGCATTTCTTTGCTTCAAGCCGTCAATTTCCATTGCACAGAGTTTATCAAGAATTGCCTGAGTGTTTGCTGTTGCATTAGTGATTACATCACGAAGTCCATCACTGATAACAGCTCTATCAGCACAGTTTTCAGTTGCTACTGTATACTTTAAATCTGCTACAGCTGCTCTATTTTCACAGCAGCAATTTTGCTGATTCATAGCAATAGTGTTGAGTTGATTAGTAAGATTTGACTGATTACCATTTAAAGTCTGGTAAAGCCCCATCTGATTTGCATTAAGTGTCTGTGCGAGAATTTGCTGGTTGTTATTCATTGTCTGCAAGAGATTAGCTTGTGAATTACATCTTGCAACCTCTGCATCTGCAAATCCATTAGTAACTGCGGCAGTTAGTCCATTGATGCCATTCATCGTTGCCAACTGGTCGAAACTACTCTGTAAGTCAGAAGTAACATCATTGGTAGCCATGAACGGAAGTACTCCATTGTTACTATTCCAACCACCATTATTCCAGCCGCCGCCGAAACATATTAAGATAAATAATACGATGAACCACCAAGATCCACCATCGCCTCCGAAGAAGCCATCTCTGTTATAGCCATTACCTGTTGCAGCCGCAATATCAGATAAGCTATAATTGCCTGTTGAATTGAACATAAATGTCCTCCTTTAAAAATATATTTATAAAGTTTGCCAGCTTATCAGAATCTAAAATTCTGTTTAAAGTTGGCAAATTCTTTATCAAAGTCCATGCCCCTTTCTTGTGCAAGATTGCGGGCAATTCTTTCTAACCCAGCAGTATCTTTATTCTGTGCTAATTTCATAATATTAGCATACATGGGGTTTTGTTGCGATTGCTGATTAAGCATATTCATAACTAGTTGCTGCGGATTTCCTCCGCCTCTAATTAACTGCATAATTTGCATAGGATTAATTGGCATATTTCCACTCCTTTTCTATTAAAAAGCTGTTTGGTTTGCGGCAGTGGCATTCTTCTTTTGCGGCGTCTGGGCAGCTTGTTTAGAAGGACTAGTAACAGCCGCCACAAAATTTTCAAATTTATTTAATAATTCGTTATATTCTTCTCTTGTCACATAGTCTGTTGCTTTAAGAGGTTTTTCAGGCTCTATTTCTGTTTGACAATAGACGTTAAAACTTGAAGTACCATCTAAGTTAATTTGTTTGGTATATATTCTTTTATTCGCTATATCTGTAAAAATATTTAATGCTCCATCAAATTCTATTTGAGCAACTTTAGCTTCTTCCATTGAAGTTACTGGACGACCACGCAAAAAATTTGTAGGCTGTGGTACTCCGCTTGCCGCCATGGGGATGTTTGATTGAGTTTGTTCTATCGTTGTCAATCTCTGTTGATAGGGAGATTGATAATATGCGTTATTTGCTAAATAAGGGGGAACTGGTTGATAAATCATTTTTACGTACTCCTTTCCTGTTTCATTAAAATATAAAACTTCGGACAAGTTAAAAATACTAACTTGCCCGAAGTTTTTATATAAATTTATTAAAATTTTAAAATTTAGCAGGAGAAGCCCGATTTTTTCTCAATCTTGTGAGGGATATTGAATTAAAGCTCCATTAGATTCTAAACGAAAACCAAAGCCCTCAATTGAATTATTTTGTGCTGGGAGATGCTTGATTTTGGTTAAGATGTTGTCTGAAGTTAATTGCCAACTGACATAAGTGTTAGAACTCCCTTCTACAGGTGTAATTGAGTGAAAGACAGTGTCTACCGATACAGAAGAAGGGAATAATAGCCTAAAAAGTTGTTTGTTCTGGAAAAAAGGATAACAATATCCAGTAAGAGCCGTATATTGAGGAGTACCTAATATATTGTTATTATCTATTTCTTCTTCTGTGAGCATCCACAAATAACATTCCTGTTGTTTTTTGCCTGTTGAACTTGTTAATGCAGAAATACTATTTGCGAGTACCCACTCATAAATACGCATATATAATTTGTACAATTGCAAAAATTCTTGCCCTGTTTCAATGAGGCTTACACTTTTTCGTAATGCTAAAAGAGCGTCCTCTGAATCCGCAGAAAAAGTTTTGAGGTTAGATTCTAATTTTACTGAAGCTCTTAATAGTACCAATGCTGTATCAGCATAAGTACTAATGGCGTCTATTTTACTCTTAAATGCCTCGCTGAGCAAAATCTCATTAGTGCCTGTATCTAATCTTATATCCGCTGAATCCCCATTCGTAGAAGGTTCATATTCTGCAAGATCCTTAAAACGTTCCAATTGCCCGCTATTATAACCAAAATACCCAAGTGCTGTTGAAGCTGATACCTGCTGGTCTGTATGTCTTTCATCATAAAGAACGTTTTTAGGGGCAAAATTTAAAGAACTGTCAGAAGATGCGGTTAATCCGAAAAAGTTTTTAACTCCTGCACTATCTTGCCCATCAATACGATTTTTAAAGAAAGATGTTTTCTGCCATGCGGCGTTTGGAGCCTCTCCTCCACTTGTATAATTCTCTGAAGGTAACGTACCTGAAAATTTAGCCACAGTCCCTCCATAAAAATCAATGTGATCTTTGTATATATGGTCTCCTAATTGTCCATTATGCCCATTAATACCAATTACATAAAACTTAGTTACCTCTTCTCTATTTGGCTCTAGTTCTACATAATCTCCTATTCTACAATACTGTTCAATAGTGCCAGCATCTAGGTGAGATTGCACTTCTAATATGTTAAGTTTTTTAGGGCGGATGCTCGTATCCATCTTTTTTTCTAATGTCTCTAATCTTTGAGTCAAATTCTCTTGATCTCCATCATCCATTTGAATATAATCCGATGTTGTACCAAGAGGTAGTGTTGTTGATGTTCCATTTTTTAATCTATATTTAACTTTGGTAACTACTTTTTCTGTTGCCATTGTATTACTCCTTTCCCTCTGTTGTTTCTAGGCAGAATCCAGCTCCTGCCATAAAATAAGTATCTTCTATCTTTACATGTCCAAAGCAATCGTCATGAGCTGTTTCTTTAATGTATAAATGTGGTGCATAATAAGAAGTTTGTTTGCTACACATATTCGTTAAAACAGGTACAACTCCTCTGTGAGCTAATGAAGTGAAATACTCTGTGGGGAGCCTCTCTAATTGGATATGCTCTCCTGACGTTAAAAAATTCATTGAAGTTTCATTTGTTAAACCTGCATAATCTACTGTTGTTTCATCTACTGGTCCAGCTGCTGCATTCATTAATATAGCCCCAGTTTCCTGTTCTTCATCTAAAGCATCTTTCATTTGAAATAAAAAACAATCTGCGGTAGATGGAGATAAAGAAGAAATACTTTCTGATGTAAGAAAAGGCATTGTTAGCATTGCTCCGTATCCTGTTAAACTAATCCCCCAATGTATAAAATTTTGAAGATCGCTGGTTGAATAGTTGTTGTTAGAACAAGGGTTTTTAGGATAAGAATTTATTGAATATCTTGTATCATCAATTTGAGATACATTCCGAGGAAAGCCGACTGAAGCTAATATCTCAGGTGATATATCATTTACTACTCCTAAGCATGCTCGTGATGCTGAGGTTGGCGTCAAACTCTCGCTGCGGAGCATGTCGCTAGATATCCATTTTGATTTATTATATATATATGTTGGAGATGCAAAATTTAATATTAAAGCATTTTTTTTATTATAAGTTAGTCTAAAAGCGTACATAATTTGATTAGATGATGATATTCTTCTCCCCCAACTATTAGAATATTCCCAGTTAGGATCGATACTATTCATATGAGCTCCTAATTCATTTAAGTCATTCAGCAATTGTCCATTACTCTCAGGGGTCATATTGATTCTTGCGTAATATTTATTTAAGGATAAAGCCATTTTTTGTCACCTCTTTTATTTTAATTTTAAGCATAAGAATTGCCCGCCTATTAAATATTCATAGTCATGATTGATCAAATCATACACCCTAATATAACAAAAGAGCCTATCAGAGGTAAAAAATTTTTTATATAAATAAGGAAAATAATCTTGTTCACTATTGGTAAGTTTAATTAATGAATTAATCCCCCAGCCACTATTTACTGGGAAAGGAGTTAAAGTACTGCTACTATCAAAGTATCTTCCTCTTATCGCATCTAAATAGAGTATTCCAGTTGATACCCCTTCCGCTTCAAAATTTCTTTCATAATCAAGAGGTATTACTAGAGAAGGAATCCCTTCAATACCTTCTCTATCATTATATCTTTTAGAAAGAAAAATCTTAAAGAGCGGAGTAACTCCTGCGGCAACAGCAGCAGTTTCTATTACATTACAAATTCCTACAAGCACTCCATATTCAGTAATTGCATAATTATATTGGATTAAATAATTTCCGCTTTCTATTGTAGTCAAACTATAATGAAAATCTCCTATATAATTAGATTCTCCACTGTTGTCTAAAGGAATTTCTCGAGTATACTCTTGCGTTTCATCACATAAAAATTCGCTAATTGCGACTCCCTCATTAAATTTTACAATTTCAATTCCCCAATAGATATTCTCTCCAAAAATTATTCGGCAATAAATACGAGGCGTAGAATAACTTTTCCATTCAGAAAAACTAGTGTTTGAAGCAGGGGTTGGAATTATGGAAGAATTGTAATTATCATAAGAAAATTCAAATTGTAAACCCATAGATTCTGCCATTTCTTTAAAATCAAGAGGCAGAAGATTAAAATGCTCTTCGTTATTGTATATGTCCAACCCCGTTCGATATACTATCCTATTTTTTGCCATATTTACAAATCACCTCTTTTTAAGACTAATCCATAGGAGTAATTTCACCTGATACAGATGATGTAATTATTCCTTGTGCAATGAGGGTAATAGCATCTATAAAGGTTCTCTTTCTATTGTCAGAAGAAATTACTTCATCTCCTTGTCCAAAAATAACTGCTAAATCCAGTTCAGGCGAAGGTAGAATAAGACTAGAATCTTCAAAATCAGAAGTTGTAATTGTCATTTCAATCCTCTTTAGAGAAGCTATACTTCCAGATGCTACAGCAATAGCATAGTCTTCTAAAAGTGCATCCCCTGTATTTATATACTCAGAAACTATCGCTGAAGGGTAAACTCCAAAAATCTTATTACTATAAAATTGTAAGAAACCGTTCTCTCCAATTTTATATTGTTGTCTAACTATTTGGTTATTTTCATCAAGAGATGCAATACAATATAGTGCATTAGGAGAATCATAAATCGTTAATTGTTTAATATAAGAGTAAGGCTCTTCAGGAAGTTCTCCTAAAACTATTTTTGTAGCTGGATCAGTCTCCCCAGCAAGAGCCGCCAAATCCATATATTTTAAACAGTAATAATTATTCAAATATTCGTAAACAGTATTTAGTGGATAGTCATTCTCATCTATAGTGTACTCTTGCTCTTCTTGCGTAAAAACATCAATTTTATTAAAAGTATGTTCACTACTTGGAGCAGGTCTTTTCAGCCCTTCTGCGGTAGGTACAAATTGAAAGAAACTTTCTGATGTGAAGTAACCTAACTCAACTAAATTGCTCATATAGTTCTTTCCTCCCAAATTAGAAATATTTCCCCCTCTGCGGCAGCCGAAGAGCTATCCTCTGCCACACTTACAATAGGAGGGTATGTTAATGTTAGCTGAGTTGAAAAAGGCTGCCCCTCTGTTCCGCTTATACTAGTCAAATCATAACTTGAACCAAGTTCTTTTGAAGCAGTGATTTTTACTACCGGGGTTCTGAAACCTATTTTTAATGTACTTCCATCTTGTTGGGAATATACTGTTAATTGATCTAGAGTATCATCTCCAACCATTGCTTTTTGATTTGCGGTGATATCATTAACAATAGATGGGGTTACCGCAAAGACAGGAGCAGAAATATTTCCAATTAAATCCAGACCTTTTTTTTCATTAACCCTATAAATATTCCCAAATCCTGCAATTTGAGAATCATCGCCTCCAACAATAGCATAATCTCCAAAGAATAATTCTCCATTCGTCACTGCATTTTGAATCTGTCCAGAGGAAGTAAAACTACCTCCACTTGCGGGACCTCGCAGTACGAACCCATACCCCGGTCTTCCGCCATAAAAAGAATCCATATTTTCTCACTCCTTTACAAACTATATTTATAATCTATAATAAAAGTAGCTTTACTTAATGGTTTTAAGCTTACTATTGAAACTTCATTAAATAATAACTCATAAGTACCTGTCCTTCCTATTTCAATAGGTTCTCCATTTACTAAAATAATTTCTCCTGGCGATGCCTGGATACCTATCTTTTCTACATTTGAAACAGGAATATATCTACTATCCCCCATAAGCTCTACGGCATTCTTAATTTTCTCAGCAAGATTTTCTATGGTTATCTCATTTGCTGTAGTTCCAGATGTGTTATTCATAATACATTGTCCTATTGCATAAGCCATTTTATCACCTCTTTAAATTCTATCCAACGCTCTTGTCGCAGAAATATCCATTGTGCTATTTGTATCAAGCGGCAAGTTAAAGGAAGAAATAATGTAATCCCCTTTTATCCCCGTTCCGCCATCTTCTACATAGATGCGAGTATTCGGCTCTAAGTAATAAATAGGTAAGCAACTAATATTAATAGTTTCATTATATCCAGTGTGTTGATATAATAAATCTTGAATTGCTACATAAGCACTGTTTAGATAGCCGCCTTGACCAAGAGCCTCATAAATTTGTGTATCTACTTGTGCATACGGTTGACCTTTACTTAAACATTCTTTGCGTAATTCCGCAGTATTCTCTTTACTCTTCTCTATAAGAATAAAATCTGGAACATCTGTTTCAAAAATGCAATTAATTTTATCATCATTTACTACTTTTGTGCGGCGACCAATATTATTAACGCTAATGTTGGAAAGGGTTGCTCCTACACTAATAAAATCTAAAAAGAAATCTAAAGTGGTAGGTTTTTGTGTTGTACTTTCTTTGAATTGTCCAGAAAAGACAGGTGGAATGTTTTCTAGATCTTCTAGATTAATATCAAAAGTAGAAGAAACAAAATCTCGTAGTTCAGATTCATATTTGTATTCTCTTATGTCTATTTCTTGAGCTAATAAATTATATAATTTTGTCCATTCATTCTTAAGTTCTGTGTAGTAATAATTAGAATCTACTCCATATGGTTCTGCAGAAGCTCCTTGTAAATATAGCTCAGTTCTCCAATCAGATGTCCTCATAAAGCAATAGAGATATTGCTCTTGATCTTTATCTTCCTTAACTTCTTGATAGTTCTGCCCATCCCAGAAATATACTTTAAGAACTTTTTTATTAGAATTGGAACTTGTTTCTGGACAGCAATAGTAAACAGAACTTAAGCCTCGTTCTGGAAAGCTATCTTTAGAAGGATAAGGAATAGGAACTGCTACTTTATATATTTCATCTGCTGGGTCTTTATAGTATAAAGTAAAATATAGATTTTCTATTTCTGGCTTATCATCAATAGCTAAGTGATAACGAATTGGAAACTCTTTACCATCACTATTCTTGCGGACGCCCCATACTACAAAATCATTTTTAATCATATTATATTGCGGGGAGTTGGAATAAGATGTAATAATATTATCATTACTAAACTTATAAACTGTTTTACCTTTACTAATATCAATTATATAAGGCTGTGCAGATTGTTCTAGTTGTTGAATTATTGCTGTTGATTGAGAGGTATTTAGGAAATTCTGAACTTCCTGAAATACAAAATTCCCTTCTAAATCGTAAAAGTATTCAAAATTTCCCAGTTCTTCTTTTATTTTATCCAAAACTTCTGTAACAGGGGCTCCCGCATCCACTACTAGTTCTGAGTCATAAGTAAAATTAGTATAGATATATCCAACATCTTGCTGATCTCCAATTTCAATTTTATCTACAACATCCTCCTCGGGGTGTAGGACATATTGCGGAGATGCTCCATCTGTTTTACTATTAATAACATAAATAGGAGACGAACCAGTCCATTTCATAACTTTTTTTACTCTTGTGTCTAAACCACTAATAATAATTTTTCCAAGTTGCTCTCCTCCAAAATGATTAACTACCTCTTGAATAATTTGATAAATAGTTGGCTGCAAAGTAACTGTTTCACCTTTTTCATCAACAGTATCATATTCATGGAAGGTTGTGGAGGCTGGTATAATGCCTCCGCACTCTCCATTTAATAAACACATTTTATCTTTTAATTGCAAAGATATGGTAACACCACCAGAAGAATTAGAGAGAGATGCACTTACTATAACATATATCCCAAGCGGAAACCACAATATTGGATATTCCTGATATTGAAAAGTAGTATTTGTAAAGCCTACTTCCATTTCAACTTTCTTATTTAAAGATAAAATATGATTAATGTCAGTTAAGTCATTGACTGTATCTTCTGCTACAAATGTTATATTTGCTGTGCGGCGAACGCTAGAATTGCCATCTACTGAGACATTTCCTCCACTGACATGCCCTTGTATCTCTCTAATTGGCTTTTCCGCAAATGTAAGAACAGTTATTTTTACGAATTGTTCTTTAAGCTGTAATTGGTCAAAATCATATAGGAAGTCTGGGTCATTTAAATATTTATATTTTTTTATCATCCGTATAGACCTCCTTTAACTAAAGCTACATAATTTATAATCATATCTTGTGCGTATTTATCTGTGTGAATAATTAATTTTCCATCTCCATCTCTTTCTTCATACACTGGGGGAGTAACTGTTGGAGAAGGACTATCTAAATCAATATAAATCTCTTCAATGTAAGTATTATCACACACCAAAGTTAAAACACCTGTTGAATTAAGAATGTGCAATTCTGGTTTATCATCACTACTATCTTTGATATAAATTTTTGTGTAAGGCTGCCCCTCAAAAGACACATAAGATAGTCCAATCACCTCTGCGGAAATCTTATTATCCACTGTTAATTTAGTAGTATCTCTATTATGGTGTTGACCAATCATTGTTTGAACGATATTATCGCCTGTTCTTAAAATGCTTGAAGTTAATCTATTAACCTGCCCAACCAAATAATAAAGGTAAGAAGCCTGCAAATAATTTGTATTGGATACTGCAAAGACATTCGCTTCAAAATCTACTGTCGCACTAATAGTAATCCTATTTAATGCGTCTCTCTTTTCTTCTCCTAAGATTTTCATTTGATAAATTTCTGTACCCTTTCCAGCAAGCTCATAATATCCATGTGGAGGTACAATAACAACTGTACCATTTATTTCTAACAAATATCCCATTGTCATAAAAAGCTGGTATCCACTTTTCTTAAAAATGACTTTCTCTTCGTCTCTCCTAAGATAGATACTACAAGGTGTTACTGCGTTGCCCGCTACATATTCAGTTTCATTATTTTCATCGACTATATAAGTTGGTTGCTCTAGTAAGTTTTCATTCACAGGTCTACAAACATAAATTCGATATGGTTGACTTGTAAATTGAATTCGCATCCAATTTAAATAATTTATAGTCGGCTTATAAAGGAACTGAGACGGTACCCAATGGTTCAGAATTAAATCAAAAACATTTATATTAGTCGCATCTTCTCCATTTTGTTCTGTTTCAACTCTTACTGAGCCTGTTTCATTTATGAGTAATTGCCCAATCTTATTATCTGTATAAGTGTGTTGTTCCCCTCTATTTTCAAAAGTATTCTTTGTATGAATGCCATATTTTATACAGTTTTCTATTGTAAATTCGTCTATTTCAAAAGCAGTTGCTGTAAAATCATACACTATCCTATTTAATTCTTGTTTTGGGGTAAGAGAAATATTCATAAGTTTTACTAATACATTGCCTTCTGTTGGAGATTTGAATAAACGTACTGCATTCTTATAAAGAAAAGAGATGACATAATCTCTATATTTTTTTTCTAAAAGTTCATCATTTATCCCTTGGAATCTATGATATAATATTTCAGAATTAGTATTTGCATTTTCTTTTGTATAAAAATGACGGTCATATCCATCTTTCATTGCGGAATAATTGATTTTTTTTGCTTGGGAAGCATCTGTGGAAGGTACTTCCATATTATAAACATATTTATTATGTTTCTCCACTAGACTGTCTTTATAATTCAATGCCTCATCTTCTGGAAAATCCCTTGAAGAATCTAACTTCTTAATATTTGCATTAGAATATTCGCTTGAACCATAATCCTCACAAAAATGAGTAATAAGCCCGCTGATCGAAAACTGTCGATAATAAGTATCTCCATTGCGGCGAATAAATGGATACTTGCTGCCCAAAGTATCTGTTTTAGACTCTACCACTGTATATTGGAAATTAGATATATTTGGATCAAATTTAATATTCAGTATTTCAGTGTCTGAACCGACTAAAGACATTGTATCTAACTCTCCCATTATCGAAAAGGCAGACCCTGTTAGCATTTCAATGTTATTTTGCTCACCTTCTCTATGACTCATTAACCCAATATTGTCTTTTTCTTCTATATGGACTAAAATGTCATAAGGAACAGATCTATTGTGCCTATCATCTTCAACCACAAGTTGATAACGATAAATCATACCATGCTCAATTAAAAAATCCTTATAAGAGATATTCACTTCTTCATTTGAGAAGTAAAAGCATTGTAAATCAGTCCAAATTTTAAAACCATCTTCATTTGAAGCTCGTTTAAGGACTAAGAAGCCGCTGAAATTATTTCCTTCTGTTGATTTAATAACTATTCTATTGCATCCTTGCTCAGAATCGTTTTTAACAACAGCTTCAATATCTTCTATTGCTGCCAAAGTAGACAAAAGCGGAGTAAAATAATAGTATTTATCTAATACATATCCGCCAGAAGTTACACATTCAACTTTTAATAAATACTTTAACCTATCCTCTAAATTATATCCAATTAAAAAATTAATTTCATTTAAAGTATAAGAAGAATTAAGTTTCCAATCTGTTTCTACAATTAATTCATCAGAAGTAGTAACTGAGCTTTTGTCTCCTTCATATAGCCAAATCTTATACGAATCCAAAGTTTCTATTTCGTCATTATCTGCAAACTCTAGTTTCCCTTTTAGAGTCAACGAACTCGTTTGTAAGAAAATTTGCTTAGTATTAGAGATAGCGTCAAAAGCAGCAAGATTAATTGATGGCTTTGAGATAGGTCTAATTAAACAAACTGTTGACCATTCAGACATATAATCTTCTACGTATTCATTGATTTTAGATTTAAATTCTATTTGAGATATTTGGATATTAGAACTTAAGAATCTGACTTGTACTTTATAATACTCTCCAGCATTCATTGGAACTAATCTTGGATCAATCTCAATATAGTATCCTTCTGTATCTTGACTAATAATAGTAGTATAAATCTCGCTCCCGCTATTAAAATCTTTATTAATAACTAAGGCATTATTCGCTTGTTTTCTCACTGTAACCTGTGCAATATTTGAATTAACTGCATTTATGCTCATATATGCAGAAACTTGAAAATGTATTCTCGGACGAGTTCCTACAATAAAAGTTGGAATGGTTGTTGGCATTACTGGAGGATAAAAATTCTTCATCGCCATATTAAATCACCTTTTTCTCCTATTTAGTCTTACTCTTGCGGCGGTTGCTTAGGTAATGCTTTTAATTCTTTCATTAGCGTTTCTATAAAAGAATTGCCGCCTTCGTCTTGGTAATGTTCAAAACGTCTTGCAATACAATCAAGAGTATAGTCATCAATCCACTTTTGTATATAAACATAGTGATGATGTTTGTCTGTAATATAAGCTTTTATATCATCTTTATCTGAGTCAATAAGCATATCTACTTTTTCTGTTAATTTTTTTACAGCTTCCACTAACTGCTGTTGACTTTCCGCCAAGGCTTCAATTTTCTGTTGGTTATTTTCTTGTTGAGTTTCTTTATTAAACATTTTTTGTAATCTCCCCTTTGCCCAATCCCAGAAAGATACAACTCCTTTTATAGCAAGAGCTAAAGTAACAATGATTGCTAAGATCTCTGAAAATGAGTATGCTGATAATAATTCTATCATATGAACCCCCCCTTTATAATAAAGAAAAAGTGCGACAATTGGATAAAATGAATTAGACCAAAATAAAAGAAAAGCCATTAAGACTTTTCTTTCTTTTGAGCTATCGCACTTTCAATAATTGTTTCTATGTATCTGTTAGCATTCTCATACTGATTGTCCAATGCTTTATATACATCATTCCTCATTAAATCGAGGGCTCTTGCTTTTGCGGCTTCTAATGCGTGCTTTTGAGCAGTTGTGTCAAAGCTGCCTGCCGCCTTTAAATCATTAACATAAGTCTGTTGAATATAATTGACAGAGTCTAAAATCAATGAGGTTCCTTCTTTAAGTAATTGTTGCATCTTTTCATCTTGGATTTTCTGGATTTGATAATCTAAAGCTTTATTTGCCAAAGTTGTTAAAATAGTTGTAATAACTGGAATAGCTATTGTAATTAAAATTTGTAAAATTGTTTCCATTTATTCTCCACTCTTTTCTTCTTGATTTTTTAAATTCTCTTGGTACTTTTTATATTCTTTTTCAAGCTGCCGAGAATACATAGCAGAATATTCTTTAGAAAATTGATATAGTACCATTTCTATAACTCCCATAGAGAGTTCTGAATTTGAAATAATTGAATTTAATTGCTGTCTTAGTAATTCAATTTGTAAATTTTCTGTCATAATTATAAACCTCTCTCTCTTTAGACATAATTCAAATGTCCGGCTTCATCTTTTACAAGAATGCCGCTGTTAAATTCCATAGACCGCTCATTTCCATTTGGGTCTTGATAATAAATCAACGTTGTAAGCCCACTAAAACCATTAATTGTAACATCTCCTTGTAAATGGACTCCGCTACTGTTACATCGCACCGCACCCGAATAATGAGCGGCACTAAGTTCAACTTGAACACTAGAATGTAAAAACAACCCGCTTCCGTCGTCACACCTCACTCTTGCACCACCGTTCGGTTCTATAATTAAATTGGAGTCAGGTCTAATTCTTACTCCATTTATTCTCCCCTGAAGCACTATATCATTTTCAAAAAAGGCTCTACTTGTGTCTAAAGTACAGACATCTGGAATATTCAGTCCATTATAAGTTAAAAATAAATTTCCACGTTTCTGATTAATTGATAAACCATCTATACTTAATTTACTTGAGTATAATGCATTAGAAATGTTGTCTTTTGCAATTATGATATTGGTAGGACTTATTAGAGTGTATTTTGTGTCTTCTTTTCCTGGCTCGCAAGAACGAACTCTCACATGACCATCTATGCCACCACAATTCAAATCTATTTGTCTTTTTGAATTGGTTGTGAAATATAAAGCAGAAGTATCAAAAGTCCATTGCCCTAATTCCATTGCACTTTTCAATGTTAAATTTTTAGAAGTAATATCCCCATTTCTATTAATTTCAAAAGAAGAAACATCTCCAAAATGAAAATGATAAGGGTTTAATACTAAATCAACATCTCCTACACCTTGCGAACTATACCTCCTTGAGAGTAAGCTAATAACTCCTTTATTTTCATCACTAATTTTCTCAGAGACCGCCCCTATCTCAAGTCCATTGCTTATTGTATTACCTTCACTTTTTGAAGAAACATATGGAATACGATTACTTACATTATCTCCCGCAGTTATTACAAGCCCTTTACCTCTAAAAGTTCCATCAGATGTAATAATAGATTGATATTTTTTATCACCATTTTGATTCCAAAAAGCCATAGCTGTAACAGCGTTAGAGTTTCCCCAAGTCCTTATATTCTGAATATTCACAGCTGTTTCATTTGTAATATCCGTATTCGCCCCAATTCCAGTGCGGATAATATTATTAGCTTTTTTGTAAAAAGAATCAGATGTAATATGCCAATTTTTAGAAGTTAATTCCCCACTCTTGTTAATAGAAAAATCCGTAGCATTTAAGAATTGCATAGACGGCTCTGATAGATTAATTTGCATACCTTTTCTTTCAACAGAACTATCATTCTTTTTAATATCAAAAGTTCCTGCTTGAATTACTCCGCCCTTAGAAGTAGGTTTTATAACAACTTGTTGAAGAACAGAGCGTCCAAAGCTTGCACTCCCATCTTCTGAATTAACAAAAGAAGTTTGATGTCCTTTATTATATGTCATATATCCATTAATTTTTTCATTAGAGCTCACATTGTGTTGACCAGCAATAATTCCATTTAATTGGTTATTAACTTTCTCTCCGCCCACATATCGTTTTGCGAATATGTCTCCCGTATCTGGTTGAACACTGGCTTTTTCTTGTTCGTTATTCCAGGAGTCTAAAGACATCGAGTTTGCGGATGATAGAGATAGCCTAATAGGAAGAGCTACTCCTATTAATCCAGAGCCTATATTATTTTTAAATGTTAAAAAATCATAAGCATCTTCATTATAATAGTTAGTAAAAGAAAGTTTAACTATTTCTCCATTATTAGAAGAGGTAGCAAAACTATAATTTAAAAGAGAGCTTTTAGAAGAATATTGTAAAAAGTAGTCTGTACTGTCTGAATTAGCAAAATTAATGGTGTAAGTTTTTGTACCTCTACGGTCTGCCACCATAAAACCATTACCATCTTCTTGATAATGAATTGTAAGGGGTAAAGACTCAATATTTTTATTAATCATAATCAAATGATTATCCATTTTATCTTTAGTTGCATAATAAACAAGAACAAAAGGTAGCCAGCACTGGTAAGAGATATTATCATATGTAACATCCGCATAAATCCATTGGTCTGTACGGTCTGTAGATGCTCCGCTCCCAATTTCAAAAGACTCATCTTTATGGAAAATATAACTACCAGTCGTTGCATTTGCTACTGTTGCAATTTGAAGATTTCTTTCACTGTTGTGATATGCTCCCCAAGATAAAACACTCACTGGACTAGAAGCTTGTGTTCCATCAAAGATTTTTTCTCCTTGCTTCCAAACCTGTATTTTAAAATATTTTAAAGGATCAGAATAGCTCCTGTCATCACTAACGCCTGTTACATTATAATTTGGCTTAATAAAACGATTATTTTCCGTATTATTATTATAAGAAAAAGCAACATAGGGAGGGCGATATTGACCGTCTAATGCATTAGGCACTATTCTACAATAAACTCCTGTATTAGCGGTTCCACTTTCGCCTTCTTGAACAAAAGTAAAATCAGTTCTATTTATTTCACAAAAAAAATTTTCTTTATAAACTACAACATAAATATTATCTCGGCAATGTGAACCATATTGTTTTGCTATTGTAAAATTACAAATTCTATTTTTTACAATAATCCAATCATTTTCGGTAAATGCGATATATTCTTTTAATTTTTCACCAACCATAGAAGGGATGCCTTGAGCTTGAACTTGATCTTGCGTATCATATAAGTTTAATAATGTATCTGTACTAGGAATAAACCAATAGTAATCGCAATCCGTAACTAAAGTATTACTATCGTCAATATTTTTATATCCTGTTGCAGATAATTGCTTTAGAACAGTGGGATATCTAGCTCCATCCTCTATAGGTGAATTGTTTCCACTCTTATTTTCATAAAGAAAGACTTGTTCTCCATTCTCTATAAAAACAGAATTTAATGCCTTTTTACCCGTAATCTCATAATAAGCTTCTCCGCACCAATAATCCCTATTCAACTTTCCACTCTCAATAAAAAAGTCACATATCAAAGTAGCTTTTCCCATAAAGGTGTTTGCACTATATTCCTGTTCATGCTGAGTCTTTTTATCATCATCTATTGTTAGCTGTATTAAGCCTCCAGAGGCAGTTCTTAGACTCCAATGGACTTTACTTTCTACCAGTTCTCCAGTTTCAATTTTTTTTAATTGCCCTATATAAGTATCCTCTTCATTGCCGCCAATAACGATCTCTGGCTGATAATCCTTTTTATTATTTTCAATAGTAATCTCATGAGAAACCCTCTGCCCCCCATAACTTACTACTAACTTAAATTTCTTACTTGAAACAGGGAAATCACTTTTTTTAACTGTGTAAGTATTGCGGGCTGGCTTAAACTTTTGACTCTTATACTCTTCATAGTCTTTATCTGTTTCTTTAGGTCTGTCATTTAAGCAATACCAATAAGCCCCACCATATTCGAAAAAGCCACTCTTCTCGTCTACTTCATTATTGCCAGTTTGTACAGTTTGTCCGTCATATTCAAACCAATAGCAATCAACACCTGATAAATCCTGAAGGATGCCATCCTTTTTTAGAATACCTTTTAGAGTGATTGTATCATTATTAGTTGCATCAGAATCAAACTTTAATTTATTTGCGGAAATACGCAATACTAAACCAGCGTCTTGTGTATTATATACAATAACAGGTTGTAAGACAATATTTTTAATACTGACTATATCTCCACTGCGAAAATAGTTTCCAACTAATTTTAAACTTTTTACAGTAAAATCCTGTATATATGAAGTTTCATTTTCTGGTAAGGTAATTAAAACCGACTGCCGCACATATCTTTCTTTATTGCCTATTTTATAAGGGTTACCTTCTACATCATCAACAGACAAAGAAGCTATACCTGAGATCTCATTCTCGTTTAAAATTCCTGAGTATTCCAACTTAAGACCATAATATTGCGGCAATTGAGTATCTACATCTATATTAACATAGAAATCAGCTTGCATTAAAAAAGTCTGACTCCCCCGAGATTGAAAATTTTTACTGATTTGTCCTGCTTTTGTGGAGTTTTCGCCAACAATTTCTACTTCTTCTGTATTTATATTTACTGTATAAACCACTTTTTCCTCTGGATAAAAGCTTGCTCCTTGATTATAATATAAACTATCTGTATCAATTAAAGCCATATCCCCAAGTTTTTTAACTAAGCCTATAACAGTTTTTTCACTGGACATATCGTTATTAGGGATATTAACGTAAACATTTTCCCCTTTAATATAAGAGTCAACAGTGCTTAAATCTGTAACATAAGCATAAATAAAAGTATCTTGATATTTTAATTTCAATTTACCCAAAGCTTTATCTTTATCATCTTTGTATCCGATTATTGTTGCTTGAATTGTTCTATCATATTTATTTTTTTGAGTATCCGTAAATATTTTAATAGCATTACAAATACTTTTTGCTATTGACATAAATACACTCCTCCTTTTTCTCTTATTTCATTTAAAAAATAATCTAACAATATTAATTATTTTTGTTAATAAATCAAGATAAGGGTTTGCCCCTTATCTTGATTTTGAATAAGCGTATTGTGTCATTTGATTTGTTAAACCTTCAAGAGCAGTCTTAATCTCTTCTGCATCTCGTGCATTTGGGAAATTGGCATTAACATTAACAATTTGTTCTATGCCTTTTCCTGTTTCAGTCTGTAATTTCATAATAGAAATAAGTTCTGCATTTTGTTTAACCCTCTCTTCTGCGGTTAGTTCTTTATTAAGGAAGTTTTCCTTAATTTGTTCTGCAAGAGTGTTTTGAGCTAACATTCTTTCTATTATTTTTATAGCCTCTAAGAAGTTTTCAGTGTCATAGGCATTAAGCACTAATTCCTTTTGGTGTAAAATACCAATTTTGCCCTCTTTAGAGTTCCAGTTGCCAGTATAGCCGCCAGTATTCATTTTTGCAATTTGGTACTTCTTTAACCAACCATAGGCGGAATCGTTACTCATAACAGCAACAGGGAAAGGATTATTAGGAGCAACATTTTGAACCGTAACCGTTTTATTCTGTCCTTCTCCACGATTTCCTAGCGGAGCAGTTCCTAATGAATCATAGAAGTAATAATCACCTAAATAAGTAACTTTATCTCCAATTTTAGGGAAGTTACCAGCTCCCCAATCGTCTCTATTATAGTCTAAACCTTGTTTAGCTTCTTGGCTATTTTTCATTGCTCCGTCTACTTTTTTCTGAGCATTTGTCTTAGCATCCTCTTGTGCTTTCTCCTTTTGGTATTCATCATACATGCGGCTACCCTCAAGAGCCTCATAAGCATTGCGGCTAATCTTACTTAAACCATCTGCAAAAGCAATAGCAGAAATAGCAAGTGACTGCATTTTATCTATCATATTAGCCCATTGATTAATTATAACATCATTCACTGGGATCATCTCTTCCATTGCGGAAACCATCAGGTCTTCTCCTGCAGCAATGTCAGGGAAAAAGTCTTCCGCCAAATCTGTTACTTGAGTGAGTTGCTCTTGATATTCTTGCGTCTTATCTCTTAACTTATCAAAGGTTTCTTGCATAGTACCATATAAACCTTCTTCTCCTAAAGTATCTGCGAGTTGATCGATACCGCTTCCCCAGATAGAAACTGTTTGTTGCATTAATTCATTTTGCTCAGGAATACCTAAGTTCTTATATGTATCAACAGTTGTTCCATACATATTTGCTAAAGATTGAAAAGTAGAATCCATCAGATTGGTTTTTAATTGTTCATGCTGTTGTGTTAATCCTAATATAGCGTTATTATAATCCTCAGTAAGCTTTGCTCTTCTTTCTTCTCTTTCTTTGTCTGAAAGTGATTGATCCTCATATAAAGCTTTAACTTTTTGCATATAATCTTGATAAACTTCATAAATTTCGTCAAGGTTACTCTTATAAGCGTTCTTGTCTAAGTTATATAATGAATTTTGAGCTTCTGCAAGTTCTTGTGCGGCAGCCGCAACGCTATCTTCATCAGAAACAAACTGATAAGAGTAGTTGCCTTGTGCGTCACGACGCAGTCGCATCTTTGACTTATTTTGTTGAGCATCTTTAAATGCCGCTTTCTTAACTTCAATATCAAACAAAGCATTGGCTCTATCTAAATCATATTGAGTTAATTTATCTTTTTGTTTTAGAGCATCGAGTTGCTCATTCATAGAAGCTGTTAATTTCTGTTGGGTAGCTAAATCAGAAGTGTCTTTAATTTTATCTTTCATTTCTCTTTCAAGTTTTGAAATTTCATAAGCACCATTAATACTGTCTAAATATCTATCAGATTCTTCATTAATAAAATCCCAATCATTTTTTAATTCATCAAAGCCTAAACCGTTAGTTAATTTATCTTCAAGTTCTTTAAATATTTCATTAATAGCATTTGTATAAGTGTCAATAATTCCTTGAATAGAACTTTCTAAGACACCTTTTCCACCCTCGATGGCATTTTCCCAATTTTCTTTTAATTTCTTATATAGCTCTGGGTCATCAGCAGCTTCTTCCATTTTAGCTTTCCAAAGAGCTGCCTGTTTAACATACATATCAAGTTGTTGTTGATTATATTCATTTTGCTTTTTATAATACTGGTCTAACATAGCATAAGATTTATCTTCACCATATAAAAGTTTAATAATATTCATATCATGGTTGATAAGATTAGAGAGCTTATTATAAGATTCAATCTGCTCATCCCATTTCTCTTGTGCCTTATCAATCATTGAGAGGTAAGCATCTTTAATATTCTTAATGGCGTCTTGCTCATCCATAAGTGCTTGGCGGAGATTATCTTGAGCCTCTTTTTGAGCTTCCTTTGCAGCGTTAACATTGTCTCCGAAACGCTCTGACCAACCAGTAGATTCAATCTCTGCTATTGCCTGATTGATAGCAGATAACTGATCTGTGTAGATTTGAACAACACCTAAACCTTGTTCATTTCGATAATAAGAAAGGTCGGCATAATCAGCAAGAGCATTACCTAAAATGTCGTCATCTTGTAGTTGGTCAATTACTTTGCGGCGGAACTCCCGCATATTCTTTTCAGCCTCAGTCGTATCAAGTTTTAATTGAACCTCTGTTTCAAAGGCAGAAATTTTCAATTCTATTTGCGAGTCTATTGCATCCTGAATCTGATCTTCTAATTCGGGAATGTCTTCTGTGAGCAGTTGATCATATTTTTCCATATCTTCTTTGAATTTATCATAAGCTTTTTCAGCTTCATCCAAAGTATCTTTAAAATTTTCTTGTTCCTCTGCTGACATAGCATTATATCGAATTTGCAAATCCCTAATATAGTTAATCTTGTTCTGCATTGCCGCAGAATAGTTACTAACGGTGCCGTCATCATTGAATTGAACGCCCTCTGCTTGAAGTCGTTGCTTTGTTATAGACAACTCCATCTGAGATAAACGAATTTTTTCTTCATAATTACTTATTTGCTGGTCTAATAACTCACCTTGCTGTTTAAGGTTTTCTATTAAATCTTTTCCGTAGAGTTTAGATTGTCGCTTTTGAAGCCTTGATAAATTAGTATCTAATTCTTTTATTAAGATATTGATGTCATGATAAGCATCAACTTCTTCTTCTAGAAGGTCTATTAACTTTGCTTCTGCATTAGATTGTTTATCTTTTGCGTCTTTGTCCTTATCTTTTGCGTCTTTGTTCTTATCTTTTATATCTTTGCTCTTATCTTCTTTATCTTTTGCCTTTCCTACAGTATCCCAAGTTGACTTATAATTTTTCTTGTAAGCCTCCATCACTTTTATATCTGTATCATATGAATCAATCATATGCTGATAGTCATCTTTTTGAGCATTTAAAACTTCTTGAAGGTGCTTACCTAATTCTATCTGATTATCAATAGACTCCTGAGCTAGACGCCCTGTTCCCTCCCATTGATAGAATTCTGTTTTATATAAATCTAATCCTAAATCTTCTGCAAAAGTATCAATCTTGTAATTGGTTTCTTTTAAATTAAAATCTTTTAGAATTTCATTTCTTTGTGTTACATATTGTGCAGTTTGTTTCAATCCCGCTTCATAGTAGCTAGCCAATTTCGTCAACTGATCCTTTTGGAGTTTTCCCTCTGCAATTGCCGCTTGAACTTTATCATCTTTTTCAAGATCTAAAGCCTGCTCATTTAATTTAGTTTGTGCTTTCTTTAAAGCATCTTCAGTTTTATATTCACCCTCAGCCATTTTATCGGCAATTTTAAGCATTTCTTCAACAGTTTCTTTTTTATGCTCCACCACAGCTCTTTGAGCTTTTATGACTTGAATTTCTCCGTCAATTTCTTCATTTGCTTTTTCTATTGCGGCTTTCTTTGCGGATTCTACAGCAGTCTGACTCAATTGTATACTACCATCAGAAAGCACTTGCATTTCATCGAGAACTTCTGGCATATCATCTGCAAAATCATTAAGCTCACTTGCAGATAATGTAAATCCTTCTCCTATCTTAGTTACAAGCTTAACAGAATCATCTAAATCTGATTTAATGTTCTCTAATTCCGCATCTATTCTACCATGTACGTTTACATCAATGTCATAGTCTTCCGCAAGAATATCATCCATAACTTTATAATAGTTATAAGCATCTACTTGAATATTGATTTCACCTTTTTTAATGTCGCCTATTTTTTCTGTTTTTTCTTCGATATTTTGAAGAGATTGCTCAATATCCGCATTTTTAATAGCTTCACCATATACTTCCCAAGCTTCTCTCCAACGTTGACTACTAGATGATATATCCTCATTTGTAATAATATCAATAGCTTTACCAACATCAGAAGCTGCACCGTAAAAAGTTCTTATTTGTTTAATAGTATCATCATCTATTAAAGATTGAAATTCTTTATTACCTCTAAGATTTCTATCTGTTAAAGAATTTTTTTCAAGTTTTTTATTAACATCGTCCCAAGTTGCCCCAAGAGCATCAAAATCTGCTGTAAGCTCTCTAGCCGCTTGAGCCGCCTCTGTGAGATGTTCCGCAATAGCTTGAAGAGTTTCATCTGACAATTCGCCCTTCTCTATTAAGATTTTATTTACTAAATCTAAATCTCCGGCAACCGCATTCCAATCTATATCAAAAATATCTTTATCAATTCCTTTTAATTGCTCACTTATTCCTGCCAAATCTTCAGTAGTAAAAATTCTTTCTTGAGTAAAACCGGGGATAAGTTTTCCAGTTCTCGCTAATTCATTTCTTCCTTTTTCTAATGCTTCTTTTACTTCTTTTGTTAAATAATCCGATTCTTCGAGAATATCTTTAGACTTTGGAAAAATCTGTAAAAATTTATTACGGATCTTTAGCTCTATATCTTCAAAGTCTTCGTCTTCAATTTCTTTTCCATAGGCATCTTTTATAGCTTGAATAGTAGACTGCACTTGCTCTTCAGTATCTAGTAATTGCTCTTTTTCTGTTCCTTCAGGGCGAGAAAACTTAATATTATTTAAAGTATCATCAATAGCTTTTTCTAATTTTAAATTATCTATTTGAGCAATTGTTCCTGCAGTGTGGTCAATTATTCCCAAATACATATTTCCTAAATCTTGTAAGAATGTATTCTCTTCTGCAGCCATTTGCTGAAAAATATCTCTGTGTTTACTTAATTGTCTGACTTGCTCTTCTGTTAAATCTTTAACTTTAACAGTTAGTTTGTGTCCATCTCGAGCCGTACCAACAGTATCCATCCCTGCCTCTTGCAAAATATCGTTTATATTATTATCTTTAATATAATCATTAATTTCGTTAACATTATCGTCACCGTAGGTAAATTTTGATACTTTAGGATTCAATCGGTTCAAAGTGGCTTTAAAGACCTTCTTTTGATTTCTTAAATCCTCATCATAAGTCCCAGAAGCCACTTGCTTTTGTTTTGTTATAATATCATCTAACTTTTTTTCTAACTCTGAATAATCTTGAGTGTATTCTGCAATCCTAAGTAATCTTTGATATTCTAAATCATCAGAATAACCAAACTGATCTATTAACTTTTCCATTGATGTTTTGACATCATCAATAGCAACTTTACCCTTTTTAAAAGATTCCCAAAGACCTTCCCATTCATCAAAAGCTTTAGCGTTATCTTCAACAGTTTCTCTAAGTTCTTTATTCTTTTTAGTCACTTCTTGTTCTGTTTCTGACAGCTTTTCAAGAGATTTCTCTGCTTCTTCTTGAGCGTCATGCATTACAGACAATCCCCAAACAAGGGCAGATACACCGATTGCAACAAGCACTAATGCCGCATTCACCGCGAGAGCGGATACTTCTGCGTATCTTTTCATTGCAGCACTTTGTTGTTCTGTAGCAATAGTTTCAGCTTCTTGAATTGTAATTTGTCGACCTGTAAGCGATATATGTCTTGCTTGAGCAATAGCTCTCTGTTCTTCGGTAAAATTACCACGAAGCATTGCTGCAGCGTTATCTTCTATAGCCGTTGTAGCTGCCTGATATGCTCCATGTAGTTGCCATAATCCCGTAGCACCTTTAACGAAAATACTTCCCAGATTCTTTATCTGAGGAGCCATACCTATAAGCATTGGACCTACAGATCCTAATAACTGAATCATTTTTTCCCACGAAGATAAATCATCATTAGACATAATATTTGTCCAAGCATTTTTGAACATCGTTGCACTAGAAGCAAGGCTTGTTAACCCAGTACCTAATTGAGTAGCACTTTGAATAACCTCCCGCATATTTAAAGTTCTCATTAACTCTTGCTGGTGGGCAGTTATCTGTTGTAACTCTGCTCTTGCGGAATTTAACTGCTGTTCCCTAGCTTGAGTGATAGTCTGTTCTGCTTGCTCATAACTCATGCCAGTTTGCTGTAATACTTCAGTTTCAACTTGACCAAGATGTCTTATATCATTCTCTACTTGATCAAACTCTTGCGTCAGTTCTCCTGTGTCTGTGTTTAAAATCTGATCATATTGTGTTTGAAGCCTATTCAAATCTGCATCACTAATTAGTCCAAGAGAATGCATTTGAGAAAAAGTATTTCTATGCTGCTTGATTTTATTCCCTAATGCGTCCATACTGGATAATTCTGCTTGTATAGCTTCACTATTTTGAGTAAATTGGTCAGTAGATCCTGTAACACTTCCACCTAAATCTTGATACCCCTGTCTTTGCTCCGTCAATGCCTGACCTAGAGTTCTAGTTGCAACTGTTTGACCCGTAGTAGCTTGTGTTTGGGTCGCAATAGAAGAAGAAACTGTATTATACTCCGTATTTAATTCCTGCATACGGGTTACTAAATCAGCATTTGCTTGTTCTTGCTCTTGTATCATGCCACCATATGTTGCTCTAATTCTCGCTACTGCTTGATCAGTCTGCTGCTCTACTTGCCGAAATTGACTAATAGCGTTTTCAACTTCAGGAGCTTGTCGTCCACCAGAAGCAAGCTCACTTCTAAAGTCATCCATTCTGTTAGCATTGGCACTATTATATAAAGCTTCTGCATTTTGTCGTTGCTGTCTTGCGGTCTTACGTGCATTCCAAGCGTCTTGGTAATCTTGATTTGCTTGTTGTATTGCGGCTTGATTTCCACTTTGTCGAGCTGCTCTTCTATTTTGTCGTGCGGTTTGAAGAGCTGTATCGGCATCTGTAACTCTTTGAGTTACATCCTGAAGTGCTGCTTGTAATGCAGTAACTAAACCAGGACGTAGCCGATCTACAAGTTGAGATCGCCCTTCTCGCCATTCTCGAGTTACAGGGTCTAATCCTCCATGTTCGTACATTCTTATTAATGCATCTTGATTATCTCTCAATTGCCGCAGTCTCAAGTTGCCAGCAGAAAGATTCTCTCTTGGGTTCGCATCTGGAGTATTGTTAGTAATTCTTGCAGCTTCTCGCAGGATCTCATATTCTTGATCTTTTAAATTGGCTAAATCTCGATACCCTTGACTTTGAACATTGTAAAGTTGAGTCGCTCTCTGCGCCCTGTCAGGGTCTCTCTCTCCTGTTCCTACATTCCCGGCTGCGGGGGCAGCCGCCTCCTGTTGAGCTAATTGCTTATTAAAATCAGCAAGAGCATTATATCGTTCTCCTTGAAATTGAATACCTGTTCTTGTTTGGGTTAAATACACCCTTTGCATCTCTTCAGTCGTTCTACCAAGGGCTTGTGCGGCATCCCTCACCCGAGCACTACTTTCTCCCCAAGCTCCTAACTCCTTAGAGTAATCAGTATTTACCTGTCCAATTGCAGTATTTCTACCCGAAGCAATCTGATTAAATAATTGTCGCCTATTTTCAAAATCTTGTCCATATACCTGGTTAGTTTGCTGATTTCTTTGTAGATCTAAATTTTGTTGTAGAGAATAATCATCTGTAAAATTCATACCAAGCCCTTGTAAGAAAGTTCTAGTTTTTCTTACCTCTTCGGCATTGGTGTTCATTTGATTCTCTAATTGGATAGTACGCTCCATAGAAGAATTAACTCTGTTTAATTCTTCTTCAGTCATTACATCCTGCCTTGAACGAAACATCCTTGAAGTATCTGCCAAGGAAGTTATCTGATATTGAGAAAAATTCTGATTTTGAACACCTAAATTTCTCATCATATTTTCAACTTGTCTTTGTGCTCTTTCCTGCTGATTAGTAAAATTGCGTAAACTTATCAGACTATTCTCAATAAAATTTGTAAAGCCAGAAGCTATTTTGGTATTAAATGTAGACAAAAGCATAGACCCAAGCAGTTTTATTACTGGAATGCCTCCACCAACAGTGTCAAAAAATTTCTCTATCGTTTCAACTATAGAAGTAAGTTTATCTACTATTTTTACAGCATCCTTTTCGTCAAAAGCACTATCATAAACCCCTTCCCATGCAGTACGAAGTTGTTGTAAATGAGTAGTAAGTCTTTCAGCATAAGTATCTTGCTGTTCTTGTAAAGTTCCTATCGCTTTAGAAGATGTAGTAAGAGTTTTTTCATAATCCCCCCAATTCTCAAACAGAGCGAAGAGATTGGTATACTGGCGACTACCACCTAATGCAACCGCCGCCGCTTGTTTTTGAGCACTTGTCCAGTTAGCCCACTTGTCTGCAACTTCCTCAAAGACAACACCCATCTCTCTCATGTCACCATTTTTATCTAAGATGTCTACCCCCATTGTCTTTAACTTGGAAGATATTTTACCTAAAGAAACACCAAATTCATCTACACCATCAACTTTTAAATCTCCAATACGAGAATAAATAGTTTTTAATGCCGTACCAACGGATTCTGGAGCCTGTCTGGTAACTGAAATAATTGTTGAAATCTGAGCGTTTAATTGATCTATATCTACTCCTGTAGTAGATGCAACTGATGCAACCTTTGACATGGCGGTAGACAATTCTCCCAGGTCTGCTGCGGTCGTTGAGGCAACAGCAGCTAATTTATCAACATAAAGTTCTGCCTCATCTGCATCAACTTTATAACCATTCCATACAGCTGTAAGAAGTTGAGAAACGTCTGCCGCACTTTTTCCAGTAACATTAGCTGTTTTTAATGTCGTTTCTGTCTTTTTCGCAACCTCTTCATCGCTTAAACCCTGCTGATAATAAATTAAAGCAGCGTCAGTATAATCAACAGTGCCTTCCTCTGCTGATTGCCGAGTTATTATTCTTATATTATTAAGAGAATTGTCTAAATTTTTAGAATATCCCCAAGCTTGTGAAATTGATTTGGTTATTTGATTAAATGCTCCAGTAATCAAGTTCCAACTTAAAGCATTGGTCAAAGTTTGCTGGATTTTAGTTAAAATCGGTCCAGTTTGTTTAAGAGTATTGTTTAAACTTAGTGCTTGCCCAGCAACAGTATTGAAAGCATTTTGTCCTGCGGCTCCCGCCATAGCAAATCTTTCCCCTATTTCTCTCATTGGCAAGTGGCTTAATTCATTTCGTAATCTTTGAACATTTGTAACACCCAAATCTGCATTAAAAGATCTTGCTAAAGCTTGCTCCAGTTCTAAAGCATCTCGCTTTAAAAGACTTAATTCTCGTGCGGAATTTGCCGCATTTCTATTATTTCCAATAGAGTTAAATGTCTCAAGAGACATCTTCTGAAGCTCTTGAAGACTCTTACGAGCATCCTGTAGACTAGTAGTGTCTACTCTATAGTCAACAGCAAACGAAATTCGCTGCTCATTACTCAATGCCATATCCTTTTCCTCCTTATATTAAAAAAGTCTATTATCATGTATATATGATAATAGACTTTTTTAATTTAATTAAATTTGCTAAGATTTCTTATTCAGCCTTATTTTCACTTTCAATAGCCAGTTTTAACAGAGATAGAACTTTCTCTGAGCCTTGTTCCTGAAGCATTTTAACAATTGGTTCAAAATCGGTAGAAAAAGTATTAATGGTATTTTGAATAATACCAGAAAATGAATTGTTATATTTGGTAATCTCTTCTTTTTTCAGCTTAATGGTATCATAAATAATCTTTAATTCTTCTGCGGGGATCTCTTCTATTACCTCTCCGATAAGGTTAGAACAGTAGCATTTATCAAACAGATCAAGTTCCTTTGCTCTCTCCTCTTGTGTAAAAACAATATCTGTATACATATATAGGATATTCATTTTAACAAAAGCATCAAGATAAAGGGGATCAAATAACTGTCCATTATAGATAGATTTCTGTAAGGCTACATTTATCAAATCCGCCTTCTCTTCTATTGAAAGATACTGTTTAACCTTTATAGTATCTCCATTAAAAGTTATTTCCTTATAATTATCTTTTTGTATATTAAGATCTATAGAATCCATATTAATTTTCCTTCCTTTTTTAGTTTTAATGTTTAACCCTGTATATATATTATATCAAAAATTTTTTATGTTGTCAAGTTTTTGCCCTAATATAAATATATATACAATATGTTTGGATAATAGGTAGATAGGGATAATAGGTAGATAGGTTTGTTTTTGTTTTTGTTTTTGTTTTTGTTTTCTATAAAAATTATATCATAAATTTTTTATGTTGTCAAGTTTTCGTCAATTCAAATGCAGATCCTTTTAATTTATCCAAATGTAATATTGCAGAAATAACAGCTGTAGAAATTTCAGTATTAAGTTGCTGCATTCTGGTGTACTGCTCTAAAATAGAGTAACTTTCAGGATCTCTGGGTAACCCTTCGATTTCTAAAGAAACAATTTCATCAATTGAAGCTTCTTTCATCTGTTGAAGAATATTCCAAATAGGGATGATTTGCCCATTTACCAACATAAATTGAGAGAAATCTTTAATGCCACCTCTTGAAGCAAAAATTCTTATTAATTGTCGAGTTGCAATTAGATCAGATAGTTCTTTTATTTCTACCCCTAATTGATCTCTTTGGTTATACCAAGTTAAATAGTTATAGCTAAGATATTTTTGTCTACTAGTTCCTACTCCGAATAAACTATCAAGAGCCTCTTCAATACGACCACTCCTTCCGCCATGAATTGCAGTTTTTTTAGTAACTTCTTCATATGCGGGAAAAGCTGCCTTTCTGTATTGCTTATTACTAAGTCCTAAGTTGAAAGTAATTTGTCCTTTATTAATATGATCAGAGGCAGTAACTTCCATAGTAACATTCTCTAACCGAGTATCTGTTTTATAATCTTTTTCATCTCCATAGTTGTCTGTTACTATTCTTCCAAATTCATCAGTGAAAGTAATGTGAGTATTTTTTGCTCCAGTAATTGCTCGGCTTGTGTATCTATTTATTGCGGTGACAGCATCTGTCCGCAACATAGCTCCAAAACCTTCCGCAAAACTGGTGTTAAAAATACTTTCTACTATTTTGGTAATCTTATCCGCAGTTCCTTTTCTGGGATTAAGGACACCTTTAGCAAAAGTTTCTAATGTTTGAACAACAGTATACACCTGTTGTTCTTCAAAAGTTTTGCCATTCTTTAAAATAGCGAATTTATCAAGTTCTGCTAAAAGTCTACTACCCTTTTGTCCTAAAGTTAATCCTTTTGTATTTCGCAATTGAATTAATGCTATTGCAAGACTATCTCCATACTTAGATTGTACTAAGTCACAAGTTTTAGCAACAGCCCCTAATACTCTATCGAATGCGGCAAGGGCGTTCTGAGGATCTTTTCCTTTAATGTGCTTTCCTACCCAATTGCCACCACCATAAGCCGCAACTTTTTGTTGGTTTAACCCTTCATAGATTTTATCAGGTCTTAAAGCATTTTGAACAGCAATTTGCATTTGTCTATTAAGTTCAGTCAAAACATCATCAGTCTTAAAAGCCTCTTCTGTTAAACCAACAGCTGCATCTGAAATATTTGCAACAAACAAAGTTTTATAATATGACTTTGCGGCATTCCAGGCTGCTTCCTTTTGATCTTTATAATTAATTATTTTAGAATCTCCTTCTCCGCTTGCCGCACCTATATTTTGTTGATGTTTATGAATATAATAATCTGAGGTTCCTTCAAATAGGTAATGTTTTTTGTAAGCATTTTCGGTAAAATTCATATTTATCACCCCTTATAAAAAATAGAGGAAGTTACCTTCCTCTATTTTATATCTTTGTTATTAGGTTTTAGGACGAGAATGGGTAGCTATCTGCTTTACTCTCAACAAACGTTTCTTGAGTTTCTCCATTAGTGTGACCCATTACTGTCTTCCACTTCTTGTCTACGGTATCTTCTTGTATAATCTGGATTACACACAATACCTTTTTGGTCTTGTCAAAGTAAGTGTAACCAGGCATCGCGTCCATCGTAAAAGTGAATGTCATTTATCTTCCATATAGGTCGTTAATCTATATGCGTTCTCTTATGAACTGCTCATAGTTTCCTATGAGATGAGACTATATCTTTTCCCTCAACTTTACTTGGTAGGGAATTTCCCATTTCCACTTACTTAAGTGTACTCTCTTGCGAGATAGTCGTTGAACTTTCAATTTGCCAAGTCTTTTTATTTAATATATATGAAATATTTGAACGAGTACAGCCTACCTCTTCTGCTATCTTTTGCTGAGTTAAACCCTGTTTCCTTAATTCAAAAACTTTTCTTACATCTTCTTCTGATAATTTAGAAAAGTTACTTTTTTCTCCTTTTCGAGGTTGATGCAAACCGGTTCTATAAGCATGTTTTTGGTTATCACTAGAGGTACACCACTCCAAATTATCTAAGGCATTGTTTCGTTTGTCTCCATCCTTGTGATTTACCTCTAATTGGCTCATATTCTCTACAGGATTAAAAGCCATTAAAACCAGCCTGTGGGCTCTAAAAGTTTTTTTCTTTCCATTTATCTGTTGAAAATTAATAATTTGGTAGTCTGTTCCAGGCTTATTTCTTGTTTTCATTTTTCCAGAATTATCACTATAAAATTCTCCATCGGAGGTTACAGTGTAATAATCCTTTAGTTCTGGTATAAAATCATGTAAACGCCTCTCCACTATATGTGTCTCCTTCCTCATTTACTTCTCTTAAATTATACCATAAAACTTTAGACTTGTCAAATCGCTTAGCTGCGGATTTCCCAATCTTCTATGATTTTACCATACCTTGGTCATTACCCTCGCCATTATTATATCGCTATAATAATTTGGTTATAGAAGCTCTAAGGGGTTTCCCGCATTTAAGGAACTAATTATTTCCAGCTTGTTTTCAAGCCGCCAAGCGCATTAGTTCACTTGGATCGCCACTTGAAGCCATTGTAAATGTAAAGTTGGACTGAATCTTTACATTTGGCAAAGTGATAATAGCAGGCATATCTTTACCGTTATCCTGACGTCTGAAAAGTGTGTCTGCTTCTACATAGTAGTAACCTGCAAAGTTTTCAGCATCAATTTGAAGCTCTATCGCATTGCTTTGCTTTTTAATAACATAAAAATCTGCCGCAACAGTAACAGTATTATTTGTATACGCTCCAGTAGCATCTGTAAATGTAAAAGATTTTCCATCAGGACCAACCTGAACAGGAGCAACAATTTTTCCCGTTAAAGAGCCATCACCTTCTGTTACAACGATAAAAATAGGAGCTGTTGCACAAATTTCTTCATTAGGATCTAAAGCATCTGCAACATTTACTTTATAGCCATTAGTCGCCGCAACAATTTTAATATAAGCATCGCTTGAAGCACTTAATCCTGTAGTAGGTACTACAGTTACAGTTTCAGCAGTTGCATTAGATGGTAAGGTATCAATATAAACATATTCATAGTTACCAGTGGACACTTCCGTTAATTTAAAATAAGTATCCGTTGCTGGTTCTACGATCTGAGCCACCATCTTATGGGCATGAACCTCTGTATCGCCAGTATCCAATAATCCAGCACCTGAAAGAATCGAGAAACCAAGCGGTGAAAGTAGAGCATCTTCAACTGTAAAAGTTAATGTTTTCAAGTATCATATAATCTCTTATATGTTTAGACTATATCTTTCTAATATCAATTTAGATATTATTATTCCTCACTGTCCTTTATTAAAAGGCACTTAGTCGTTGAAGTTTTTAATTATAATTTGCCAAAAATCAGAAGTAATAAGAAATTTTTCTAAATCATTGAAATATTGGTAAGGGATAACCAAAAAGGGAATGCGGTTTTTTTCACAAAAAAGACGTTTTAAATAATCATGCTTTTGTTGTTTAATTAATCGTTCAGGAGTGTCCCAACCTGTTCCACTTGTTGAATAATGTAGAGATCCATTTAGTTCTATTAAGCCTATTAATTCATCTTCTCGATTAAATAAAGCAAAATCAAAAGGTAAAGGTCTTTTATCACAACAGTTGTCAAATTTATATTCTCTTTTAAATGGGATTCTCTTTGCTGTTAATAATTGATCCATCATCTCATTTGCTTTTGAATTTAAACAGCCACACGAGGAAGTTGTTCCAAAAAACAATCTTTTTCCTAAAACATCTATCTCACTTCCACAATCACAAGTGCATTTATACCAATAATTATTATCTTTTTCATTTAAAAAGTAGTCTGTAATTGTAAGTTTGCCATATTTTTCTCCAATATGTGATTGTGCATTTCGTATATTCTTCTTTTTTGTTTTTTCTACCTTATAACAACCACAGCTTTTTGAAGTTCCATTTTTTAAACTACCTGAAAAAACACTTTTTATTGTTCCACATTCGCATTTGCAAATATAGTTGCGTGGTTGACTTTTATCTATTTTTAAAACAGTCCATCTTCCAAAAGTTTGTCCATTTAAAGTATTTGCACATTGTTGAGAACAAGCTTTAGAAGAGCCACTAATAAGAGAAATCCCTCTTACTGGGCGGTAAGTACCGCAAACATCACATTTACATAAAAAGTATTTAATTCTATGTTCATTTGTATGGTCAAATTTTATTACTTCCCAATGATTAAATTTCATACCTGATTTTATCTCACTTGGAGTCATTGTTAAACCAAGCCTCCTTCTTATAGTGTTTAATAATTAACTTACCTGCGGATTTTCCAATCTTCAAACTTTTTACCATCTCTTAATGATTAGTTAAGCCCCTTTTCATATCACTATAAAAGGTTGGTATTTGAAGCTCTAAGGATGTTCCCGCAATTCAAGGACTTTTTTTTAAAGAAGGGAACAAAACATTACAACGGTTTTTACGCCACTTCTTCCCCTTCCCATGTTACCAGTCTGGCATTACCTCTGCCGCCTTGAGCATACACTGATGTGCCGGCACCCTCAAGAGTAGAAGTCTTAGCAGAGTCAATATATAAAACTGGTTGACCTTGCACAAATCTGCTTGTGCCAATATTTACATTTGTCTTCGCGCGGAAGACAAGGTTCGTACATTCTCTTCATAATAAAAATAATTATGGACTATCTCTTATATAAACTCTGGGTTTATATATGCCTTTTTCAATTTGCATATCAATAGCAAACTTACAAAAACGATTAAGTTTTTTAGTCTCTACATCGCAGCTTTTAGCTATGACACGGGATTCTCCTTTTGGCATTCCCCGTTAGCACAGTCATTCTGTACCCCTATGATAAGTAGGATAAGGCATATCAGTGCAAGATATTCACACCAAACTTCATATTTATTTTACCTCCTTAGTGTAAAACGTCTTTTTCTAAGAAATCCTTAAATTTATCCCTCTTGCGTATTAGAAATAATTCAGGATTATCTTTATACATAAAAGAACCTAATTTAATAGAATCTCTTTTACCAAAAATTAATTCATAACAAGAAGCATTACTTAAATGAAGATTGCCACCTTCAATACCTACTTCTTCTTTTAAGATTTGCCATAAACTAAGCAAAAAATCCTTACTTCCGCTGCAAAACTCAGAGTTAATACGAGGACCACCCTTCACATACCAGACAGATCCATCTCCATCGAAGTACCCCCTAATGAAATCAGGAAGAAACTTTTTAGGGACTTGCGGGAAAGTAGCATCTAAGCTTTTTCTTTCTTTTCCGCCAAGAGCAACAATATCTCGATAAATAGTTACACAACTGAAATTTAATCTATATGCTTGTCTATCTACATAATCTTGTATCGAGCCTTCGTACTGTAGCTCTTTCGCCATCCGTTTTAATATGTATTTATCTTTTGCGTGCGTAGTAATATCAAACATTTTTCCTTTATAAATGCAACCATCTGCCCACCAATATCCTAAAATATATGCCATATTGTGTGTCCATGTTTTAAAATAATTCTCATTAATATGATATTTTCTTGCATTTTGAGATTGAATCTTCGATTTTTCTGCGTCTGAGATCTTCTTAATTGTGTATCCATTATGATAGCACCAACTATAAATTTGATTCTTTGTATACTGATTTTCAAAATATGCAACCCACTCTTTGAGAGTCTTATCAGCACTCTGAGATGCTAAAATGTTTTTATGTGCTTGCATAATCGCCATAAACATTCTCCTTTTTTTTAGACTATGGATGTAAATCTTTCATCCAATGGTCTACTTCTTCTAAATCTTTAGCTCCAGCCATTTTAGCTTGAATATAAATATCATAACTAAGCTTTAATTGATATCTTTCAAACTCTTCAAATAGTTGATATACGGTATATTGAGATAATTCATTTATACTCTTTTGTAACCCTACTGAAAGTATAGAAAGATAACGACTAAAAATAGCGATTTTATGACTTCCTGCTGACTGTTGAGCTAACTTTTGATGTCTTTCTTGCAACTTTTTAGCAATTCTTGCGGAAAGGTCTCCGCTTGGATTATAATCTTCTTTGTTCGACATCTTTAAACAAAAGATAGATTGAATAATCTCTTTAAATTCGCTAAAGTTCTTTTTGTTGATATGATATTCATTTTCTTCTTTTGGATTAGTAAGAACTAAGCTTTGTTTAACAAGAGAAAACTCTATCATATAGTCTGGGAAAAGTAAAGCTAAAATAGAATAGACACTATTTTTTGCTTTTTGCAAAGTTTTTTCGGACTGAACCATTATTTGCATAAATATATCAAAATCACTGATATTTTCTAAATCAACATTGTCCTCGGTGGAAAAAATATCTTTTGATATATTTATTAGTTCGCATCCAGTAAAAAACTGTTCTTCGCCAATATAGCTAATTTCTTTTATAGATGGATTATGTACAGTGACTCCCGCACCATAAAATGGAATATCTACACCAGACAAAAGCATCAGTTCATTTATCATAATATTCCTCTTTACGGGGCGGGCGGTAGCATGTCGTCAGAGCCATGCACAGCTGCATAAGTCAAGCTATAGCCACCGATTTGCGGACTCAGAATAAGTTCATTACAGCTTACGAACTGAAATGTTCCTATACCTGACAATCTGCTATTATTTAATAATCCATCTATATAGCCACAAATCTTGAGCGGACGTATTCTATAATCTCCTATATCCCAACAGTCGAGATGACAAAGAACATCGAAGGTAACAACACAATCCCTAAATTCTGGATTTGTAGCATTGGTTACAAAGTTATCAAAAGTAACAATGATATATGCTTTCATTTCCTCATGCTCTGGCATCCTAATTTTAGGTTCAAACTTTATGTAACCCTTTTCCCGCAGTTGTTTCAAATCCAAACCTTTTATAATATCATTATACTTTTGACTTGTTCTATTATCTAAACAATCCTTATTTGCAATAACAAGCAATCTTTTTAATTCTTCACTGTGGCAGCCGCCCTGAATGAATAACTTTTTTAAAATGGTTTCTAAGTCTTTCTCACAAGAGAAAAAAGAAGAGCGGCAATCGGGTACTAAATTTACCATAATAAAACTCCTTTAAATAGACTCTACAACAATAGGAAAGAATATATCATCATACCCTTCTTTTCTATAAACAATCCTAAAGCGGCAACTTTTCCCGCCAGTAGATATTGTAAACTCTTCTTCATTAGATGAAACGATTTTTACGTGTTCAGTATCCAGTACTCGAGAATCAATTAACCATTTCCCGCCAGAAAGACCTTTTATTTTATAAGTCTTTTCACTATAGGGTGAAATAAAGGTATCTCCCTCAATGTGCGGAACGCTATCATCTTCACCAATTTGCGGAATGACAGGAATTGTATTGTCTTCATCCTCTAAGAAATTATTATAAGTTTCAGTGAGGTTAAGTTCTATAATATCATCTCCGCCCACTGAATTTACAACAACTACCTCCCAAGGCTTCCCATCTATCTTTACTTTTGTGAAACGATGAAAGAAGTCTAAAGTTTCTTCATTTTTTGTAATATATGCCAAAAGGGTGTAGTTCGGAACACTCCAAGTGAGCTTTTTCTTATGCTCCCAAACTACTTTTGTTTCAACCGGACCTCTTACATATATCTTATATTTATGTCCGTTTACATCTACTTCATATTTACATCTACGAATTTCACCTCGGAAATAAGCAACCTCTTCTTGATACTGTAAATAGATAATCCAGTCTGTATTAGTTTCTTTCCAATGAAACACATCTCCAGACTTTATTCCCGTTGCTTCTATTCCTTCTGTCGTAGTTCCTACTTTCTCTTTGTTTAAACATATATCTTCAAAAGGAATAGAAAGTATTTTATTATCATAATCATTTTTTAACTTATCTGGGTTAATTAAACACCGAAACTCTCTTCCATCTTCTGTTATAAGAGTTTCAGATTGATAAGAATAAAGCAAAGCTTTCTTTAGAGAGTCTAATTTAGCTCTATCTATTCTTTGCTTTTGATTTCCGCCCAAATAATTTAAACGCATATTTAAGTTATCTGTTAACATCTTTTGTTACCTCATTGATTATTTCAAGACATTCAAAAATAGTCTTTCTATACAAAAGAAAATTATCTTCCCCTTGTAAATAATATAAACCCTGTAGTTTACACAAAAGCGAAAGCAATCTGTCTTGGTTATTAATAAAAATATCTTTCATTCCTGAGATTTCTTCTATTAAAGTGGATAGCGGTTTCCGCCAATCTATCCCTTCTTCTCTACTTGGTAATAATTTATATATTTGATTGGTCAATCGGATAAAGTATTTTTGAATAGCACTATCTGCTATTTCGAGTCCATTTTGCAAAATCATAAGACTCCATGATCGTGTGCATAGTGGTTTTCATAATTCCATCTCTATCTGCTACACGTCTTTTGTATAATCTTTGTAAGTGAAAACCGTTGTCCCTGTAGTGATTTTTCATTGATTGAAGCTTTTGCATGTGATTCGCCTGGCTTGTGAATTTAAAGTCGGTTCCACTATATTTCATCCTTGTGTTTTCAACACTTGCTAATTGTTGACCAATCCATTCAACTATCATGTAAGTAGCAATTATATTTTTTTCTTCTGTAGTGAGTTCTATATTAAATCTTTCAAAGACTTCACTATAATCATATATATTCTGTCGAGGAAACTCAAACCAATGGAGGGAATTTAATAATAATTCTCTCAATAGCTTTTCAGTATCATTCCTATCAAGCTCTAAATACATATCATCAGTAATCTTTGAAAGAAAAAGTTGGTAAATTTCAGAGAAAGTCGTGACATTATCTGCCATTCCAAAGCCTCCCTCTTAGTTATTTCTTTGTTGTTGAAACAACATTATATTTCGGCGGAGCTGCCTTACGAGTCGGCTCTGTAACCGCAGTAATAGGCTGCGCCTTTCTTTCTACCTTGGGCTTATCTACTGGTTTTTCACTTTCCGCATCCAGAACAGCATTAACATTTAAAGCATTTGTAACATTAAAGCCAGTTTTTTCAAAGATTAATTCTCTCTTTCTTACGTCTGGAAGTTTTAAATCAATAGCCATAGACTTTACCAAATCGATCACTCCTTGCGGAGCAAAATTCAAACAATCTTCAAACTGATCTAATGTTCCATTTAAAAGTAACTCCTTGATTTCTTTCTCTGTATAAAAATATTCTGGCTCTGGAGCGATGTTCAAATAATCTAGTGCTGTCTTATCATTAATAATTAGATAATTTTGCAATATATATTCACCGCCAGGAATTGCCGCCAACTCTCTTAATTCTTCAAGGTCTACTTTTCTTGACTGTCCAATCTGAAACTGTCTGCGGACGCCATTCTGAAGTGTATAACCTGTTGTTCCATTATTTCTATTTGTTACGGTAACATAACTCATTTCTGTTGTTCTTGTTTCCATAATAATTCTCCTTTTATCTCTTTTTGAAAGATAGGGAGATTAAGATTAATCTCCCTTATCTATTAGGCTCTTGTAAGACTTGTGTTCTGATATACACAAATATCATTAGTGAAGATAGCTCTTACGCCAACTTTCTTATAGATCTGAACCTCTCTGGAACGATCGTAATTTGTATATTCGTCAACAATAGTGCCACCCTCAAAAGCAATCTTAACTGGCTTTGCAGCACCTGACGGGATAATCCAAGCATATTGCGGATCAAGTACTTTAACAAGGTTCTGCTCATCTTCATAAGACTGCTTAAGAACAATTACTCTATGGTTTTTATAATTACCGAGATAACCATTGTTCCACTTAGCATCCATCATTGCGTCAGAAACCCAACCAGACTGCGGAACCATTGTTGCTGCAAACTCAAATGTGCAATAGATATCTGACTTTGCACCATAAGAATCAGCAATAGAAAGCAATCTATCCATTTCAACTTCATCGAAGCCAGTCTGACTTGTTTTATTTGCGGTCTGCACATTGGCAACTGCACCAATAAGCTGTTTCTCAATCTCTACATAAATGCACTCGTCAAGACCCTCAAGAACAATATCAAGTACATCTGCGAAGTTTACTCTACCATCAAGGAACTCCTCGAAGCCGATAGCTGCCGCACCGCCAATAGCGTTAGTTGTAACTTCATAGCTCTTGCCATCAAGCTTAAATACTTCATACAAACCTGCAAGCCCAACCTTACCGATAAACTGCTTTGCACGTCTTTTAGAAGCCTGAGTAATCTTCTGAATAAAGATAGGCTTATCACCCTGAGCAAAAGTCTTAACTTCTGCAAACTGAGCATACTGCTCTAAAACCCTCTGCGGAAGCACGTCATCAATGGTTTCCTCTAACACTCTGAAAATAGTGTTCTTGTTTTCTCTATAGAGAGAATATGTGCCAGCCAGCTCATTGAGTTCTGTTCTAAGTGCTGTATTTAAATCTGTATAAGAATAATTGTCGCCATTCCAGCTGAATGCTGTAGAAACCTTCGGATTAGCATTGGCAGCAGTCTTAGCTAATTTTACTAATTGATCAAATTCTAATGCCATATTGTTTCATCCTCCTTCTTATGCAATTCTCTGGAGTTTCAAGCCAGGCTGACCATCAGGCATTGTGTATACTTTAACTACAATAAACTGAATGCTGCCATTGCCGTTCTTAGAAAGCTCCAATGTATTTCTTGAAGTTGCCTTCGGTGAAAGAATATTCCCAACAGCATATTCAATACCTGTGCCTACTTCAACCATATTAGTTGTAAAAATATCCCCTACATTAGTCTTAACAAGTCTCGGAGCAATGCCGTCCATTCTATAACCATACTCTGTATGACCTGTCTGTGTAATAGTTGCTGGCGGAGTTGTCGTGCTATTCGGATCATTATATGTTGCAGAGGGAACTGCACCTGTTGTCAAAGATCCACCACCGTAAGTTGTACCATCCGCATTAGCAGAGGTTAATCTACCTACCATTGCAGGATTTGTTACATAGTTATCACCAACACGAATCATTGCGAAATCCTTGTAAGATAACCAATCCTCATAAATTTTAATTTCATTAAAAACAAGATACGGCTCTGGTGCATTTGCTGTTGCGGAACTGCCCGTGCCAGCAGTACCTGTAGCGGTTACTTTACCAAGAGCATAGTTGTAATACATAAACTCACCATTCTGGAGAGTTGTAACATTTGTATCTAAGGGAAGGCTTGCAAAAATCTGACCAGTTTTAATTCCTGACAACTGGTTCGGCTCTACCTGCCCAAATCCAATTCTTGTAAAATCTGCCATTGTATTTCATCCTCCTTATTTTACTGTAACTTATCTTTGTCTCGAGCATTTTGTACTGCTTTAATCCAAGCTGGAACTACTGCTTGAGTACCCTGAAGAGAATATGTAGTAACATCTTCTGTACTATCTTCATTTTTATCGGTTTCGCCTAAATCAAAGTTGACCTTTTTTCTAAAACAAATTACAGAAAGTTTTGCTTCAATCTCTTCCAAAGAGTATTTGTCTTTATTATCAATCACATCTTTCTTATCTTCATCAGAAAGCATATAGAAAGTTTCAATCAAAGCGTCTTTCTTTTCTCTTTCAACAGAACACTTAAACTCTGTTAATTCAGTCAGTTCCTTCTGAGCCTCTTCATAGTCTTTTGTCAACTCAGAGTATTTTGCGGACAAAGCTTCATATGACTTCTGCAACTCAGCATATTGCAGTTCATACTTCTTTTTTTCTTCTTCTTTGTCTTTATCATCTTTATTTTTCTGCGGAGAATCCTTAGATTCAGTATCAGACTCCTTAGATTCAGTATCAGACTCCTTTTCAGTGTCATTCTCTGTCTCTTTTACTTCATCCTCTTGTTTTTTGAATTCTGTATCAGTAATAACCGCAGTTACTTGTTCAAGATTATTTTCTACATTTTCCATTGTATTTCTCCTTTCTAAAGCAAATTTTAGTTCTTTCATCATACTAAACAATGTTGTTTTAAAATCACTTTCTTGTTTTGAAAATGTATTACTCACTTGCGGAGTGGTTACCCTTGCCCCCTCAAAACAAGGTTCAACATCTTCGCCTAAAAGGCAAAGCTTTGAAAAAGTTGCATCATTTATAATAAAAAAATCAAAACCAGACTTAACGTCTGTTGACCAATAGCCATCTAAAGATTGTTCTTCTAATTCCATAGATTGGTTATTTCCTTTTGTCAGAACTCTTTTTGCTTCTTCAAATTGACCAGTCCATAAATAACCAGTAGTCATTAGATACTCTCTGGTAACTACATTACCAAAGTCATCTGTATCTTCAAATTCCTGAAACCAAACTTTTGCGTCAGGAGCTACAAATCCATAAGGCTTAGTAAGACAATTAAAATGGAATCCGTCTCCATCTATCACTACTTGATCCCCATGGTCACCAAAATCCTCAGCTTGTTCTCTATAATAACCAACGATAGGTGCTCCACGCAAAGTCTTTGACATTTCATTAGCTACTTCTTTACTAATAAAACTATGGTTTCTATTTTGCCCTATATATAAAACCTTGATTTCACAAGATTCCATAAGAGGATTAATGTCTAACGGTTGTAGATTTATGAACTCTGGAGATTTAATTGTTGCAACTGATTGGTGCATACAAACCCTCCTTAAAAAGATTTCATTAATCTATAATATTTCATTTTTCTCACAATAGTCTAAAAAGAACTCGTCCAAAAAATTAAGTTTGACTCTCCTTATTCATAAGGGTTTTTTCTGACTTCTCATCATCTGCTTTTTCAGGGCGACCAGCACCCTCTTTTTTCTGTTCAGACCCATTGTTAGCCGCGGAAGTTTTATTATTTGTTTGAGTTTTATCCCCTAACAACAGCTCAGCACTCATAGTATTAGTGCTTACAGGCGGAATAAATACTTTATACAATTCAAGTATTTCATTCTCAAAATGAGCATTTGCTAATATAGAGCTTTGCGTTTGCCCTAAAGCGATTTGCGGCAGCATTTTAGAATACCCCATAGCCGTATGATCTTTAAACAATTTAGACATCTCTTTATAATTATAAATAGTGGTCTGAAGGAGTTGTACTCTATATACAATTTTCTTAGGGGATTTGTTGAAAGGCTCTAACAGAGAATTTAAAAAAGTCTCAAACTGAACTAATAAATTGTACATAGCGGCTTCATCATTAAGTATAGATTTTTCAAGAGCAATATTACCATCAGTATTAAATTGCATTTGAGATACACCAGCTTCATTGTACACTGCACGCTCAACCTTCTCTAATTCATCAGTTGCGGCAGTGTTAGTTGTAGTATTTGTATCTGCTACATCAACTTCCGCAAAAGTAGTCAATACATCAATGCCTATTGCTTTGCCTAACATTCTTACCGCATTGTTATGAAGGTCTCTTGCTTCATCTATATCGAATACTAAATCGCCATTCTTGTCCAACGGCATCTTTTGAATGATGATCTTTAAAAGTTGCTGTTGCATTTTTTTTCTATCAAGGTCTTGAGCTTCATCTAAGTCAATAATTGCGGGAATTACAGAAATAAATGGTGGGTAATCTTCATCATTTAAATTAAATTTAAATGCATTGTCTACATCTAATACATACCAACCAGAAGTATCCCCCAAAAAATCAGGCGGAAGCTTGCCTTCCTTATATAAAACATAACCCTTTTTAAATTCCTTAGGAAAAAGATTTAAAATTTTGATACGGTTTGCCGCATCTCTAAACTGCTCGTCAAAATACTTCATATTAAATTCCACAACGTGTTTATCATTTATTGTAAACCTTGAGCGGCAGTAATTAGGCGGTAATTCTTGGATATAAACCTTATTATTGGATTCTATCTTATATCCATAATAGCATCCAAACCTAACAACTTTTAGGGCAACATCTCCAAGAAACTTTTTTACTCCAAAGTCGTCTAAACGATTTAGGCATTTAGTAAAGCCATCTAAAACTTTTTCTGTCTTTATTTTGTCGTCATTAATATAAGGTGTAACTAGCCAGTCATATCTATAAAGATAAGCCATATACCTACATAAACGTGAGTAAATACCACTTGTTTTAAAAAAGAAATTAGAAATTTCTCTCATCATTTCATAGTCTCCGCTATGGATAGCTTGTAAAACTGTTCCTTTATCCCCCAAACGAGGGTTTATTCTCTTATATGTTCCTAACTTTAGGACAGCATCATCTAATGATTTTGCACCAGTTTTTATCTTACCGAACTGATAAGCGGCAGGATCTACATCTTCCGCACCTCTAAACATAGCAAAGCCTTTTTGTTTCATCTCTTCGGTCACTTTCTCACCTCCTAATACCCAGCTGCTTTCATAATATAGTCATAATTAATTCTAGCTTCATCCCAATAGGGGATAATAATTAATTTTATGTTATTCTTTTCACAATACTTGATTTTTTGCATATCATTGTACTGTTGCCTGCGGAGACCAGAAATTCCGCCAAATTTGGTCTTAGGCTCATAATGTTGAATACCATTATATTCAATTAGAAAATCTATATCTCCTACGTCATCAAAGACGCAAAAGTCAAAACGCAACGGGCGACCATTGTTACTTAATAAATCTGGGAAACTATATTCCTCTTGAAAATCAAATCCCGCCACGTTTAAAATATCTTCGATTTTAATTTCTCCACGAGAAGCTCTCATGCTTTCGCCTCCTTGAAAAAATTCTTCTTTCTTTTATTCCTAAAAACAAAAGAAAGAAGAATAATTAATTCTGTCCAATTAAGAATAGAACATAAAGTCACTCATTCGTCTTGACCTTTTCTTATTCTTAGAGTTTTCATATTGTTTAATATAATACAGTCCATAACAAAAAGCAGAGAATTTATCTTTCTTAATGCTCTTAGAAGCTTGTTTAAGAATAATATTTATTCCTTCATTTTCTTGAACAAGATTAAGTAATTGGTTTTTAAACACTGAGGTTAGCACATAAGGTTTTAAATATGTGTTTCTTTGGTCAACAGACATATTCTGTCCTACTTTAGTGCTCATTAATTTTGCTTTTGCTTGAACTTCGTCTATTAAAAATTTAATCTTTCCATTAATCATCTGCATTTGTGCATAGGCATACATTTCTGTATTGATTGGAGCATTTGCTTTTATTAGATACATTGCATCTATTTCCATATCTGGCGTACGCATTTTTTTATATTTTCCATCTTCATCATTCTCTACGCCGAAAGGCGGCAATACCTCATTTGTTTCAGGATCAACCTGTGATTTGACCATGAAATCAACGAAACCCGCGCCGACACCATTCGCATCAATTGCGAGTTTCTGTGCTTGATACTTATAATATAGCTTCTTAATATGTATTGCCTGATCCTCAAAGTGTTCTGCTTCAAAAGTATAGATATTAACCAGAGATTTAATGGCTGAGCCTTGCACTTGAGGCGTTACCTTAAAGACTGCCGCCTCGGTAGTACAGTCAAACCTGCCAATGTCAACTCCTATCACGTAGTATGCAGACTTTGACGATCTGCCGCTATATTCATACTCTGGCTGTAACAATACTCTATATTTATCAAATTTTTCAGCAGAAAAGAATGCATTGTCTACATCGCCGCTCCAAATAGATCCCTTTTTCTTACTGATGTTTGCGACATCATCTCTAGCTTTCACCAGAAGGTGAGATTATATCTTCAGCATATCTCCATACAAAACCCTTGTATGATTTTATTTTACCACGACAACATTCTCCTATATGAGAATTACTTGAAACGCCTAAACTTCGAGCAGCTTCTCCCGTAGAAGAATACTTATTAACAAATTTACCATTTAAATCATACTGATAAACTTTTTTTGCTTTACCCAAATTCTTGTATTCTCTTGTTTCACCCAGAATTGGCTTTCTTGACCAATAGAAATTTGCACTCAAAACTTTTGGCTCCTGATTAAGAGCATTAATTATTATTGAGCTGGATGTTTGAACTGCCTCCGCGGCTTCTCTTATGGTCTTGTATTCCGCTACCAACTCTTTATTTTTATTAAAACAAAAGACATGATCAAATTTTCTTAATTCAATAGCTAAAGCGTGCTGGGCATTTTCTCTTGCGGAAACCCACTCTAAGTTATCAACGCAATTATTCAGTTTGTTTCCATCCTTATGATTAACTTCTGTTTTATTTGGGTCATCGTTTGGAATATAAGCTATTGCAACAAGTCTGTGGGCATAACATCTTTTCTTTTTTCCATCAGGGAGAGTTAAATTAAAAGAAACATATTTATTCTTTATATTTGACTGTCCTTTTAAAAACTTTCCAGTATTGCCATTAAAGCATCTTCCGTTTTCTGTGATAAAATAAGAGGTACTAATATTATCTATAACTATGTTTTTCATAATAACAACCTTTCTTTTGTATACTGTATCATGCTGTCTCACGCACTGTGAGAAACTTAATCGTTGAACCTTCCTCTATTCGAGGCTCGGCTGCGGATAATCCAATCTGCTTAATTTTAAAACTATCGCACTTAGTTCTATTTCATACTTATGCTGTAGCTTAAGCAGCTCTCAGGACTTCCCCGCAATTCTTGATATTTAAAGAGTACAGATCAATTTTATACTCTCTTTCAAAGGCGTCTTCATTGTAAGTATCTTGTAGCTTCAGTTGAGCAACAAAATCTTCGTCTAATAAACCTTCTGCGATAGGCGTCTTGTAGGTTCCGCCCAATATCATTACTTCATCTGGTTCAATAAGAGATTGTCCATCCTGCAGTTGTTCCTTTTCTTCCACATAGGTCGTTAAGCTATGTGCGTTCTCTAATGAACTGCTATATGTTTCCATATAGAGGAGACTATATCTTCATCCTGCTTAAGCAGGAGACCACCACTTCGACTCACTTGAGCCTACTCCATTTCTGGATAGTCGTTGAACCTTCCTTTCTTTCTTTGAAAGGCTTGGCTGCTGATTGCCCTCAGCTACCCTGTTAGGGGTTCCCAGCAATTCAATGGTTTTGCTATTATTTATTACTAAATAATGATGCTATTTTTTTGTTTGTCTGCTTCTCTTTATAGCAGATTGTCCAAAAAACTTAACATATATTTGCGACTTATTAACGATTTCTTTTCTATCTCTTGTGCCGTCTGGCAGAAGCCTGTCAACATTTGTTGTCAATCTTTTTTGATTGGACTATATCATCAACTTTTTTTAAATAAGTTGCGGTGCGCTTCAGACTGCGGTCATCTCAGCCTTAGCCGGGCGTCTTTCTCCTCCGGATAGTCTCTACACTTTCCTTTTAATAAAAGGCTTAGCACGGTCTCACTTTCGCCTAACCGTTAGCAATTTTTTAATCACACCTCTTGACCAAAGAGTTCACACCGTTCATGCATTAGTTCGTCACCGAACCAAGTCCCACAACTCTTGAAGTTTAGGAATTACAATTTCATTCAAAGCTGTCTTATCAATCAATACGCACTCTTCCATTAGCCCTGCTGTTCTACGTTGTCCTCTTGATGACTCTTTTGCGGCAAGTATATCTATTTTAGAGCCATTTTTAAATACATAAACTACATCATCTTTTGATTTTTTAGATACACCACGTTCCCATCTAATTTCATTGTTAAGTGCGGGAATGAGACGACAAAGCTCATCAACTTTTGAGAGCGTGATAGATGCTGCTTGTTCCTTCAGTTTGTTATCGTATGGCTTTTTATCCATACTTCTGGAGACTCATTCTCTCCAGCTCAGCGTACCTTTTTACCCTCGTTTAACGTTAGGTTTGCAGAGTGGCATCTCTGCTCATATTGACCTATAGTCAATAGTAGTGCGGACTCTTGGGAGGATTATATCTTTTCACCTCCTACGCGTTGCCCCTGACTATACTTTGTATAGCCTTCGGTTCGGGTAGCATCTCAGCATTCCCGCTTAATTCCGCACTTATAATCTTTAAGTTTCCTTAAAGAACGGCATTTATTTTGTTTTATGATATTTGCTGCCATTAAGAATAAAATCTTGGTATGCTTCATATTTTCTATCAAGATAAACAGCAGCGTCTTTATAAATCCAGTTCAAAAAATTAGTTACATCCTGTCGAGCCCCAAAGATGTATCTTTTTGCTCCATTTTCTCTATGAACATTAAATATTTTATTTTGGATATTTATATTATTAACAATATCTAAGAATCCTTGTAAGAAATTCTGAGTTCCAATAATTCCTACTTGAAAACAGGAATCTGTATTGGTAAACCAACCATCTCCATCAAAATAACCTCTAATGAAATGTTTAATTAAATAGGTTGGAACTTGCTGTTCTGTGGGAAAATTTAAAGTTAAAGATTTTCGAGGGGTACAACCTTTATCTATCAAATCATTCTTACATTTCTCGCTTCTAAAACTAATTCTATAAGCTTTACTTTTTTCTCGATAGCATATTTTATTATTAATCCCCATAAAAGCTTTGAATTTTTCAATGTGATGGAGATCCTTTTCTGCTAGGCTCAATTCAACTTTAGACTCAGAAAAGGATACACATCCATCGGCATATAAGAAACCTAGCCAATATGCTTTCTCTTCTGTATCAATTTTTTCAAACTGTGTCAGGATGTTTTTTGCACTCATAATGCTCCTCCTTAATAAATTTTTAAATTTTTTTAAAACAAAATATTTTGTCTACCTCCAGTTGTCACAAACAAATGGCTGCCAGGATACAATATTGCTCTTAACATCAGCACCATTACTGACAAAAAGCTCTTGCTATACGCACGGGGAAATGTCGCATAGGTGTAGCGATGACGCATTACAATTCTTAAAAATCCTTAATATTTGATTAAATTCGTTACATTTAATCCACTTAATGTGCTTTTGCTTTCACAAAAGAGTAGACTATATCATCTTCCTATTGATAGGAAGTGTGGCGTTTTCAGACACTTGTCCTACTTTAGTCGTTGAACTTAAATTTTATTCTACTCCTATTTAAGTGCTGATCACCTATTGTTGAAAACTTAGGTTTGCACCATATTTCATCTATAGACTTTTTTCTACTTTCGTTCTATTCTGCAAAGGCGGAGTTCCTCTGTAGTGTAGCACTATAGCTTTAAGGTTTTCCAGCTTTTAACCACATTTGCTAATACTTATTACTAAGTATAGGGGCTATTCATTAACCCTCTGATAAAAAAAGAATTGAAATGTGCTATTTTCGCCTTTCATAAAATCAAT